CGCGCGCGAACGCACTGGACGGCGTACTCCGGCGCGTCCGCACGGACGCAGGCCCCTGCCTCGCCGCGAAGTCCGTATCGGCACGATCATCCCGAGCTACCGCCCGCCGCCGACACCTCCGCCGCCCGACCCGCCCCCGCCGCCTCCTGATCCTTCTTCGTATGTCGAGTCGGCACGCATGCGGACACAATCGCTGCTCTTCGACAGAGCTGCCGGGTGGACGCCTGAGAAGGCGAAAGCGTGGGCCAGAAGCCACGGCTACAAGTCCGGCAAAGTGGACGTCACCGACCAGTACGTCCGCCTTCGGCAACTCGACCCGAAAGGGTTCACGGTCAAACGAACGGTTCCATTCGGCAAAGGTATTCGCGCAGTCGTAGCTCGCGAGGAAAAGACAATGCCCAAGAAGAAGAAGTCGACCCGTCGCCCCGCCCGCAAGTCCTCGGCCAAGAAGCCCAAGACGGCCCATCGCGCCGCACCGAAGCGCCGAGCCGCCAAGCGTCGATCTGCGCCGAAGTCCAAGACGACCGTCGTCTCTGCGCGTCGCCGGCGTCCGCGTCGGGTGCGAGAGGCTGGAACCGGTCGCTTCGCCGTCAAGGCCAAGCGCCGCCGTCCGCGCCGCGTGCGCGAGGCGACTCCGATGGTCGTTGCGGCGAAACGTCGCAAGCCGCGCCGCAGGAAGTCGGCAGCTCGCAGGAAGGGGCATGCGAGCTACGTGATGGCGAAGCGTCGTCCGCGCCGCACCGCCCACAAGAAGCACAAGAAGCACAAGAAGGTGCGCGCATGGCACGGCGACAGCGCCGGCCATAGCAAGGCCGCGAAGAAGGGCTGGAAGGGCCGCAAGGGCGGGAAGTCCAAGACCAAGAAGGCCGCCGAATCGCGTCGGCGCCGCCCGCGTCACGTCCGCGAAACAACGATGGTCGTCAAGGCCCGTCGTCGCCCGAAGCGTCGTCACCACGCCCGCGAGGCAATGGTCGTCAAGGCCCGTCGGCGTCCGAAGCACAGGCGCGCCCGCGAGACGAAGGTCGTCCGGTCGTACCGTTCGCACAAGGTCCGCGCGCCCAACCTCAAGAGCATGGCGCGTACAGCGGGCACGATGGCCCTCGAAGTGGGGGCCGGTGTCGCCGGCTTCCTCGTCGCGGACGCCGTCGACCGATTCCTCGCGACCTACAACCCCTCAGCCGCGAGCAAGCCGTCGGACAAGTTCACGAGCGACGGCGCCGGTACACTCGCCAACGCGCTCAACGTCGCCTCGGCGCCCGACCTGTGGCGCTACGGCAGCCTCGCCGCATTGACCGTGCTGCCGCTCGGAGGGTCGCTCTTCATCAAGCACGCGGCCCTGCGTTCCCCCGCCAGGGGAATCGGAATCGGCGCCGGAATCAAGCTCGCTGCAACGTTCTGGACGAACGTGCTGATGCCGATGCTCATCGGCAAAGACACGAGCGTTCCCGCGCTGCAGAAGAGCTGGGTCGCGCGTCTGTACCCCGCGGAGGTCTCGGCGACGCTCAACATGAAGAGCGGGACCGCGGCCGTCAGCGGCAGCGCCGCCGGCAAAGCCGGTGTGCTCTCGGGCGCCGGCGATGCCGGCCCGTTCGCTCTCGCCGATCGTTTCCGGCGCGAGGAGCGGCACGACCCCTGGGTCACGCCTCGCGCGTGGCCGCAGACGGTCGCCCCGGCCGCTCCGGCATTCGCAGATCCAGGGTACGTCGCGCCTCCGGCCGTCGCAGCACCCGTCCAGCCCGCGTGGCCGGCCCACTTCGGTGAGCGGCATCGCTGGGGCCTGCGCGGTGTCGGCGCTGCCATCGAGGACATGCACCACACCATCATGCACAGGACCGGCGTGCATCCCGCGCACGCATTCAACGCGGCAATGCACGCGGCGGCCGAACCGGTCGACCTCACGCTGGCGCTTCAGCGCGCGCTGCCGCACCTTCGCCACGAGCTCCTGCAGGAGTGCGCCCGGCACCTTCACCCGCACGTGGCTCGGATGCACGAGCACGCGCGGCACCCGCACGAGCACGCGCAGTGGACTCACGCCCGGGCGGCCGAAGGCTTCCCCGCGCCCGAGCACGACGCGCCCGAGCACGAGTGGCGCGAGTGGCATCACAAGCGCGCGTCCGCCGGCTTGCCCGGAGCTCCTCCTCCGCCCGAGGCGCCGTCCATCGCCCCCGCCACACCCGAGCACTTGCGCTCGCACCACGAGTGGCACCCGAAGTACGATCGAAAGATCAACAACGACCGGTTCCCGACCGTACCGCAGGTCCTGGGAATCGGAGCCGGAGGCCCCGCATCGAGCGGATACCCCGGTCAGCCTGGCCTCGGCGAAGTGTTCTCCGACGCCGTGCAGACCGTGGCGGCCTCTGTCCCGGGCGTGCCGCTCGAGAACGCCGTCAACACGACCGCGTACGCTGCTGCCGAACCGTTCAACTGCACGCGGGCCATCGAACGTGCGATGCCGCTCATCCGGCGCGAGCTCGCGAGCTACTGCGCGAGCAACGTGAGCCCGTACATTCATCAGCTGCACGAACAGACCGGCGTCCCCATGCCTTCACCTGAAGGAGCTCCGGCGCCGGCCACGGAAGCCGCGCTCGCCCCGGCCCCCGCCGTCGATACAGTCGTCGCGTTCGTGCCGTCCTCTCCTCCCCCCGGCTGGACCCGCACCGAAGCGGAATGGCACGAGGAGGAGAAAAAGAACTGGGAGCAATCCCACGGCAACGCGCACCCCGCCGTGGTCGCCGCCACCAAGCAGGCAGCTGAAACGGCCGCCGCTCCGCACCCCGACGCGGACAAGCCCGCCGTGCAGGCTGCGGTGAAGGCAGTCGCAGAACACGCCGCGCAGGCGGCCTCTGCCACGGCCCCCGGCACACCGGCGCCGGAAGTCCACGCCGCCGCCACACAAGCCGCGAAAGCGGTTGCCGCCGACAGCCACCCGGATGTCGCCGATCACCCCGCGGTGAAGGCTGCCGTGAAGGCCGCTGCCACCACCGCGACTGCCGCGACAGCTACCCCCGCGGCGCCGCCGGCTGCCGGTGTGTCGTCTCCGCCCCGGCACTTGCAAGTCGGCCCGACCAGGCTGCCGCATCCCCAGGGACCGCAACCGATTTCGTCGGAATGCGGCTGCCTGGACGACAGTCCGTACCTCGGCTTCGTCGGTGACGAAGTGGAGGAAGACCTGATGCACAACATGAACTGACACGCGAAAACTCCACCGAAACGATTGCAAATTCCCGCAGCGGACCAAGAACCGGCGGGCTCGAAAGGGAAACGAAAATGGCCAAGAATCTCCTGAACAAGAAGTCCATCCGGTACGGCGGCGAGTCGCGCGAGAAGGTGATGCGCGTACCCTTCGGCCTGGGCGCTCCGCCCGGCGACGAGAAGGCCGCGGAGAAGTGCCTGCGCTGCGGGTTCGGAAACGTCCCCGTGGTCGAGGAAGTGGTCTGGACGGTTCCGCTCCCCCTGTCGGCGGAGGAAGCGCAGACAACGTTCGGCGACACGGTCAACCCGCTCTCGGGTTCGTCCGCGGTCCCCGGCGTCGCGAGCATCGACAGCACGTTCCTCATCAACGGCATCCTGCAGACGGACATCCTCGCGCAGGGCATCGGCGTGCACGTCTTCTGCGAGCCGTCGTCGTTCTCCACGATCGGCAACGCCTGGACGGCGCCGGCGAACACCGTTGCGCCCCCGCCGTCGCCCGACGTGTACACGACCAATGACCTCAACAACGGCGCGATGGGTACCGATGTCGTGCCCGCAGCGGCCGATCAGGTCATCACTCCCGCCGTCTTCGAATGGGGTGCGGCGACCTGGCGCGCAGGCTGGAACTTCATCAACGCGTACCAGTTCCAGTGGAAGACGAGCCAGCGCGAACTCGTGCTCAACGAGCTCGCGGCCGACATCTCGTACTTCGGTTCCTTCGCGGACGCCGAAGCGAGCGGCACGTCCGAGCTGCCCATCGTCGAGTTCGTCGCCCTGGTCAACGCGCAGTACCGCGCGAAGGACTCCGCGACGATCTTCCTGCCCGTCAACTTCCGGCGGGTCGGCAGCGTGACGGGAGCGTTCCCGCTCGTCACCGGTGACAACTACGGCGTCTTCCACGCGACGCGCGACTTCGACCTCGCGCCGGTCACCTGGGGCGGTCTCCGGTGGCAGGGGTACGGTTGCCGGGGCCAGATGTACCGCCCCGTCGAGTCGCCCTGCTTCCTCGAGCGCGGCATCCCCATCGGGATGATCTTCATCGCGCAGGACGCCGTGCACCAGGCGCAGATGATCGAGGCGATGACGATCGACAACGAGCCGTTCGGAACGAACGTCGTGCCGGACGTCAACGTCAGCGACGTCACCACCACGGTCGCCCTCGCACCGTCGGTCATGCTGGAGCAGACGCTCGATTCGGCTCCGGCGCTCGTCTCGCAGTCGGTCAACGTCAACCGCCAGATCTTCAAGGGCGGCATCTTCAAGCTCGGCATCAAGATCAAGGGCTGGGAGATGCCCGGCGGCTGGAAGGCGTACTGCTCGGAAAGGTACCCGAGCATGATGAAGAGCCACGCGGCCTAAGTCGCAAGGGCGCGTGAAGTAGACCGGGCGGCGTGACGAGATGTCGCGTCGCCCGTTTTCTTTTTGAGGTACGCTGATCCCCGGAGAAAGCTCATGCAACCGCGAGACCACGACATCCGCAACTTGGCTTTGTACGCTCCACGGATCGCGTATGGGATGGTTGCAGGCGTCCCCCGGGTTCCGTTCGTCGCGGACATCCCGATCCAGTTCACGTCGAGTGCGGTTGATGCTCCCGCCATCGTCGCGAGCTTCGACAACAACCTCGTCTCGGACACCATCATCGAGAAGGTGTCGTTCACGCTGTTCCAGCAGAACTCGTTCCCTGGGTCGCCGTTCCAGAGTCTGTACTTCTCGCAGCTCAAGAGCCAGACCGGCGTCGGTGTGAAGGTGGATGTCTACGGCGGACCAAAGTACGCCATCAGCGATCCTCCGATCGACCTCGCGAACCTGTTCGACGTGATGTCGATGATGTGGCCGAACGGGTGGCCGCTCTACAAGCAGAGCAACGTCAAGGTCGCCGCAATCCTTTTCCAAACGCCGGTGAGCGTGCCGTTCGACGTGCACATCCTTTTCCAGGGGTGGCAATTTTTGGACAAAGTCATGGACGACATGAGCGATAGCGATGCGCGCTGCCGTCTGCGCAAGCTCGGAATCGAGAGTCCGGATCTCGCTGTCCTGCTCCAGCCATAAAGGAACCACGTGCCCGGCGACCAGACAGCGAAGCTGATCGAGCTGCCGACCGCCGGCGTCGGAACGCCCGGGGGAACGGATTCCTTTGCCGCGACGCCGCCGACGAGGGGACGACGCGGTGACCTCGAGCGAAGGCTGATCGATCTGCAACGCGACCCCAACGGAGTCGGCTACGGAATCCGCACGCGCCTCTTGTCCGGTCGCCACGAGATCGTCCCCGCCACGCTCGACCCGTCCGTCTCGCTCATCGGGAGCGACCCGTACGGTCAACCGGTAGGCACCGGCGTTCTCGTTCCCGCGACACCGACTGGATCACTCGTCACGGCCGGGCAATCGCCGTCGCAGTTTCGCTACCTTTTCCTGCTCGCCCGCGAGCAATTCAACTCCGGCGAACAAGGGGTGCGGCTCACGGGCATCCGGCAATACGCGGAGCTCATCGCGACAGTCGCCGGTGTGGATGGCGCTCCGAACACCATCTTCCGCAAAGAGATCACGAGCCCTCTCTGGCATCCGCCCGACGGCAGCATCAGTTGGCATGTCATGCTGATTCCGAAGACGTTCATGGTGACGCGCAACGTCCAGAACGCGGACAGCCTCGTGTTCCGCGACAGCTACGGGCCGTGCATGCTCTACGAGACCATCGCGGGCCCGCAGTTCGCGCCGACCGCGTACAAGCCGCCCAACGGCGGCCGCCCCTGGGGCAAACCCGTCGGTGGCGTCAGCCTCGGCAACATGCACGACCTCCGATACCGCTGGCGGCAATCCCAACTCGAGCAAACGCTCGACATCCCCATCCCACTGCCGTGCGATGTCGCCCTCTTCGCCAGCGTTCGGCAAAACGACCCGCTGACCAACCCGTGCGCTTCGATAGGCTTGACCGCCTGCCAGCTCGCGGCGCTCAGCCCGGAGGATCAGTTCCTGGTCTCGTTTTGCGGGTCCGCGCAGTACGGCCGCATTGCGGGGTCGCTCGTGTTCGACGAGAACCTCGGAGAGGATGTGCCATGACCAAGCAAGCTGGAGTCGGCGGGTGCGGAGGCGGATGCAGCAGCTTCCCGCGTATCCTGGTCCCCAAACCATGCGTGATCGAACCGGGATCGCTGACTCCCCGGCAGGCCGCTCAGGTCATGCACGACGAAGGCACCTACGGTGACTGGGTCGAGGACGTGCCGATCCAGGGACCGACCGACCGCGACATCCGTACGGCCGGTTGCTGGTGGAAGGACAACGTTCTCGACAAAGCCACCGACAGCGCCGGACGCATCGTGCCGCAGTGGACGCAGAACTCGCTCTGCATCGGCAACCGGATGATGAGCTCGGGCATCGGGGGCGTCGGTCGGGGCGGCACAATCGGAGCGGACGAAGAAGACCCGAACCATCCAGGCATCTCCAAAGCGGGATACGCCGCGCTGGCGGCCAAGAACGCACCCGGGATCTGGTCCAAGCTCGCTGACGTCGAGTTGCAGTGGATCCTGGCCACCCTGACGCAGCTCAACGCGCTCATCCTCAAGAGCGGCAACAAGCCCTGCGCGAGCTGGCCCGCGGATCCGACCAAGGCGCCGCCCGCAGCGGTCGCGTGCTTCCAGGGCTGGTACAACGCGAATGCGGGCGGATCACTTCCAACCGACGGCACACTCGACCGCGCAACCCTGTGTGCGCTCATCGCGGTCACCAAGCAGCATGCGGCCGACTTCCCGACGCCGTACCCCGGCACCGCCCTTTGCCTGTCGACGTTGTCTTTGCCCATGAAGATCGGCATCGGTGCTGCGGCGGCGCTGGTGGTCGGCGGAACGGTTGCGGCCCTCACGCACAAGAAGAAGCCTTCGAGCCCGGGCTAAGGGGGTCGTCCGGTGCACATCAGCTCGTGGCAGGACGTGTCGCCGCCGAGGAGGCGTGTTGCGTCGCACGGTCTCGGAGCTTCGAGCGGCGGCCGCGCGACACGCAACAGCGTCATGGACGCCTTCGTCAAAACGCAGTCGCAGTGGGAGGGCGTCGAGCCCGAGATGTACACAGACAGCCTCGGTCTCGTGACCACAGCGATCGGCTATCTGATCGACGACAAGAGCGGAATCAACGGCTACGGCCCCGCGCTCGTCATCCCCTGGGTGCACAAGTCCGACGGGCAACCGGCGACGCAGGCCGAGATCATCCAGGACTGGCAGACGGTCAAGAACGCGCACAAGGCAAGCGGCTCCTACGACGCGCCGACCGACCGGAAGATCACGCAGCTCAAGATTTCGCCCACGGTCATCCAAGACCTTACGGCGTCGCGGATGGCCGACAACGAGAAAGAACTCGTCAAATCACTCCCTCACTTCGCCGACGCCCCCGCCGACGCTCAGATGGCCGTGCACGGCATGGCCTGGGCGATGGGTGGTGCTTTCATCCCCAAGGACGGCTTCCATGTGTTTGCCGACGCCTTCAACCGCGGCGACTGGGCAGCGGCCAAGGCGAACAGCAACTTTCGTGGCGCGGCGCCGCAACGCAAGGCCGGACAAGACCTGATGTTCGACAACGCGGCAACGGTCGCCGCGAACAAGCTCGATCCCGACACGCTCTGGTACCCGGGGACCGCGCCGACGACCGTGGCCGGGCACGTTGTCGCCAAACTCAAGAGCCCGGCCGTTGCCGTAGCGATTGTCGCTGGGGTTGCCGCGATCGGAGTTGGAATCTACTTGGGCGCCTCGAGACCCGCACCACGGCGACTGCCGGCGAGGGCAGCATGAAACGATCTGGCTTCAAATGCCCGGCGTGCGGCTGCACGGAGTGGGGATCCTCCTACAACTTCGACGGACCGGGTGACACGCCGATCAATCCGAACGCCATAGGACTCGACTCGGGTGGCCGATCCACCAAGTTTGAAGGGACCTTGACGCGCATGTGCCACGGTTACATTCCAGCACCCGGCGGTGGCTACCGATCGTGCGCATACCGATGGAACTCAAAGAACGACGCAGCACACGGACTTGAGCCACTGTCGCGAGCCACCGTGGAAGGTTGGATGAACCCGAGGATTTCTTCATGATCGGAGAGTCCATCTCACGCGGCGGTCGCCAAACGTCGGGATTCGGTCTCGGCGAACCGCCCGCCATGTGTCCGGCGCTTCCGTCCGGATCGAGCGCCGTCGCGCTCTTGAACGGCGACCCGGGTGCGCTGCCCATCGCCATCGGACACACTCTTCTTCGTTCGGTGCTCGTCGGGGCAGGGCTCCTGGTCGCCGGCGAGCGTACGCACGTGGTCCGCAACGCCATCGCCGGCTCGCTCGCCATCGAAACGTTTGTGCTCGCGTGGGCCGCCTGGAAGCTCAAGACCAGTGGTAGGATGGGAGCGTAGCCATGTTCGCCAATCAGCCGCAAAAGACGTACAAGTTTGGCGACGCGCTGCCCCCTATCCCGGGCACTGTCGCTTCGTGGCCGTGGCCCGGATCGGCCGCGCTCACGAAGTGGTCCGTCGACATGTTGAAGTACCCGCTCGGGACCATCATCACAGACGTGGTCGACGGGCACCCTGTCATCGCGCAGATCCAGACGCACACATGGTTTGGCGCGCATCCGGACTGGCCCTCGACACCTCACAAGGGAACGAGCGTGTACGTTCCGACAACAGTCAACTCGGCCGGCAAGAAAGTCCCCATCGCCGATCCACCCGACGGGTGGGGCGAGGAACCATCAACAGTATCAGGAGCCCTCATGGATTCAGTAGCCACATGCGCGCCGGGAGATCCCCTCTGCACCGACCTTCCCGACGAATCTGCGCCACCCCCCAAGAAGCATCCAATGAGCACGGACACTGTCTTCCTAAACGGTAGTCCCGTTTCTGGGTTCGGCGTCGGTGCGCGGTTCGCCATCGTCGAGGAACATCCCGCTGTGCCAGGCGCGATCCGCGCAGCTGTGAACGCGCCCATCCGCCCTGGGACGCCTTTGGCTCAAGTCCACGCGCTGGCTGTGCGCGAAGCCACAAACGCCGTGCAGCGCGGGCATGGTGCAATCGCCATCCGGCACCCCGCGGTCAGCTCCGCAATCCGCCTCGCCGCTCGCGAAAAGGTCATCGCGCACGCGTGGCGACCCGAGTGGGGCACTCGCCCCGCGGGATTTGGCGCCACACGATGGCTGCCCGCGTGGGGCCGGCGACCGGCATGGTTCGGTGCTCGCCAGTGGAACCGCCAGTGGGGCGCTCAGCCCGCGTGGTGGACAGCACACATCAACGTATTGCAAGTCGCTCCGCCGGAGCAGGACGACGCCGGCGGTGGCGATGCGCCCGCGGCGTCAAACGGCAAGGCTGCGCCGTCGAGCGACCCCTCAGCGTCGTCGGATACCGCGGCAGCCTCCGCTGCACCGGATGCAGGGGCGGACCCCTCGGCCGCTGTGCAGCCTGCCGGCGACGCCAAGCCGGGCATGTCCACCCTCGCGAAGGTCGGCATTGGCGTCGGCGTCGTGGCGGCCGTGGGCGGCACGATCGCGATCATCAAGGCGAGCGGCAAGAAATAGGAGCAGCACCATGACCCTCTACCGAAACGGCATTGGCCTCGGCGAGAACTTCTGCCCGACGCTCCCGTACAACTGCCCGCCCCGACCGTGGGGACCGGATGAGGGCCCGAACGTTTCCATCGCAGACAGGCTCGGTACCGGCGACGGTTCGGTCGGCACCGGGCTCGCGTGCTGGCCACGCGAGTGGAAGCCAGTCGGTGTCGAAGGCTTCCACATCGGCCTCCCCAAGATCCACATCGACTTCGGGAAAATCCCGTACGTCGGCAAAGCTCTCCAAGAGACCTACGAGACGGTGACGGCAGGCGTTCGGATTCCGCTCGAGTACGCGTCGAAAATAGCGCACGGCCAGAACATCGTTCAGGCCGCCAAAGACCAGCTCTCGCACGAGATCAAGGTGTACCGAACGGCAGCGTCCTACGCGTCGATCGTGCAAGGCAACACGGCTGCGATCGGGGATGGTGCTTCGGGCGCCGTCGCAGCCGGGCAAGCGCTCGCGAGCGGACAAGCTATCGACCCGGCACTCATTGCCGGAGTCGCCGACAGCGTCGCCGGCGGCCCAACCGGCAAGGCGCTCTACGCGGTTGGGTTCGCGGCAATGGACGGCAAGGACCCGATGGGCGCGCTGTCCGCGATCCCAGGGCTCGATGCGTCCGCCAAGACGATGATCGGCAACGGCTTGAAAATTTCGCAGTCCCTCTCGCAGGGCAAGGTGCCCGATCCGGCAACGCTCCGTGCCGCAATGGCGTCGCTGCCCGCGAGCGCACAGGCGGCCGTCAACTCCGCGGGCGGGATCGGAACCTCGGCCGGGCAGCACGCGCTCGCCGACCAAACGCTCGAGAACGCGAAGATCCCTGCTGACGTCAAGAACTCGCTGAAGACCGGGATGGCGATGGCCGTCGGACACAACCTGCAGAGCGCCGCCCCGCACCCGGGCGCCCCGTCAGGGCCTGCAAAAGGACCCTCGGCATCGCCCGCAGGACCTTCGGCGGCGCCTGCAGGTCCTCCCCCCGCGTCAGCACCACCCGCTGCAGGAGGAGGCGCGTACGGCCCCTACCCGGACGCGGGCGGAACGACTGCAGGCGTCGGCCGCGGGGGCGGGGGCGGCGGTCATGGTGGCGGTGGTGGGCACGGTGGCGGGGGCGGTTGGCACGGCGGGGGCGGCGGTCGTCGCGTCTTCCGCGGTCGCGGCTACGGGGGCTGGGGTGGTGGCTGGGGATGGGGCGGCGGCCCGTGGTGGCCTTACGTCATCGTGGCACCGGGCGAAGTCTCGTGCGCGAGCTGGGGCGATCCGATTCGCCTCCCGCCGGAGATCTTTGCCTCCGTGCGCAATACGCTCCGCGGGTCGGGCGGCGGTTCGGTGCCGGTTCGCGGCGCCGACGGGGGTCTCTACCTCTTGTCCCTCGAGTCCGTGCGGCCGTGCGTCGGAATGGCCGGCGTCGGCAGCGTGGACGACGACGTGCTCAAGGCGATGGCGCTCGATCTTCTCGGCTCCCTCCGCCGCACCGGCGCGCCGCAGTACGCGACCCGGTCGGTGATGAACTTCGCGCGGGCGTGGAATGCGGCGAGCGCCGACTCGCAAATTTCGACCGATGGGAAATATACGCAGGAGACTGCGGCGGCGCTCAATGCCGCGCTGGCGGCGCTCTCGCCGAGCTCGGGAGCTGCGCCGGCGGCCGTGCTCTAGTTATCGACGGGAAGAGAAAACGCGGTGGTCCGCTCAATCGTCCGCATTTAGGTCGGCCAAGAGCACGTGCACATCCTTGAAACGCGGAAGCCCTCCGCGTCTCGCCTCACGCATCGCGACAATTGTTTTTGCATTGGGGGCGTGGGGTACTTCACAAGAACGGCTTCGGGCTGGAATTTCCTCGAAGAGGCGGAAGAGTTTAGCCATTGGACACCTGCGCCAACTTGGGCTGCGCGGAACTCGACTCTGCCGCCTTCAAGCCTGCGATGTACTCGAGCAACTCGGGCACCGGGCGGAACCACTCGCCGCGGATGCGAGCGTGGACGAAGCGGCGCTGTAGTACCCACTCCGTCTCGCGCCATCCGTCCGTGGTCGCTAGGAGAGTGGACTCCGAAGGGAGTTCTCGAGTCAGCTCGTCGATACGCTTCTTCAGATGCTTCGACGTCCCGATCTTGATGGCTCCAGTTCCGTTTTCCTGAAGGAAGTAGACTTTGGCGATCCCATCGACCATTCTCATTCGATCGTCTTCCTGCGCTGATCTCATGGCTTCGTCAACCATCCCTTGACTCGGATCTTCGAGCACGTACGGCGGCTTCGGTACGAGATCCAGCCCGCATTCGGCTGCCCACGCTGCGAGCATGTCCCTGGTAATTCTCAGTTGACTCATCTTCACGGTCATCGTGAAATCTCCTCCTTCTCGTCGAGTCCCGGCATGTCCGCTGCGATCTTCGCAGCGAGCTGCCCTCCGAGGTTCTCTCGGTTGTCGTCGTACACCTGCAAGGTCTCGAGCCGCTTGTGCCTGGAAAACCGTTGCGCGGCCCGGACGTCGCCCCGACTCTCGTTGAGCACCTCGGTGATGGCCGTGTGCCGGACTCCGTGTGGCCGAGCGTTCAAACCGAGGCTGGTGGCCAGCTCAGTGATCGTGCTCCAGATACTCCAGCCGGTCAGTCGATGACCTTTCATGCGCCGGTCGAACGACATGAAGAGCGCCCCTGGTTCTTCACCCCGGACCTTGATCCACACATCGAGGGCACGCGCGGTCTCGGTCGGGACATCGTCGATGGGTTCACGCTCCGCACGCTTCTTCCCCCACACCATGAGCCGCCGACGTGTCGGCTCCCAATGCTCAAGATCGAGCGAGGCAACCTCCCCCCGCCGGAGCCCCAGATCGTAGAGGAGACGCAAGATGGCGAGGTCCCTGAACGCGTGTCGGTCGCCGCCATGCGCTCGCTTGACCAGGGCTCCCATCATGATCGCAACCGCGTCCCGGCCGGGCCCACGGGTGTCCTTGACGCTCTCCACCTTCATGCTCTCGATCTCGACCGTCCAGGTGATGAAACCGATCGATCGCGCCATCTTGAGCATCGACCGAATCGCGGCCAGCCGACGGTTGACGGTCCTGGGGGCAACCTTCTCGCCGATAAGGTGCGCTCGGTACGCCAGCACGAAAGCATTCGCCATCGTGGGCCCCTGCGTATTGCCCAGCGACACGAGAGCCTCGATCGCCGTCCTAGCGGCGGCCGCAGACTCCTTAGGGCTCCGACGAGCGGACGGGTGGACGAGAGGCTTCCCGCTCGAGTCCCGCATGAAGGCGCCCAAATCGGCTAGGTCCCCCCGGTAGCCAGCGATCGTCGCTGGGTCGCGACCGTCCAGCCAGTGCTTGAAGATTCGCTCCGCGGGCGGCTCATCACTATGCGGGACCGCAATAGCAGGGAGCGGGATCCCGGGCAGGACGACCGCCGCATACGTCTCCCGTGTAGGCAAAAGTGGTCGAGTCATGCTGTGGTTTGCCCACGATAATGCCCCTTTTCGTGCTCCGCAACGCCGAAACGGCCGCGCACCTTCGACTGATAAGGTTGGGAGTCAAATCCGCTCGTTTAGACCCTTCCCCGCCGCCACTCCAGACCCCTACGCGAGCCCCGCAGCGGCCCTCTGGCGCTGGACCCGCGCCCTGACGTCTTCTGGGTCGATCCAACCCACGGACGCGCCTGCGGGACGCCAGAAGCCGGGGCAAGCGATGATCCCGTCGGGGACGCGGATCCACGCGCCGGCTCGCGGCAGCTCGGGGGCCTGCCCCGACTGATTCCAGCGCAAAAGAAGGACTCGCGCCGCTTCCGCCGGCGAGAGACCGACGAGCATGGAGGGCGCCGAACAGGGCGGATAGACGTTCGCTTGGTGACCGGAAAGCACGACGATCGCGCACGCCTCGACGAGCGCGGCGTCGACCGCGATCGATCGAATCCGGAGGTCACCGAACACCGCGTCGTGCGTCACCGTCGGTAGCAGTTCACCCGCCTGCTGGACCAGCCGATGAAGCCGTTGTCTCTCTGCTTGTTCGGTCACATGTCCGATGGCCTGACCCGTTGCCTGCCCGGTGGAATGTTGCACGGGGTACCCATTCGCCGTTGAATGGCCGTCAGGCGGTGGTCCAACAGGGTATCCGTTGGCTGATGGATAGCCGTTTGTCTCACCGTGCACAGCCTGTCCACCGGCCGTACGGCCGTCAAAAACGCTTACCGTCCACAGGTCGCCGATGCGCGAGATGTAGTTCAATTCGCCGAGACGACGAAGAAACGAGTGCCCCATCTTCGAGTGCTGACCGGGAGTCCGACCCGTGACCCGGTCCGGCCACATCTTCACCGCGAACGCTGCAGCCGTCAGCGGTCCCCCTCGAAGAACGTCTATGGCGCGCGCTATGGCGGCCTGTTTCACCTCATACATGGCGGCACACGGCATGCAAAGTCATCACGCATGTCCATTCAAACAAGTATCCACGATACGCTCTCCGCGCTCAAGAAGCGGCTTACACCGGACCACGAAGCGCCCCAGGCCGCCGAGTTGCCTCACGTCACCCAGGTCGCCCCGGCCGCTGCTGCTCCTGCAGGCCCCGTCACTGAAGTGAAATACATGGAGAGCCGGCAACCTCGAGCGGCGGCTCCTCTCATCGTGAATCGCCACCTCTACCGCCCGAGATCTCGACCTAGGGCTTCGCGCCCCTAGCGAGCAACCCCGCCCGCACGCCCTGCGTCACGAGCGTGAGCTCCTTCGCGGTCAAGGTCGCGCACGTCGACACGAGCCGGGAGACCAGGCGCTCGCTGACAGCTGCCCCGGGTCGCTGAGGATGAATCGTCGCCTTCGGCAGCTTGGGCAGCGGCGGCAGCTTGGTCTCATCGATTCGCCCGGTCCCGTCGTGCGGGATCGTCACCTTGAGGGCGCCGCTCGCGATCCCGGAGCGCACGCCGGCGGTCACCTTGGCGAGCTCGGTGGGCGTCAGCGCCAACGCTTGCGCGATGCAGTGCGCGACAAGCGCAAGGTTTGGATCTTGACGGACAGGTCGCTTCGTGAGGATGGCTTGTTTGAAAGCTTCAGCGATGGAGGATGCCATGCCCTGGGAGGATAGCGCATCATTGTCCTGCAGAAGAACATTCCCTCTACGCGAGCTTGAAGGAGTCGCGTTCCCCCTGCCACGAACCATTCATGTTCTCGTCGTCGCGAGCTTGAAGGAGTCGCGTTCCCTCTGCCACGAACTACGCGCGTGAGGGGTGGGTGCGCGTAACGGCGTCGCGAGCTTGAAGGAGTCGCGTTCCCTCTGCCACGAGCAACGCAGCCACTTCGTTCGGCCACGCCGTTGACTGTCGCGAGCTTGAAGGGGTCGCGTTCCCTCTGCCACGAGCGCGCCCAGGGCAGCTGTAAGGCGTGCCGGAAGTCGCGAGCTTGAAGGAGTCGCGTTCCCTCTGCCACAACTGGTGCCTGCAACTACCTATCTGCCTACGGCACGTCGCGAGCTTGAAGGGGTCGCGTTCCCTCTGCCACAGGGTAACGCGCGACTTTTCCACGTCGACCGCCATGTCGCGAGCTTGAAGGAGTCGCGTTCCCTCTGCCACGCGCGAGAGCGGCGGCGGCACGTCGTGATTGATGCGGTCGCGAGCTTGAAGGAGTCGCGTTCCCTCTGCCACGAGACGGGGCAAAAGCGTCCCGCCAGCGGTTTCCCCGTCGCGAGCTTGAAGGAGTCGCGTTCCCTCTGCCACCCGGGCGCCTGCGACGGGTCGAGATTCTTACAGCGATGTCGCGAGCTTGAAGGAGTCGCGTTCCCTCTGCCACCGGACGCCATGCTAGGCGGCGCAACGACGGCGACGGTGTCGCGAGCTTGAAGGAGTCGCGTTCCCTCTGCCACCGGGCGGCAGCCAGCAGTGGGGCGTCCTCACGTTCAAGTCGCGAGCTTGCAAGGAGTCGCGTTCCCTCTGCCGCGCTTCCGACCCGCGTCGCCATCTACGTGAGGCTCTCGTCGCGAGCTTGAAGGGGTCGCGTTCCCTCTGCCACCGGTTCGTCAACGTCCTTGTCGTCTGTCACAGTACCCCGGTCGCGAGCTTGAAGGGGTCGCGTTCCCTCTGCCACCTCTGCGACGCAATCGAGCCCGTGCGACCGAAGCCTGGTCGCGAGCTTGAAGGAGTCGCGTTCCCTCTGCCACGCTGCGCTTGGCTGGCGCAGACCGCCCGTCTCACCATGAGTCGCGAGCTTGAAGGAGTCGCGTTCCCTCTGCCACAAGTCGTCGATGATGCAGAGAGCGTCCTTTGCTCGGTCGCGAGCTTGAAGGGGTCGCGTTCCCTCTGCCACGTGCGCCCAGCCAACCGAGTAGCGACGGCCCACCACCAGTCGCGAGCTTGAAGGGGTCGCGTTCCCTCTGCCACGACGTCGAGCTGGCGGGCAAGCTCGCGACGATCGACGTCGCGAGCTTGAAGGGGTCGCGTTCCCTCTGCCACGTGGACTTCGCGAATCATACGGCCTGGGCCGATCCGTCGCGAGCTTGAAGGGGTCGCGTTCCCTCTGCCACAGGTCACCCAAACACTCCTTTTCATTCTGCAGCATTGCCCTCCGGTTTGCGAGCGATCTCATTTCTGGCCGTCCTCTCAGCCGCCAACCGAGCCGCCCGCCTCCACCGAGTCTCGATAATCGTTGGAGTTTCCTCCCCGCGAGCGCCCCCGGGTGTTTCGTCATCGCCCGTCGGCTCGCTTCGAGCCAAGAGAACATAGCAAGCGTTGTCATCCTGGTCCCACGTCGTCATACAACCAGAGCACGTGTGGCTCACCTTGACGGCCGCATCAAACTCTTCAACCGAGCCGCAGACGTGGCAGATGTGCGTCGAGTCCACGGCAGACACGTGGTCCGTGCGCATCTTCGTGAACGCATTCACAAGGCACAGGCGGAGCTCCGAGATTGCGATGCGTTGACGTTTGGCGCGAGCCGCCGCAATGTTCTGCTCCTCGGAGTCGGGCGCCGGGACCTCAGCAACCTCCCGGAGATCAAAGTCCTCCAGAACGAGTCGCTCGTACCTGTTGGCGAGCTGCCGAGCCATGACCCGGTAGATGTCCTTGCGATGCCCAAGATGCTTGGCTCGCTCATCACATTCGTAGCTCCACAAGTGGTGATCGTGGTATCGCCACGCCTCCATTGCGTCGTAGGCCGCCTCGTCGCCCTGAAAGCGATTCTGAGCCCACTTGCGAGTGAGGGCAGCCAGCCGGCCGGCCGACCGCCAGTACGGCAACGTCTCGGTAGCCTTGACCAGCCATGCCGGAACCTGATTCGCCGCGAGGAACGCAACGAGTTGCGGGCGAATGGCGTTGAAGTTCTTGTCACGAACCCGGCGCAGACCGTCCGACCGTCCGAAGGCTTCGACGAGCCGGGCCGGTAGCCGCATGTCGTGCTCGTAGCCGTCCGTCCCGCGGAGGTAGGCCACGCGAACCGAGCCGTCGCTCATCTGGCGCCATCCTACGTCAATCGCCACCCTACGATCGTTGATGGCAGCGCGGATCTCGTCGGGAATGACGAGCGTGAATTGCACGGTCCATCGCTCGCGCGGGCCAATTCGCCGGATGGAAACCGTCACTCTCTTGACAACGCTCCCCAGCGGAAACGGCCGGTGCATCTTCATCGGAAAAATTGCCCATACCGGCGATCCGTCCTCTTTCGACCCCACCCGCAGGTGGAGGACCGGATTGCGGCGCCCCTCGATCAGTTCGATGCGGCAGAGTGTATTCTCCTCGAAGAGCTGAATCGCGGGTCGGCCGCCCTGGATCTGCACGCCGACGGATCCCTGACCATCAAAGCGCACGAACCGAGGATCGGACGGCTCGGTCCCGTCGAACATTGGAGTGCTCTCGAAGGAACTCCCTGCAGCGTCCTCGACAAGAAGGTAACTGCCCCAGTAGACCCCGCAGTGCTCCCGAGCGGATTTCGTGAGCTCGAGAGCGCGGGCGTGAATGCGATCCTTGGCGGCGAGGATACCGGGATCGCTCTTCTGAGCTTGCCTGGCCTGAGCGAGCACGCCCTTCGCGAGCCGCCGGACTTCGCGAGCCGCCGTGACCCGCGCCCGCATCTCCTGAGTTTCCGACCGACTGCGGGTCTGCGCGCGGGCCGAGCGCACCGCCAAGAGTCCAGCGTCCAATTCGGCTTGAGCCCGCCCCACGTCAGCCTCGAGTTGTGCAATGTCCCCGTGCGCCCGAAGCACTGGGCGCAGAGCAGCTCGCCGGGCGCACTCGATCTCCGTGAGAACATTGCGGTACCGACCCATGAGCCGGAGTTGATCTCGCACGAGGGTGGCGTTCGTGGTGGGCGCAAGCAGACCGTACTTGAAGACGCGAATGGACATGATCTTTCTCCCACTTTGTGGCTCGCTGTCAATCAATGTCTACCACGTGATGCCTGTTGGATGCAAATCCTTTGCGGGTCGCCGGGCGGGCTTCTACGCCACGAAAGACGCGCATGATCGTGGTAGCCTCCCCTGAACATGGCAAACCAGCTCGCCCTGGCTTTTAGCATCGCGACGTCCGGCTCGATCTACACGCCCACGCAGGCCGCCGCGAAGCTCTCCGCGGTCCCCTTGTACACAGACGACACGACCGACCCGGTTCTCGGGCAAGCGTTTGGACTCACCGTCGCGAGCGACGCCTCCGCGGCGTACTCGCAGGCGGTCCTGACCGCCACGAACGCAAGCCCGATCGTCGTAGGAGTCGCATCCACCGTAGGGCTCGCGAACGGCATGGTCGTAACCCTCGCCGACGCGACCGGCAACACCGCCGCCAACGGATCGTTCGAAATCGCGGACCTCACCGGCGACAGCTTCGCGCTCGTCGGTAGCACGGGCAACGGCGCGTATACGGGCGGCGGAACAGTGACCGCGCCCGTCGCGACCCGCACCCTGACGCTCAACATGACGAGCGTCGACTCCCCACCCGCTCCGCCGCCATTCCCATGCCGGCCGACCGGTCCTGAGCATGCACCTCCGGTTGCGTCGCCGACGCTCCCGTACACGCTGGAGCAAACGACCATCAACCGGTACACGCTGCGGCCCGTGACCCTCCCCGCGCCCGCGGCGGTCGTCGCGTTCTACTCGACAAGCACCCTCGACACCGATGGCGTCGACACAACGCCCGCGATCCCGGCCGGCAGCGGCGCGCAGATCATGGCGCTCACCTACCTCGACTCGACCGGGGCGGGCCCATTCACGGTCCACACGAAGTTGATGGGAAAATTCCCGGCCGTGGTCACGCTCGCCGGGGGCAGCATAGACGTTGCCGAAATCACCGAGTGCTTCGTCTTCCAGACCGGAGCTTTCGAGAACAGCGTTGGACAAATCACGCTCGCCGCGCTCGAGGCTCTCCTACCACCTCTTCCCTCCGAAGCGACACCCGCAGACTTCCCGGATCTCACCGACGCCGCTCAGCTCACGATCACCCGGCCGCTCATCTACCTGCCGCCGAGCTACTTCGCGCTCGCGCAGCAGCAAAACAGCGCGCCCCAGCTCGCCGGCGACTTCTGGGTCAATCAGGGGTCGCCGACCGTGCTGACGACGGTCAGCCAGATCGGCGTCATCGTAGGAGAGGCGCTCTCGGGCACCGTCGATGTAACTCACGGCGACGAAGAGATCGTGTTCTCCGTCGCGCAAACACTCCCCGCGGGCACCGGCATCGTCTTCGCCGAGCAGCCCACTGTCACGTACGTGCTCGCCGTCGCGATCGACGCAGGCACAATCGGCATCCTCACGACCCCATACAGTGGCACGTCGGCCGCAGCAACGACCGCGACAGGTTCAGCGACGATCGAGTTCGACGCGCAACCGGGCGTGCAATACTCGGTCGCATCCGTGAGCGCGACGTTCGTCAAGCTGACGACGGCGTACACGGGCCTATCGAATCCGGAGATCGCCCCTGGAGCAGAGACTCACCACGATTTCGCGAACATCCGTCCCGCACGATCGGTGAGCGAGGAAGCTGACGCCGTCGTGAGTTCGGCATTTCTCGTGTCCCCCTCGCAGGCGGCGCCACCGGATGACGCGCACCTCATGACGTTGCTCGCGGAGTTCACGTTGCCGCAGCAAACCGCCCCCGCGCTGACGTACGTGGACGTGACGGGCGGGCCGTTCACGCCGGGCGAGACCGTGAACGGACAGAAGAGCGGCGGCACGGGCACCGTGCTCTACGACAACCCCGGCATGGACGAGTCGGGGACCCTTGCTTTCAATCCAGGATCGGTCAAGAGCGGCTTCGTGCGGAGCGAAACCGTCACCGGAGCGACGTCTCATGCGACCGCCACGGTGGTCAATCCGCGCACGCTGGCGTCGAACCCGCTTCCTACCAGGCTGAGCGGTCTCTATGCGCGAACGTTGTCACTCATCCTGGGAGCACCGGTCGTCTCGCAACCGATCACGCTGCTGTAAGGAGATCTCGCATGAGCATCGAATCGCGTCACCACGTCCACCTCGCTGCCAACGCTCTTCGGGACTCGAGCGCGCATCTTCGATTCGCTGTGGCGCGTGCGTCCACCGCCGGAGATCAGAAGCTCCGCGCTCGGATCGATGCCCTTCTGGACGAAGTCATCTCCCTCGAAAAGGGTATTCGAGCGCGGCTCGAACCCGCGCAGAACCTCGACCACCTGTAAAAGTTTGCCGCACACAGGCTATGCCGGGTACAATCGCGTCATGCGCGAACGAACCCGAAAACTGGCATGGATGATGGCCCTGATGCTCGCAACGTGCTTGTTTCTTTTTGGAGCCTCAACCGCGCTGGCGCAGACGGCGGGCGCCGGTGCGGCCCCCGTTATCGTAGCGAAGGTCACAGCCACGACCGTCATCGTCGCCCTCCTGAGCGTTCTGGTCGGTTTCGTATCGCAAGCCATCAGCACCGGAACGTTCCTCGGGGTCATCCCGCTCCCCCCGGCCTGGATCCCGTACGTGACCCTGTTCGGCACCTTCCTGACGGCTTTCGTGATGTCGATCACAGCGGCGACGACCGACAACGAAGCCGCATGGTTCAACGCCTTTCTGGCGGGCTTCATGGCCCTCACCGGAGCGGTGAGCGGCATCACGGCGCACCAGCACATCTCCGCGCCCAAGATCACGCGGCAGTCGGCGGCAAACGACAACGGGGTCAAGGCCGATCCGCCCAAGGCTGCGTGATGTTTCTGTCGCTCTGCAACAGCGACGGAATCCTGGCGACGGCCGTGGTGGACGACTCGGTCTGGAACTCGTACAGCGGCTCGATCAAGCAGGCAGCGTACGCGGTCGGCTACTCGACGCAGGTGGACACCAGCGCGGAAGGCCTGCACCCAAGCCGGGCCTGCCGCTCGATGGCGGACGTCTCGGCGTTCATCGTGGATACCTCAAGGGCCTCGTGATCCGGCTTTGGTGGTTGGGTCTCATCGCCTCGTGCGGGTGCGGTGGCGGTTGGGCAGAAGCGGACACGAAGAGCGCCACGAGCGCGGTCAAGGACGAGCTTCTCATCGAAGCGATCTGCGCACCGGATGCCGGCGCCTGCACGCCGTCGCAAGTACGGGCCCTCGAGAGGGCCGCGCTTTGCAACAACGAAAGCATGCTCCTCCGCCACGGCAAGCCGGTGGACCTCGATGGCGGAGGTATCTCTTGCCAGCCCTGACGCCGGAAGAAGAAGCGTTCACGAAGTACGTTGCCGAACTCGTCACGCTAACCAGCCTGTCGCCCGACGAGATTCAGGATTTCCTGACGTGCACCCCCGAAGAGCAAATCGCCATCGCCGAGAGCTACCGCAACACCGACTGGGTCAAGTCGCCGGACACGTTCGGCAAGGTGCTCGCGGTGCTTGGAGTCATCGGAACCATCGCCGGAGTCGTCGCCGGTGTTGCGGGCGCTGCGACGGCGATCGACGCACTGAAACTGCTGTAGAATGGTTCCCATGACCGAAACCGTGAACTTGCGTGCCAAACAGACCCTTCAGACCCCACCTCGGGAACGCTCATCGGAACAGCCGAACTCGAAGATCTCCCCGACGAACGGTTCCCGGACGACGAGGCCCAGTTCGCCCCGATCTTGTCCTGGCAAGGCCGCTTCTTCCGGTACGCGCGCGGCACGTTTGCGTTCGGGGGCTCACAGATCGCCGAGTACATCGAAGTCGAACCCGTTCCAGTCGAGGTCACGCTCGCATGATTCGCGTCGTCCTCGCACTCGCCGTAGCGCTCACGAGCTGCACGTGGGTTAGCAAACACGATCCCGCGCAGACGCCCACGGCGGACTACCCGTGCACTCCATCGGGCGTCATTTACTCAACGACTCCGCTCACGTGCTGCGGCCAAGGAGACACGTGCGGCGGGAGCTTCCCGTCGGTCGGCTGCCCGGCCGACTCGTGCTGCTACATCGGGACAGACGACATGCGCTTCAGTGCCGCATCCCCCGACGCAGGTCCGCAACCGATGAAGGTTCGCGGCAAACAGTGGACGCCGTCTTACTCGACCCCGTGAATCTTCGGCACCGCGCTTGAATTGCCCGTCTTGACGATCGAGTGCGCGCAGTCGCGTAAAAAGTACCCGGCCGCGAGGAGGAGCCCCGCGAGCACGAGCGCCGCAACCGCTCCCGCTGCGCCCTTGCGGAGTCCCTCACGAAACGCGTTCTTGAACCCGTCGATAACCCCCATCCACCACGCCACCGCCTGCCGACGCTCGATCTCCGGCATCACCTTGGCGATGGCATCCGGCAGTTCGTGATAACTGATGGGCCGCTGACTCGACGTGATGACGACGGCAGCGTGCTCGGGCCGGCTCTCGGATTTGATCGGTTTCCGCTCAACGATACCGAGGCGTTGTTCGATGCGCCCCAGACTCGAGATGATCCGACCCTCCAAATCCAGGAGCCGTGCGGAGGTATTTTTGACTTCCCCGCTCAGTAGGTTTACGTCCTGCCGAGCCTCCCATGCGAGCCGCATGGCGTTCTCGGCTACCAAAGCGGGGCTCCCGAACAAGCGTTGACGAAGTTCGGGCGGGTCGTCGTCCCGGATGGGCGGCATGAAGTGATCCTTCTCTCTAGGACGACCACACGCTACAGGTTACCACGACCTTTGATTTGCAAAACACCAAGAAGTTACGGAGGCGTCACTGTGACGGTGGTCGCGGCATCACAGGGTACCGCACACGAGGCCACGGTTCCACCGGCCGCGAGGCAGGACATCCACGCCGGCACACTCCCGGCCTCGAGCTCGGATTGGACCGACTGCACGAGGGTTGGTGAGGCGGCCGCGCAGCCGGCCTCGACGAGGCTACTCGCGATCGTGGCGGGGGTCGGGGAAGCCGGAGATGGTTTGCAGTCCGAAAAGTACACGACCGACGCAAGCAGAGCGCACGCGATTGACGTGCCCATGACGATCTCGAGGGCGCGACTCACGATGTCGGACCGAGCGCCGTAATGGCCGCCTGAAGCTCCGGCGCGACGACGACCTTCTCGATGAGCGCATCCGCCGGATCGATCACCGAGTCGATGGCCGCCTGGACGCCGATGACTTGGGCGGCGCTGAGCAAACCGCTCGGCGGGGCCGGGGGCGCCGGGGGCGCTGCCGCACCGGCCAACGCGGTCAAGAGGGCCTGAGTCGGGACCCCGAGTCCACAGCACACGTCCGCCGGGTAGCTCCCGTTGGTGCCGCTCGTGACCGCCGTGAAGTCGCTCTTGGCTCCCCAGAGCTTCGCGTTGACGAAGCCCTGCCCCTTCGCGCCAAGCGCGGCGAAGACGCCCGCCCAGAACGGCGCCGCTGCCGAAGTGCCGCCGACGACTTGCGACTGGCCACCCTGAACGATCTCGAAGCCTGTGTCGGGGTCGGCGTTCGAAGCCACGTCCGACACCATGCGTCCTGTTCCGGTCGGACCAGTGCACCATGCGGCGAACGGGAAGGTGCCGCTGTAGCCTCCGCCCGTGCCCTCTCCGTTCGCATTCCCCGGGTTGTTGTTCCAGATGACGCTCGGACCGGACTGCGGCGTCGAGGTTCCGCCGCACGCGACAGCGTTCGTGCAGCTCGCGGGCGCATCGACCGACGGCTTGCCCGTCCCGTCGCTGTCGTCCCCGTCGTTGTCCCCGCTGGCCGCGAAGAACGTGGTGCCTGCCCCCGTGCAGGTCACGAGCGCCGCCTGCATTTCAGCGAGCCCCGACGCGCCCCACGCCGGCTCGTCGTCGCCCCAGGAGCACGAGCACACCGCGCAGCCGTCCTTGCTGGACGCAATGGCCGCCGTATCGATCCCTTGGGACCAATACATCCGCACGACCGCCTTCTTGCCCGTCAGGTACTGGTAGACAGCAGCCGCCACCTGAATGTCGAGCGCAACCTCGACGCTCGCGTCCCCGCCCGCCGCGCCCGCGTTTTGCGTGCCGTCCACCGACACGTCCGTAATGGACGGCACAGGCTGATTGATGTTGCCGAAGAACGTCGTCATGTCCGACGCAACCCAGCCGCCGCCGAGCTCGAGGATGCCGATGGTTCCGCCACCTGGAAGGGAGCCCGCCTGCAGGCCGTAGTACGCGCAAAGCGCAGGAACGGTCCAGGGGCCGCTTCCGGCGGCGCGGGCCTTGATGTGCTCGTGGATCGAACGCTTCGAGAGCTTGTAGTACGGCCTGCAGCGGAGGGTCATCGCGTCACCGCCCCCTGAATCGCCGCAACGAGCCTCGGAGAGTGACCTTGCGCGATCCCTGCGATGACGTCCGCGGCATCCGGCGGCAGCACCCACCCCGTCTTCTTCGCGGCGGCGAGCTTCACGCCAATCTGCGACTGCAGAGCGTTGGCATTCGCCTGGGCCGTGGGAGGCAACACGTTGGTCGTCTGCAGGAGCGAAATGACGGCCTGCAAGATCGAGTCGACGATCGCGGCGTCGTTCGCGAACTGCGGGAAGAACTGCACGACGATCGCCTCGAGCTGAGCGAGGGTGGTGCCGTTCTCGAGCCCGGTCTCGATGGTGGTAACGAGCTGCTGCCAAACCGAGGGACCGCATCCCATAACGAAGACGACAGAGAGCGCTGCAAGAATCGTTCGCCGCATGGAGGAAGATGCTATCCGGATCGGTCAACGACCGTCAAGGTATTGGGCTGGCCGTTGTCGCCGGACCAGCGCGGCCCTCTGCTGCCACCTGTCGAGGTAGGGACGTGGGAGGCTCCCCTGGGACTTCGTTCACGGCTGGTTGTGCACCGGGCACCACGCGGTCGCACCGCAGAGGCAGCCATCGTTCGTGCGCATGTCGAGCAAGAGGCAGAGACCGAATACGATGAGCCACGCCGTTACCATTCAAGCCTCCTTGCGCAGTTTTACCTGGACCCACCACCTGAGGCCCAGGCGCCATCAGGCCCACCGTGTTCCTTGCGAAGTGGGCACTCGCGGAAGTGCCGGCTGTCGTCCTCGTTCTGGATGGCCGCGCACGTGCACTGAGGATGCCGGCTCAGCGCCTGCCGTCGCACCTCTGCGAATTGGTCAGCGAGGCATTTCACGAGCTCCGCATCATGCCAGACTCGGCTTCTACGGAAGGTCAGGATGGGTTCCAAGAACTTTCGCGCCCTTTCCCTGTCGCTCATCGATACCAGCAGCCTGCCATCAACTCCCATCACTTCACGTCTCCTTTGATTGCTGAGTAAAAGCGCGCATTGGTGAGCGCCGATCGTCCTTACACGGCCTCGTATGTCGCCTCGAAGATGTCTGACTTGCACGGATACTTCTCGCCCTTGACCCCGGTAATGATCCAGTCGCCCTTCTGAGCGACGTGGCCGCCTTCCAGCGTAGGCACCCACCCGCAGTCGGCGGGGCTCGCACCAAGCTCCCGAGCGAAGCACTCGGTGGACGCCCACGGACCTACCATCGCATGCACCCCGTCCGGCCACGGATGTACGGCAGGGTCGAACTGCACCGCCTCGATCACCACGGGTCGCTTCCTGTACTTGGCCATCATCCGTCTCCTTTCGTTTCGTTGAGTCCCAGGCGCTTTGCGCGCAGGATGGCGCGCTGGTTGTTCACTTCAGGTGCTCACCATTCCGTATGGCGTTGCACAACGGTAAGTAGTCTGAGCTTTGGATGACGAGCCAGCGGACGATCGCGTCTCCTTCGTTCCTTGTCGCGAAGCGCGCATTTTCGCTAACGCCCTTCTCGATGCTTCTTGAGCATGAGTCTCGTCGGCTCCCACTCGTACCAAGTCGTTTTGCCATCCTTGAACTTGCGCGCTCCGGGGATGCGGAGTCGTATGGCCTCGAGCCAACGGTCAGCCGTTGGTAGGGAAACTCCCATATTCGCTACCGAGTGTCGGGAGAGTTGCCACCCGTTGAGCATCTCTCGTATGACGTCCAGTTCTGTCACTCCTTTTCGGATGCGTCTCATCGGTCCTCCGAGCGTGCGCGCATTTTCGATACCCTAGTTTGCAACACAAATGGCGATGATGGTCGTCACGAAAAGCACGATAGCCGTCGGCAGATTCGTCTCGTTCACGAAAGCGTCTACCTCTTTTACGAGAGCCGGGATGCCGGCCCAGGCGGCGGCAGCCACTCGAACCGACACGTCGATGTCTGGGTGCGCGCGCATTTTCGCTAGTCTCCCGCCGCGCCTTGATTGCCTGGTCCAGACCACGTCGCTACTCGACCTGGCCACCTCTCATGCCCCGGACCCCATACGTAACCGCGCTTCAAGTCGTACACCAGCCACGGTTTCGCATTCGGATCTGACTCACGTTTTGGCCTCTTACCTCGGCCCCGAAGGGCCCCCTGCTCTTCGGACGCGCCGGCAGGGGGCGACGGTTGCACGTCCGCCGTAGTACCGGACGAGTCCGAAGTCTGTTTAGTGGTCGCGCGCATTTTGATTACTTCAACTCTCGACGAAGGGTGCGACGTGATAATCGTACTTTGGATCACGCTCTCGCGCCGTTCTCCACATTCGTCGCATCTGATTCTTTGCCACAATGGCGTCGAGCTTATCGGTGAAACGTCTTGACTGACCTAGCGCATCACGTAGCCAGCAGTTCGGTTCGACGCACCAAATTCCCCAAGTCATCGTCCCTCCAGAGTCGCGCGCATGTTTGTTATTTCGGTTCTCGGTCGCATTCGCACGTCGCACTATGATGATAGCCGTCCCATGTCCACGACCGAACCATCGCTGGAGAGCACCTTCTGGCAATTCATGACGAGATTGGGATCCGGCGGGTCACACGCGACGAGTAGTAAAAGCAGAACAACGAATCTCATTACTTCCTCCTTTGGCTCACGCCCCCGGCGCTCGGCGTCCGTCCTGCATCGTCGCCATCACCTCGCGGAGCTCCTCGGGCGGGAAGTGAACGACACCCTTCTCGACGGTGCCCGCGGACTCGATGCTCGTGATGAGGTCCGTCACCTTGCTGCGCGCGTCCGCCGGATCGCGACCGTAGACGAAGAGGATCCTCGGCGGCACGTCCGCCGTCGTCACCTTGAAGCGGTACCGGATCTTTTCCATCACGGAGAGGATACCCTCGCGTCACTCATTGTCAATCGGTGTACGGTGGTGCTACCGTACGAAGCAATGAAGCGGGCGCAGACAAAACAGAACCAGATCCGCATGACCGACGACCTCAAGGCGCGCATCCGCAAGTACCAGGACAAGCTGCACAAGGACACAGGGATGGAGGCCAACTTCTCGGAAACCGTTCGCGCGCTGCTCGACCGGGCTCTGAAGGCGGTGGGGCTGTGAATCGGCGGAACGTCTTCCTCGTTGCCGTCACGCTGTTCGCGTCGGTCACCGGATGTCGGGGTAAACCGAAACGCGAGACGCCGGGAGTGCAAGTGTTCTACATCGATCCAGACGGCACACACGGAGGAAGCCCCTTGGCTGGATGCGGAAGCCGCGAGCGCCCGTGCCTCTCGTTCTCGCAGTTGAGCATCGAGAGCCCTGTCGAGATCTCGGTGGACTTGATTCAGTTGTCGAGCACGCCGGAGTCCGACCGATGAACGTTCTCGGCGTCGTGCTTTTGGCAGCGGTCCTCGGCATCCTTGCCGCTGCGCTCATGAGAGGTGAACCGTGAAATCGAACCCACGCTGCGACCACAAGGAAGGCGACCGCCGATGCCCCGACTCGGCGGGCTATCGGATCCGGCAACTGACCTTCGGCAAATACGCCGAGTATGCGATCCTGCCCGGCCGATTCTGTCTGAAGCACTCAGGTCACGCCGCCAATCGCGTACCGTTCAATCGACTTCCGCTGAAGGACCGGTGAACGGCATGGAAGCGCTCTACCGTACAAATGCCACACCGTCATCGACTCTCTGGGTGGCCGCGTTCGACGGGAAGCGGTTTCGCGTGAATTGGCGCGAACTGCTTCGTCATCCGTCGAGCCTCCCCAAGGTGTGGCGAGCGTGGCGCAGCACAAGGCGCGTTCGATGAGCCGCTCCGACCCGTTGCCCGCGTACACCAACAACGACGATCAACTCCTCCCTGCCCGGACCGAGGACGTCGACCCGTGCACTCCGCATCGGCACGGGAAGCTGAAGGGGTCGAAACGCTGCTTTGGGTGCGGACGGACCCGAAACGAAATCGAGATCGAGGAGGGAGCATGAAAGAGTTTCGTTCACACTGGCACAGCCCGTCCGGTCGGACGACGACGGACATCCTCGTCCGCAAGACGCGAACCGGTGCGCGGTTCATGGCGCAAGCGACCTGCGGGCGCACCGTCACTCGCGCCTACGGAAACACCCCCTTGAGCGCGTTCAATCGGGTGCGTACACGTCTCGGACTCTCGACGGTTACGACATCGTCCGGCGCCGGGAGACGAATCCGAAGAATCGAGGCGTAGATGTTACCGAACGAAGTTCTCGTCGATGGTGAACGCGACCGTCGATACCCTGGCATCCAGTATTGGGGCAAAGCGACGAGGCAGCCGGACGGAACGTACCGATGCCTTGCGAACGTGGATGGATCGCTATGCGTCGTGGAGGTCAACATCAAACCGATGGATGTAGGGGACGGTGAATGCCGAGCATGAACAACAAGAAGGAGAGCTAATGGGCGTATGGGGAACCGGGCCGTTCGACAACGACGATGCCGGCGACATGGTCGCCAAGATGATGAAGAGCATCCAGGCGGTCGCCAACAAGGGAGACGATAGCCTCTACTACGAGGCTCGTGCCCACGCGCGGTTCGTCCTCGCCGCGCACGGCACCGACATCCTGGGCGGCCCCGGACTCGCTCCAGTGATCCGAGCTCTCGCCCGGATGCGAATGGATCGTGAGTGGCTTGGGAACTGGAAGGATCCAAGGAAGATTGCCGACGCGCTCGATCTGGAGTTGTCAGCCGCCTTCGACCGCATGCACGCCTGCAGAGGGTGCAGCAAATCACTAAGCAAGGGGGAGTGGCGTGAACTCGGGACGCTCGTCGTGAAGGCTCGAAGCCAGCCGGTGCCGAGGTCGACGATACCAAAACGGGCGCGACCTGTCTCGCGCGCGGCCAAGGCGACCGTGAAGAAGCTGATACGCACCAAGGCGCCCAAGAGCAAGCAATGACCGCGAAGCAGACCAAGCTCTTCGACGAGCCGCTGCCGCACACATGCCACGCGCGCGACTGCGGCAAACCCGTCAAACCGGAGCTCTTGATGTGCCTTCGCCACTGGAGACTCGTCCCACGCATCATCCAGCGCGCCGTGTGGACCGCGTACCGCCCAGGGCAGTGCGACGACAAGCACCCCAGCAAAGAGTGGCACCGCGCCGCCGACGCCGCGATCGGGTACGTGGCGCGCGTCGAGGGCAAGACACTCAAACTCATCGAATCGATCGAACTCGTATCGTTTGGTTTCCCACCTCCGAGGATGTGATGAAGATCGAGATCCGAAACGTAGACGGCTTCGTCTTTCTCAACCTCACCGGCGAGAACACCACCGAGTGCGCGCAACTCCAGAGCTTCATCGAACAACTCAACGGCGAGCGCCCGCTCGATAAGGATCAGGGGCTCCACAACCCCGTCTTCGACGCCGCGCTCCGCATCGAGAGTGTCGGGTTCAACGATGCCGGCGACATCGAGTCGGTTGCCATCGAGGGGTCGCAGTGATGCTCGCGCTCGAGAAAGCCGCCACCGCGCTCCGCGACTGCTTCCACAATTCCGCCATCGCGTACGCCGAGGGTGTGAAACGCTGCCCACACTGCGGGGCGATGCGCACGCGGAGCTTGCCGTGGGCACAGCCGCATCTCGTTACTGAACTTGTTCGCGCCATCCCCACGGAGACGAAATGACACCCGACGAAGAGAACGCGATCATGAATGCGTCCGCCGAAGATCTGATGAAGAAGCTCACGACTGGCGGAAAATCCGTCGAGGCCGTCGTCACCGTGGTGCTCTCCGGGGGCGGCGACTTCCACATCAACACCCGGTTGGATCTGAGCAAACCGCCGGTCGACGAAGAGGAAGCGGCTCGCGTCGAAGCCAACGTGCTCCTGGCTGTAGCGGACTTGCTCGACACCTACGTGCACGAGCACGAACTCTGCGCCGACTGCAACAGCAAAAAAGGAACCGTGCAATGAACCCCGTCGGACTCACGAACGCCGAGCAGACGCAGGAAACTACGGCTGCACCCACCGTCCACCCCCAGGCGCCGGCGGGAGCCGTTGCGTGCCGTATCATCATACCGGCCACGGGCGAGGCGTGCGGCGCCACCGCCACTGGCCGGATCGTCTGGCCGGACCGGACCCGGACCCCCGCGTGCGCCGATTGCGCGCGGCTCATGGACCAGAAGGCCCAGTCAACAACCGGCACCGGCATCGTCGGCTTCGAGCCTATTGACCGGCCGTGGGCCGTGGGTACCAAGAACAACCCGAGCCAGTTCTCCTGCTACGACAAAGCCGAAGCCGACGAACCGATGTTCACGCTCCTCGCGCGTGACCCGACCGCCCCGGCGTTCGTTCGCGCGTGGGCCGCGAAGCACGGGGGCGAGAAGCCTGAGAAGGCCGCCGAGGCGCGCGGCATCGCCGACGCGATGGAAGCGTGGAGGAAGGAGCACCGAGAATGACTCCCGCCGAACGTACCGAGTACCTCGACTTCCACGGCATCAGCCGCTCTGTGCTCGAGACGCGCATCGTCGATCTGGTGAAACGCCTAGATGCAGCGCTGGCCGAGCTAACCGCGCTAGCCGAGCTGGAGCGATCCAACCACTTCTTTGGCGGTGCGTCTGGAGAAGACGGAGAAGCCGACTAGCCGTATGAATTACGCGCCCACGCCCGCAAGGACTGCAGCACCGCTCCCGTATCGTCGGCGAACGCAGCATGCTCGATCGCCTCGTGGAGGTAGTCCTCGAAATCGCGGAGCCACTGCACGTTGCCGGTCTGCTGATAGCGCTCGTGCGCGGCGGCCGCCCGCGCAGCCCACTTGGTCGCGGTCTCCTCCTCGATCTGGGCGCGCGTCTTCTGCGCGAGCTCGACCCGGGCGTCGTCCCAGATGGTCATTTGTACTTCCGCTTGCTGCTCTTTCGACCGCCCTGCGAGAGGCGATCGGACACTCTCTTTGCGCTTCCGAAGATCCGATCGACGCTGTCCGCGAACTTGTCGACACCGCTCGCGACCCCCTCCATGAAGTCGGGGTTCATGATCTTGCCGACGACGGTGTTGACGATGTCGGTCGCCACGTCGATCTTCTTTTTGCTTTTGCCGAGCACGAACCGATCGACGAGCCGAAGCGCCGCGATGGCAGCCTGAAGCCGCTCGTGCTTCGACGTGTTCTCGTCGTACGCGAGGTTCGACAGGTCTTTCACTTTTTGAACTACGTCCATGATCGATCCTCTTACCCTGGCCCGTTGAGCGGGTCGACGCCTTGAGGAACTTCGGGAATGCCAAGTGCTCGATGAAGCGCATTGATCTCGACATGCTCCGCCTGCACGGCAGCATCAATCTCTGGGTCGGTGTGGTGGCCGTAACCAGAGTAGCCACACCGAAGACACCGGAAAACATCCACTCCGTTGACAAAACCGCGTGCGTGCCTGGCGCCGCACGTTGGACACTCAAACTGAATACTCATGTCTCATCCTTCCGGATCGTGAATGTGATCTCGACGTCCGCGTAGTCCTCACCCTCGAACCGTTCTAGGTACTTTGAGAACTTGTGCGCGTCCTCGGCGGACACAGCCACCTTGAACGGATGGCCGTCCGCGTCGTCCTGGAGCTTGAGATACGCCTGCGCGATGTTAGCGGACGACGGATCGCGTTTGACGAACTGCACACCCACCAGGAACGCCTTGCCTTGGGCGACGATCTCCTCACTCATGCCAAGAACCTCGGAAGAGGCCGATCGGAAGCGCTGACTGATTCCAACCGCTCGCAATGGTTCATGCTGACGCACTTGGGCTGCTTGTACTCCGGCGCGTCGACCGGCTGCACACCTACCTCGATGCCGGTCGCCACGAGCTCCGACGGCTTGACGTGGACGACGCGGTAGCGGTTCCCGTGCTTGGACGTGCGATTGTCGAGATCGGGCAGCGTGACAAGAGCCCCGACCACAAGCCAGTCTGGAACGGGGTTACTCATCGGCCGATCCCGAAAACAGCGCATCGTACCCGCGCAAGGCATCCCCTATGGAAGGAAGATCGCGATGGCGTCGCGCCACTGAGATGACCTTGCGCGCGGAAATCAGCTCTTCGAGAACGAGGTGTTCCTCAAGGTCCTCGAAGACAAATCCCACATCTCCAAAGTCCTGGTGAGGGTAGTCGCTGGCGACGCGAACGCTCGAGACAAACGCCGCGAGCTCAGCATCGGTGAGTCGCGTGCTCATCAGTCCTCCGCCGTCGGCTTTGCTCGTCGCCCTTTGCCTCTGCTGCGCTCGCGCTTGGGGCGCTCGCGTTCACCGTTTGCCTGGATGGGACCGAACTTCTCCTCGAACCGATCAAGCATCTCGTCGGCGAACCCCTCGGCGACGTCGGCAATGTCGTTGATGAGGTCGTCGTAGTCGCCGTCGAAGTCGGCGGGCACCTCGTAGCCGGCCGCGCCCGCACACACGAGATTCAGCCACATCTCTTTCTCGTTCATGGATCCTCCTCAGAGAGATTTCTTTTCACATACACTACCACCTGTCAACGGGTGTGTCTCACTGGGTACACTTGCAGATGTAAACGCACGTTCCATAGACCAACCTCTGCGGATGCGCGCATCGAGAGCGCTTGGCTTGAGGCTAAGGCGTTTGGCCCACCCGTGTAACGTGTCGGTGATCCCGTTATGCGTAAACATGCGCGTCTCGTCTCTGTTCTCGGCCTGCTCAGCTCGCGTCGCCCACCGAACGTTGCCCGGTTCGTAATTTCCGTGACGATTCGGAAAACGATCAAGTGTGTGCTTTGGAGTCGGCTTTGGTCCCATATCCGCGAGGAAGTTTTCGGCAGACAGCCATCTCTCGCACACCGTGATGCCTTGCTCACCGTAGTACGCGTACCACGGACTATTCTTCTGAAAGCAGCGAGCAATCATGTTTTCCCATGAAGAATACTCGGAAGACGTCGCATCTCTCGTTGCGTGCCCGTGTTTCTGGGGTTGAGATTTCCACTGACAACGACGCGAACAGAATTTTCGATTATTGCTGAGGTAGTCTACAAATTTTACTCCGCATAGTTGACATACAATCTCACATGGCGGCGGCATTATCGACTCCTTGGAGCGTCACATCCTCGACACTCTTTCAAAAGTTCCTTTGCAGAGCCGTTCATTCCTCCGCACGCCGAGCACGTCCACCCCGGTAGCACGACTCCACCCGGTGCGCGCCATGTGCCGGCCGGGGCCCCGTGGTCGCCGTTGTTGTCACGGATGGACCCGCAGAGCGTGCACCAGTGCACGAGCGTCAGGTCCGCGCCGATGACGACGATCTCGGAGAAGGGATGCTCGCATCCGGTATCGATCACGTTGAGCCGTCCTGTACCCAGTGCCCACGAATGCACGGCTTACGGCATCGTGCGCAGAGCGGCACGGTTTCAACGACGGCTTGGAATGCACCAATAGCTTTCGGTTGGCAGTCGAAGCACACGGTTTCTTTACGAGGGAATCCGGACGCGACCAACGCAGCCTCCAGATCGTCCGAGAACTCCGCGTCGACCATTCGCCGACGCTGCGCGTATTCCCACAACAAGTCCTGCGCCATCGGATCCTCGGTGCTGAGCGGTACCTTCCCCCGCGGGGTCGTCGGGTACTTGTCGGACTGGAACATGTCGTCGATGAGATGAGCGCCCATTACGCGGCTCCAATCTTCGAGAAGTTGTGCTCGTTCTTGAGCTCTTTGCGGTATTGGCGCCAGCCCCACAGGTTGCCCACCGGGACTGCGCAATCCACCCAACGTGCGCCGAGTTCGGTGCCGTAAAGCACCCACTCCTCTTCGGTAATCGCCTGCGCCACGTGCTCGAAGGGGCTCATGTGGCCTGCCGCCGCGAGCTTGTCGGCACGCGCCAGGTCCGCCGGCGGATCACGCTTGTCCTGGTTCAGGTAGCTGACGGCAGCACATCGACCGATGCTGATGCAGCACATTGCGTCCTCGCCGTGATCCGACGCGAGCAGAGCTTCTTCGTCGAATCCGGTCACGTACGGCAAGTGCCACTGTCTCGATTTGAGCTCTCTTGGTTGGCTCTCCCGATAGAGACGATGCGCTTGATGAGCGACGTAAGCCAGCTCCGGCTGCGCGGCCGCGTGGTCACGAAGCCCAAAGAAATTGCCCCATTCTGTCGCGGTGCAAACGACGGTGATGAACATGCCGAGTTCGGCAGGTCGGTTGGCGACCTGCTTGTGCAGCCCGACCGCACCCAGCTCGCGCGCGTATCGAACGCCGCTCATGGTGGCCTCGAGCCAGAGCCGCTTCGCTTTGTCGAGCGCATCTCCTTCCAAGCTTTCGCGAGCAGCCATCCCTGCCTGATTTTTCCCCCACCAAACCGGCAGCATCGGATCCTCTTCGATCCGGCCGAGGAGCTTCTCGGTCGGGATCGCGCGGGAGGAGGCGCTATTGCGCGAAAACATTCGGTGCGTGAGTAACTCGGAATGTACGATGCGTGGGTACTCGAGCTCGAACGTCGTCAGCCGTGCACCGTTCGGCCCCACGCTGTCCAGGATGATCTTCGCTTCGTACGCCATTTAGTCCTCCTCCAGCTGTTCTCTCTCACGCTCTGCGCACCACCCATTGTCCGCCAGACTGTCCAGCGTTTCTTTTTCGTCGTAGCTCCACTCCCCCTTGAACCGGCGCAGGAGGCGCGCGTACACCGTGGCCGATAAGACCACCGAACCGGCCGCGTTACGTGCAATCCCTTGCGCGGGTCCGACAACCGCCTCCAGTTCCTTCGCGCGTTCCTGAAGCTGGTGTGCCTTCTGCCCGAACGCATCCCGCTGCGCCGTCAGCTCGTCCACCTGAACGCGAAGACTCGCCTCGTCCTTGAGCCGCACGAGCAGCCAGTTCACGAGCGCGACCAGCTTACCCTTCGAGTGCCTGTGACCCACCATCTGCATCGCGACACCGTACTCGTCGTGCGATTCGCTGCGTGTCGGGAACGCCTCCCTGATGGCGTAGGTCCATTCATCTCCGACGTCGGTCCACTCAGTCTCGAGCTTCTCCCAAAACTCCAACCGCTTGCGGAGCTCATCGAGCACCGAGATCCCGCCTCGGTGTATCCCGAGCAGGTCGACGATCGCGTCGAGCTGCCGCATGTGTCCGCAGTTTTCGAGCGTGCAGTGGGTCCTCGGTTCTGCCTCAAGCACCCCCATCCACGCCCTCTCCGGCATCTGCACAAGAAGCGGACTACCATCACCGGCGTAGTGGCACCGAAGCTGAACCCATCGCTCACCCCCGAAGAGTCCCTCCGGACGAACGACTTCGATCATCCCGATATTGAAAATGTTCTCCGTCATCGCCGGCCCCCGTCGCGAGGCTTCGTCAGCCTCGCGGCCAACAGCAACGCTTCGTTGGTCGCCTCGCTCTGAGTCCTGAAAGTCTTCAAATCGCTCCCGAACGGGCTCGACTTCTCGCACGTGAAGACCTGGATCTCCCAGGGGCGATCCTCCTCTTCGTCGTTGAAGCAGACGAGGACGTAGTCTCCGCGACGACCTCCAGCTCCGAAGAACTGAAACTGGGTGGCAGCCAGGAGATCGGCCCGGAGCCGAGCGAGCTGGCAAGACACCACAACCTCGTCCTCACGATGCAGAGTCCAGGCGCGTCCACACCGAGAACAGATCTTCTCCGCTGTCATCGGAGCTGCTCCGCAAGCCGAATGTCGCCCTTGCCCTCGATGACGCCGAGCGTGCGGAGGCGCGAGAGCGCGTTGTTGAAACCGCCGCCTCCCGGCTCGTACGGCGGATCGCAGAGCCTGGCGATTTCTTCCTTTGTCATGGGCGCAAGCGATCCCTTGAGCGTCCGCATGATTTCACGGTGCGACCTATTCAGTTCGGGGTGCTGCATCCATTCCGTGAAAAGAGCGTCGGCATCCTCGGGCAACGGATCAAAGCGACCGAGCACACGGAAACCGTCGTCGGTGATCTCGAGCGGGTCGTTGCCAGCGATATGACCCGCCGTCCGGAGCGCACTCAGGTTGTTGTTGAACCCTCCGCCATTGGAGGCGTAGCGCGTCAGGACGGCGAGCTTGCCCTTGCTGCATGCCCCGTGGCGCGCAAGCGCGAGCAGAATGCGGCGGCGACCTCCGGACATCGGCTCGCCGGACCCGGCGGCAACCGGGCGATGTGCTGCACCGTTAGTTACTGCCGGTGGCGGTTTGAGATCCTTCCGATTCTTCTTGCTCCACCGGAGGTCGTAGGCGTTGACGACGTGCCCCTCGACGCTGAGCTTCGCGACCAGCTTTTCCACCCGATCGGCCATCTCCAGCATACCGGTCTTGAGGTCTCCGTAGAACCGAACCATCTCGCTGACTCGATCGTCGAGCTTGACGATGGCACCTGCGCGGATTCCTACCACTTCACCGCGCAGGTCTTCTAGCAGCCTCACCTGCTCTTTCGACAGTATCGGGACCTCCACGGTCTTGGAGAAGGCTGGCGCCTCGCTAGCGGCGAACGCGCGCTTCAACTGCTTCTCCAATTCCTGAACACGTCCCCGTAGCACCCTCGGATCGTCGGCCTTCGCCTTCTCGATGGTCGCCGCGAGCTTGTCACGGAGCTCGCCCAGGTCCACCTCGGCCGCGTGCTTTGGCGCGGTCACTCGAGCACCCGCCTTCGGCGTCGCCGACGAGTCGAACGTCTCTCGCAGGTTGATGTGCGTGCGGACCATCTTCTTGAGCCAGCTCGGGCTCCAGACCCACGCGTCCCCGTCACCAAGCGTCTGAAGCGATGCCAACACATCGGTACCGTCTCGATCGGCGTTGTGCTCGATCCACCGCTCGATGGCGTCGCGATCCTGCGGTCCGGTCATCCGATGTGCAATGAGTGTCTCAACCTGCGTGAGAACATCCTTCGAGACGAGTGCCGGCCGCTGACTAATGAGCGTGACGCCGAGCCCACGCGCGCGACCCTTTCTCACGAGATCGTTGATGGCGCCCACGAGTCGCTCTCCACCGTGGTCGATGCGCTGGGGCACAAAAGTGTCGCATTCGTCGAGCATGACGTGCAGCGCATCGCGGTTCTTCAAGTAGAGCCGCTCTGCGAAATCCACCATGAACCGCCGCTGCGCGCCCTTCGAGAAGAGACCGAGGTCGAGCACCACCGGTTGCCGGTGCTCAATCACAAAGTCGGCGATGACCGCGCCGCCCGTCTCCTCGAGCGGTACGTCTGCGTGCTCACCACCAAGGATGATGACAGGCAGCCCCGGCGACTTGCCGTCGCGCGAGTGCCGGAGCCCCCACGTCACTCCGATGGGATCCACGTACACGACGGGGAGCCCTGCCTCGATGAGCTGCTCGGCGAGCACGCTGGCGGTGTTCGTTTTGCCCGAGCCACGCTTGCCGAGCACGGCGAACGTTTGCGTGACGGCATCCGTCGGGAGCGTGACGTCGGGAGAAAGTCGCAGCTTCACGACAAATTCTTTCCCGCCTGCGCGCTGATGACCGCGTCAATCGCCTTATTTTCCGTCTTCTCCTCGAAGCAAACGGTAGCCTCCAGGAGCCATGCCTTGAAACGCTTGTACGCATCGGCATCATTGAACAAGACCGCGTCGCGGATAATCACCGAACCGTTCTCCTTGATCCGCATCCACTCCTTGTCGGCGTGCATGAAGATGATGTCTCCGGCTGCGTCGGGTATGGAGGCTCCTTTCGGCGTCCCGCCGGCCCCAGACTTGAAGACGAGGTTCCCTGGCTTGATGCTCATGGATAATGCTCCTTGCTGTACTTGGCCACGAGACCTTGGTGTCTGCGAATCGCGAACGCCACCCGGTCGCGCACTTCGGTCTTTCGGATCGTCATGTACCCATGCTCCAGCGCCTTGTGCGCCGTCCGCACGTCGCAGCGGGCAGCCTCTGCGATCGTGCGAGCGATTTCTGCGTTGGTGACCTCGGTCACGCGACCTTCAGCCGCGTCTCCGACTTCGGCTCCTCAGCGGTGGCAACACTGGACCTGGGTACGACGTACGCACGCAGTTCGGCGCTCGCGGTCAGAACGCGCACGCGGTACGGGACGGGCAAGTCGGTGACGGCGTACGGGATCGGTTCATTCTTCATGATTGCCTCCATCGGTGAGTTTGTGTTTCCAGTGCGAGGAACGTGTCTCGATGTCGGGGTGCTCGCTCACGGCAAGCAACTTGGCGCAGCCGGGCGAACAGGCGCGCACGGACTTGGACTGATAGGGACGCCGGGGAATCCCCTTGCCACACACGGCGCATTTGTGATCGTCCATTCAGCTCTCCTGAACTTGCGCGAGGTCGTCCTTCGACAGCTCAAGATCTTCGAGCCGGTACACCGATCGAAGTGTCACACCCTCCAGATGATCCGTGCGCGCGTCCGGCGGGCGCCGATCGAGCAGCGCGACGATCCCTCGAACATCGAACCCCGCCTCCCGAAGAGCGCCCACCGCGTGCTTTGCGGTCGCGCCGGTCGAAAGGACGTCCTCCAGGAGAACGACCCACTCCCCGTACCGAGCCCACGCTTGCTCGACCACGTGCCCGGTCCCGTGATCCTTCGGGGTCTTCCTCACGAAGATGACGTTGTAGGAGAGCTCGCCGTTGCGCGCGGCGGCGTAGGTGGCGACGACGCTCGCCAGATGGCAGCCCCCGAGCACGACACCGGCCACAGCATCCACGTGCCCGAATGCGCGAATCTCCTCGTACAGAAGTGCCGCGAGCGGCTGATGAATCTGACGGCTAAGAACCGTTCGTTTCGCGTCCACGTAAAGCTTCGACTTGCCGCCAGACGCGAGCTTGAACCACTCGCCGGGGGCTGCGACTTTCATCGAGTACGCCTTGAGGTGCGCCAGCACGAATTGTCGATCGTTCATGATCTCCACGTTTTCCCGGATAGAACGTTTCTGACTGATGTTCGGCTCACGCCGTACTTTATAGAAAGCGCCACCTGACCCATGCCGTTCGACCTATCTAGTTTGATCGCTTCTGCCAACTCAGGCGTCAGTTTGGCTAGCCCGTGGTTCACCCCCTTTGCCTGTCGATTCTTCGCAACCTTGTCGTTAGAATTGTCCAGTGTCGTTCCGCCAAACAGGTGCGATGGCCCAAGCGTATCGTCCACGTTCTTGACGCATGGCGGATTGTCGCAGCGATGTAGCGCACACATCGGCCATACGCCGTCGACAAGGAAGAGAGCGACACGCGATGCGGCCTCTTGGTGGCCTTTCGCAATGACGAACTGTCCGTAACCTCGCTGATTGGTTGCCGCTGTCCATACCCAGCATGGACCAAGGTCTGGTCGCGGCGTTGGTCCGTTTTTGTTCACCTTCTCCCAAAAACGTTCCTCTAGTGATTTTCGCGAAACAAACTGCCCAGCCTTCATCGCCGTGCCCCATTGCGATCACTTCGCCTTCTTCCGCATGTTCTCCGCGCGCTTGCGACCCCCGGCCCGTCCGATCACGGCCATGTGCTCGCGATCCGCGCTCAGGATGAGACCACCCTTGCGGCCGGCCTCCTTCGCGTTGGACGAGTCGAACTCGTGCGCGCGTCCCTGCGCGTGAGCGGCCTTGCCGCCCTTGCTGGCGATCTCTCGCTGCTTGTTCGAATCCATCGAGGCGAATCCCCTCTTCCCTTTCGTCTTCACGCCGCGTCTCCCTTCTCCTTCTCACGCCAATCGCCTGCTCGAATCCGATCCGGAATGGTTTTGGGGTCCCCGCCCCAGTTCACCTCGTTCCAGTTGCGTTCGATCCAATCGGCGATAGCGTACGCCACCAAGTTCTCGGTCTTCTCCGATCGGTCGAGAATGTTGGCTGTCGCCTCTATCACCGCCCTTGCCCGAGCGGTGTTGTCGGCTCCCTGAACGATCTCCCGGGCCTTCTTGGCATTTGGGCTCCGCTTCTTGCCCGCCGCCCGTGGGGCCTTCTCGACGAGCTCCGCGACCTTCCCCTTGGCCTCCGCCGGTTCGAGCCGCGCGAGTCGGTAGCCGTCGCTGACCGAAATCTTCCCGCTCTCCACCGCATTCCGGACCGCCGCGGGCGCCTCGAGCAGGGCGAGAAGGTTCTTCACGGTCGCCGGGCTGATGCCGAAGAGGGCAGCCACTTCCTTCTCGTCGCGCCCGAGGTCGATGTAGCGCTGGGCCTTTCTCGCCTTGGCGAGCGGCGAGTCCTCGGTGGCGTGCTCGTTCGAGCTGATGAGCATCGCCATCACGCGCTGATCGCTGGACGCTCGCCGGAGCAGCACCGGGAGCCGGATCGGCTCGCCCCCCTGCTTCTTCAGCCGCTTGTTCGCTTCGCGCGCCGCCTTGGTGCGCTGCCGGCCGTCGATGATCTCGACCTTGCCGGTCTCGGGGTTGCGCCGGCCGAGCAGCACCTTGAGCACGCCCTGCGGCGGACCGTCCGGATCCGGGGCGTACATCATGTTGAGGACGAGCGACTCCTTGTAGTCGTTGTCCACCCGCTCGTCGTAGAGCACCGACTCCTTGCTGGTGACCAGGACGACGTCGGCCGGGTCGAAGTAGTAGACGTCCGTCTTGCCCTTTGCGTTCAGGGCGTCTCGCGATGCTTTCGGCATTTATCTCCTCCATATCTTGAACTTCACGACAACCCTCTCTCGGTAGCAACCCACGATGCGACAACCTCCGGTCCGTTCGCGAGCGACGAGAACCATGCCGTCTCTCCTTCTTCTCCGTTCGTGAAGAGGAAGAGGACCACGTCGATATCTTCCTCGACCATCGAGCTGCCTAGTTCGACGCACTTCACTTCGAGCGCTGGAGCCTCATCCCGTTCAACCGCGGGCGTCCGTCCGATCCTCCCCAACCACTCGTCAAGAGCCGCAACGATGTCGATCCGGGTGCCGTTGGACAGGTACGAAATCGGCCGCCCGTCACGCCAGTCCACAAAGAGCGCGAACGCGACACCGGGTCCGATCTCGCTCTCGATGAGTTTCCCCATCGCCCGCAGGACAGCGCGCATCATGGCGTCGCTACTCATGGTCCGTAGGCTCCCCGCGCGTGACGTTGCCGTCGATGGTCTCCGCGACCAGTACGTTGAGCGAGCCCAGAAGCATCTTCTCGCGCGTCCCCTGATCGGCAGCGACGAACTCGGCCCTCTTTTTGAGCGGCCACGCGAGGTGCGGCTTGCAACACGAGAAGTCCGGGCAGCACTCGTGCCGGGTGTTCGGGCACACGGAGTTGCCCATTGCCCACCAACGGAGCTGCTCTTCAGGCGTCGCTGCCCCGGACGGCTCCCAGGTCCGCATGCAGCGGAAGTCCTGGCACTCGCGATTGCCGCCAGGATGACGAGGGCAGCCGACGGATAAATCATCCGGCACGGAGCACCTCCACCGATTCTTCGACCGTATCAATCGCCTCGATCCAAGCGACAGCGACCTGCGCCACCTGGACGAGCTCCGCACGCAATCGCTGCCGGAAGTACCGCTCACAATGCAGCGGCATCCGCAGGAGTTTAGGATCCCGCGCATACTGCAGAGTCGAGTCCGTATGCTCGTTCACTTCGCGCGCGACTTCGCCTAGCTCCTCGGTCAGGACCGCGAGTTTGTCCGCGTAGGAGATATCCGAGTCGGCGCACGAGAACGCGTGCTCGCCCTCCCGAACTTGCTGCTCCACTCGGAAACGCTCGCGCAGGATGTCGGACCAGATCCGTACGCTCATCGTGCGGAGGACCCTACAACTAGCTCTTGCAGACGTCAACGACATTTACTACGGTTGTCACCGATGGAACGAACGGAAACACAAGACGTCGTCATAAGCGGGCGAGTTTCCAAGCGACTCCACGCCAAGATTCTCGCCGAACAGCAGCGCATTGCCAAAAGCAACGGCATCAAACCGAGCATCAACGAGGTCGTGCGGATGCTCCTGGAGCGCGGTCTGCAAACAAACGGCAAACGCCGATGACCTACACCGACAAATCTCTCCTGCTCGCCGAGTGGGCCTGCCCGCCCAGCGCGTGCCCCGTCTGCGGCAACGCCGGCACGCACCAGATCGAATGCGCGATGGATCTCGCGCTCTCCGAACGAGGATTTTACACCCGCGAGGAACGTGAACGCGCCCGCGCGTTTATCAAAGGGCAGCTCGCGCCCACGCTGCCGCCGGAGAAGCCGTGATCGCCGCCACGTGCTGCCGTTGCGGCCACGAGCTGAACAAGAAAGGCGGAGTCCTGCTGACGGACCCTGTTCGCAGCTCTCCCGAGACGATCCTCTTCAACGGTCTCGAAGGGGACCTCGTCGTGAAACACCACGTCTGCGTTTCGTGCCTGGAGGCAATCTTGGAGTGGTTGAAGAGGCCCATGTCGGTTCGATGCGAATGCGGTGCGGAGCTCGCGGAATGCACCCAGTGCGGCGTCGCTGGAGAACCGGTTGGGCACGTCGAATGCCCCGTCGCTGCGCGCAAGGCGGGACGTGTGCCGATCGCCGCGTACCACGTTTGTTCACTGCATCATGGACGGCTGACTTCCACGGACCCTCCCACGGTGCACGTCCTCTTCGAGGGTCGCGCGCTCTGCGGCTTCATGGCCGGCTGCGGTGCCTGGGTGTCCATCGCGGACATGGAAAAACAAGAGGCTGGCTTCACACCGTGCGACCGGTGCCTCAGTCTCGCATCGGCATCGTCCCTCTCTCGGAATCGTGCCTGAATGCTGAACCTCACCCCCATCCAGATCGCCCTCCTGGCGATGGTCTACGAGGCTCACGAGGCGCACCCGCCCGTCGCCGGCCAACTCAGTCCAGCCGACTGCGTCGCCGTCTGGGGCTCCTGGCAGAAGGCTGCCGCACAGCTTACGCCCACCGCGCTTGCCTCTCTTGGCACCGAACGCGGCACCCGCGAGCTCGAGTACACGACGCTGCACGGCCGACACCGGCGCGGTAAGGAGGGGCGACTCGTGCACCTCTACCGATTGCGTGCCCACTTGGCTGCCGTCGATCTCGCCGCCCGCTGCGCATGGGCAGTGGCGCACAAGCCGAAGGACCGCCTGCACGTCACCTGGAAAGATGTGCCGGCCGAAGTCCCGAGCTCGGCATGGCCGGACGGTCGCCGCTGCAACGCGTGCGGCTGCGTGCCGGACAAACCGTGCACCGTCGAACTGCCTGGTGGTTTCGGCGAAGGAAGCTGCGTGCCGCCCGGCGTGTACGGATTCAAGTGGTGCACGGCGTGTCAGATCAAGGAGACCGCGTGACGATCTCGACAGAGAACGACCCGATCTGGTGCACGGAGTGTGGTCGGCTACTGCCGTGGAAGCACGCCTATGCGCCGACCTGGCGGGCGCGCGTCGCCAACCCGATCCGGTCCGCACTGCAGTACGCGATCGACCGCGTGCTTTACCGCGCGATCGATCGGTTGAACCAGTTCGTGAGATCACGATCATGACCTACGACGAGATCCACCCTGTGATGCGCACCGCCCTGCTGGCGATCCAAAACAAAGGCATCCGTGTGCCCACAATGAACAGGCACCTCTCGTGAGCGATCGACCGAGCCCCAAGCCTGGCGACGTGCTGCTCGGCTGCGTGCACAAGCCGAATCTCTACAGCGCGCACATCTTTCTCGTTCCGAACCCAAATGGATTGCCGTTCCGGCGTCCCGACGGCACGCACGGCTCGGCGAAATGGATCGTGCTGTGTGATCCATGCAACACCGTGTTTATGGAACACGACGGTCGTCTCACGGCCGATGTGCCCATCGGGTGCGACCACGTCTGGCAAGACGAGGATGAACCGTTCGAATACGAGAAGCCGTCGTGACCGACTTCGAGCTCCGCGCCTTGAAGCTGCTCGTGGAGCAGACCAAGAATCGCCTGGTGGGGCCTGGCTACTTCGGGTCCTGCCTCTGGCCGGAGACCCGACGACCCACGTGGGCGTTCGCGCGACCGGCGGGTAACGTCCTCAACCGGCTACGCGCGAAAGGTCGGCGCCGTCACGCGAGGAGTTCGGGTGGCGAGCAACGGACATGGGAAGAATGGAGGCAGCACGTGACTGACGAAACATGGCGTGGACCAAACAAAACCGAGGAACCGACCTTTCGCCCGGGTCTCTATCAGCACTACAAAGGCCCCTCGTACACAGCGCTAGGCATCGTAGAACACCACGAGACGCACCTGCCGTACGTGCTCTACGTCAGCCACACGACGGGCAAGGTCAAGTTCCGCCCGCTCAACCCCGTGCTCGGCGACCCGGACGGGTGGGCCGACTGGGTGGAGTGGGAAGGCAAACGGGTACGGCGATTCGCGTACCTGGGGGAGAAGGCGCATGCGAGCGAATGATGCGTTGGTGTCATGGGCGATTGTCTCGCCAATCATCCTAGCCATCCTCGTCGTGGTCATCCACGCGTATCGCGACAGTGATCTTCTTCAGACGGAGATGACCCAAGCATGTGAACAACGCGCCGTGGACGGCGAGAAGGCGCGCAAGCAGAGCAAAGACGAGAAGGAGTGCCGCGAGCTCTCGCGGACGGCCTACACACTCATCAGCCCAAACCCCAGCGACGAGAAATTTATCGACACGTTCAACATCTCCTACGAGAAGTGCATGGAAGTGCGCGGGAGCAAACCATGAAACAACTCTCCTTCTCCACCCCGCTCTCCTTCTCCACCGAAGTCCCATCCGGCGTCCCGCCGGCCGTCGCCGACATCCTGCATGCCGCTCAGTCGATGGTGTTCTCCGCACGCATTGTGCGTGGATGCTGGGGCGTCGGCATCGGCCCGAAACGCAAGTGGATACTCACAGGAGACTGCTGCTGCGCCCTCGGCGCGCTGCTCGTCATCAGGGGAGCCGTCGCCGAACCGCACGAAACCTCGCCGCGTGCGACGATCCTGCGTGTGCTCGGACTCACGGGCGACGAGCTCGATTCATTCGTCCACGGGTTCGACGATCACGGACGCATGTACGACGACCTGGAGTGGTTCCGGTACGGAGAAATGGTGGCAAAGAAGGTGGTAATTCATGACGCCGCGTGAAGCCAAGTCCTTGCTGGACGTGATCAAACCAAAGCTCGTGGGTCGGATTCATACGGACGATGGCTCCGTACCCGCAGACACACCCGGCGCGACAGGGTTCTACAACCCACCGAGCAACGAATCGCTGGCGAAAGCGATCCAGGAGCTCATCGAGATCGTGGAATGGATGCTCGCCGAGCAAGAAACCGAACGCGTAAAGAAAGGCGGATTCTGATGAACACGAACGAGGACGTGGATCAACTCGTCGAGCGACTCTCCGCCGAGCAACGTCGGATTGGCACCGACCGTGAAGCGATGGCGTCCGAAATCGTGGCCGGACAGCACATCACCTCGATCGAGGAAGGCAAGTGGTTCGCTCGCGCCTGGATCATCGCGGCCGCGCAGCATGCCTCGAACGAGGACTACCTCCGGAAGGAGCGCGACAAACTCTTGCGCGTCATCCGGCGAGCAGCCAACCAACTCTTCGATTCACGCGCGCAGTGGGTGGAGAAGGTTGCGGCGGGGAATGTGGCCGCCCTCGAAACGCTGCAGTCGGTCGCCGACGACATGAAGCTGCTGGAGCCGGACGAAGTCGGCACCGCCCGCGCCGCTGTGTCTTACGTCGAACGATCCGACGGTCGCCTGCTCGCCGTCTGGAACCGCCGCTACAACGGATGGTCCATGCCCGGCGGCAAAGTCGAGGACGGGGAGACGATCTTTGCAGCGCAAGCGCGTGAGCTTGAAGAAGAGACGGGCCTCACCACGATCGGTGCGTCGGTCATCTACAGCGCCCCCACCGCAATGAGTGCGGCTGACCGCGGCCGACACGTCACCGTCTTCAGCGTCGTGACCTCCGGGGAGCCGCGCGAAACCGAGGCAGGCTGCCCGGTGAGGTGGATGACGCGCGAGGAGTTTTTGGCCGAGTCACCGTTCCGGGAGTTCTACCGGGAGATGTTCGCGAAATTGTATGAGCGTTGAACGTGCAAGGCGTTTTGAACCGCCAACGGATTCAATCTAATGCGCGCAAAGCAACTGAAGACGAAGGAGACGTGAAGATGAAGTGCCCTTGCGAGACCTTTGCTGACAGCGGTAACCGCTACCTCGTGTGTGTCCCCGATCCGAAGTACGGCAACGTCTGCTCGACATGCGGGTGGTCGGAGGCTTCGCACACCGACGAGACGAGAGCCATCATGCGAGGCGAGCATCCCGAGTCGGTGCCTGACGGATATGGCGGCTTCTACCGGAGACCCAAGTGGGGCTCGCCGCACCGTAGGCCGCCGTGCTGAACGGTAAACAAGATCGGCGCGCCATCCTGCGCGTGGAGCAACAGGAGGCGAGGATGGACTATCCCGAATGCACACTGCAACAGCAAGTGAACGAGTGGGTGGCGCATCCTATCGGCAAGGGCGCTCCTATCTTGCGACCTGTTGATGGGAACACTCGTCCATCCAGCGCCGCACGATGGTCCACGAGAGAGGCAGCGATTGCAGAGCTTGCGCAGTGGGGATGGGTCGTACGGATTGGCGGGTTTCAGGTCCGCACCGGTCCCACTCGGAAGACGACGTGATGCGCGCGAAGGAGGACGAGATGGGCAGCGGGACGGATGATGCGAGCAGCTTCGGTCCTTTCACGACCGAGCAATACAAGGCGATGGCTAGGGAAGCGCGCGGCCAGGAGGCGAAGGTGATGGACTTCGATGAGTGGTGGATTCGCCGTGGCCGTTACATGGACACCGATCCTGGGGTAGCGTTGGTCGACAAGCTGAAAGACATGATGGAGATGTCTTGGGCCGCAGCCAAGGCGCAGTCGGGCAACTACGTAGCCGATACGGCGGAAGCTCCACACGAGGTCATCTTCGCGAACGGTCGTAGGGTCGTTGTGGGGTCGGATGGCGCGCTAGGCGTCGGATGGAATGATAGGTAGTCAGCAACCGTCGCGCCATCCTGCGCGCGAAGGAGGACGAAGCGGTGAAAAAGAAGCCAGATGAGGCCAACGGCCTCACGCTCGACCAGAGGCGCATCGCCACTCGCATGGTCATCCACCTGATTAGCAAGTCGTGCGGGGTCCAGGCTTCCAATCATTGGGCTTGGGAGATGACTCCGATGCCTGCCGGCTGGCCAAGTGACGAACAGCTATTCGAAGGTCTGATGATGGCAGCTCGAGGCACACTGCGCGGACCTTGGAGCATGCCGAAAGGTGCGGAGAAGGCGACCGCCTCCCCGAGATAATCCTGCGCGCAATGAACCGGAGACCGCATGAGACCTGAACTACTGGCGCAGCTCCTCTCTCCTGTCCCGACCGTACGCACGGTGACAGACGTCATCCGCAGAGTCATCGGTGGGGAGCAGGGCGAGGGTCTCGTGGGACAGGTCTATGGCGACCAGTTTCGACGTCGCGAGGCCGTGTATGACGCGTCCGGCGGACGGTGGACACGTGAGACAGAGTGGATACGAAAGAGTATCTTAGGCGCGTAATGTACGCGCTGAGGAGGACAGGGTGAACGAAGATCGTAATCCGGTGTGCGGAATATGCCACGAGCCTCGAAGCACTCACGTCCAGACGGATGATGGCGACCTAACGCACCCGAGGGAGGCTCGTGGTGAAGGTCGCTATGAGTTGGTACGCGAAGGCCACATGCAGGGCGGCGGTGCCTGGGAAGACGACTACTACGTGCCGCCTGTCTATCGGTTCGTGTCGGCTCAAAATGAGATGACCACGCCCGGCCGCGACGTACCTTGCCGTAAGGATTTCCCGCACGTCAAGCCGTGTGGACCATCGCCCGACGGAGACCCGTTGGCATGCGCTTGCGGGTGTGCGGCTGACGATGTGTTCTGCACGTCTACTCCCTGACAGGCTTCACCGTCAGCGGCTTGCCTCGCAGAGCCGACTTCTCCACCCGCTGCAGGAGCCGGCCTTTATGTTTCGCGTTGCAGGCCATCTGTCTCCTCGATCACGACACTGTCCGGCCTTGCCGGGGGCGGCTCGGCAATCCGATTGAACGCCTGCAGGAACCGTTTGAGCTCAGAGGCCGTGAACTCGCGAGCGCAGCCTCGTTCGCCCCACCCATTCTCTCCCTGCAGCCAGTAACTGCCCAGCCGGAGAACGAACGTCAACGCAGCACCGTCAACCGACCGCTGGCGCGCGTGACCGCCGTGTACGCAAGCCGCCGCGCGTCGTCGGTATCGCCCTCGTTCCAATCCACGCACACGACGACGTGCTCGAATTGCGATCCCTGCGACTTGTGGACGGTCATCGCATAGCCGAAGTCGTAGAGGTGGCCCGCCTCACCCATCGAATCAACCTTGATGCCAGCCTCCTTCAACTCGTCGACCGAACCGAACGTCGACTGCTCACCGCGCCGGCGCGGCAGCCGATGAAATTGATCGCGGCAGACGTTTCGATTCTCGACGTTGACCCCTTCGTCTGGGAAGTCGATGTCCACGTTGAGCAACCACCAGGAGTCCGAGAACTGTTCCGCGTCTCGCTGAAGCAAGCCTCGCATCCCGTTGTAGACCGGCGGGTAGTTTCGGAGCGCCATGACCGGCTCCCCTACCTGCGGCAGCTTGCCCTGGTGGCCAAGCATCTCGCGGACGGTGCGGTTGATCGAGACGCGGGTGACGTGCTTCCAACAGACGACCGCGACGTCGAGTGGCGCAGTCGGTCCGTGCGCGTTCAACGACTCCTCGCTCGAGGCCGTAGCCACCGACTCTTTCAGCACCCTCGTGTACTCGTACTTCGACAGCACCTGCACCGCGTTACCATCGGCAAGCGCCGGATCGAACCGACCCGTTGTGCGCAGCGCATGCGCCATCCGGATGATGGGACTCGACTCGGCCTGCCGATGAATCTTCTCGAGCCGCAGATCGGGGGCGACCATCAGCGAACTACTGCCCCGAACGGGCGGAAGCTGACCGTGGTCGCCGACCGCAAGAACCCGCACGCCGTGCGCGCGAAGATCTTCGAGGACCGTGTCGCTAATCATGGACGCCTCGTCCACCACGATGAGGTCGTACGAGCGATCAAGCTGGCTACGTCGTTCCCAGCCACGAAGCTCCTCGGTCCGACTGTCGATGATGGGCCGATAAAGCAGGCGATGAATCGTGTCGCAGAACGGCATCGTCTCCTCTGGATCGTGCCGACCGTAGAAGAGATGGGCCCAGCGACCCGTCAATGACCGCTCGTCGTCGGTCAGCATCTTGCGCGTCGTCTCAACGTCAGCCGCCTCGAGCTTGCGACGCAAGTTTGAAGCGGCGCGACCGGTAAAGCAGACGTACGCGACGAGCAATTTCGTCTCTGCGGCGAACACGCCAATGAGCGTGCTCTTGCCAGATCCCGCGAGGCCCCCACACGTCAGCGTCGACCCAAGTACGCCGCCCCCGCTCTTGCCCAGCGACCAGCGCGAGATCGCGGTGTAGACCTCGCGCTGGTCGGACGACAGATCGATCTTCATCAGAAGGGCGGCTTCGGCCCAGAACCACCACCACCCGCCGGAGCACCACCGCCGCTAGCACCACCAATCGCCTTGAGTCGCGCCTTGAAGGTGGCCCCATCAACCGTCTTGGCGAGGGTGACCTTCCCTACCCCACCGGTCTGAATCTCGACCTTGCTCTGACCCATCTTGATCGCACCGCTCGAGTCCTTGTACTGCTCTGGCACCGTGACACGAACATCGACCTCGTTGGCGTCGATACCGTCCATGTTGTCGATGTCGTCGGGCCCCTGACCCTTCCAACCGAGCGCGCGCAGCCGCTCGTAGCTGTAGGGTGCCGCCTCGGGCGTGAAGTAGAGGAACGTCGTCATCTGCCCGAGCGACTCCGATCCGTTCTTGATGTCCAGATCGATTCCGATCTGGAGGTTGCCGCGCTCGGTCTCGCCGAGCTGCACGCTGCTCTTGATGCCGCGTGCCTTGTAATTTCCGGGGGTAACCATCTTCTCTTTCTCCTTTTTCCTTTTTTACGCACTCTTCTGCACGGGCGGCTTCGCCGTCGCCCGGAACTCTTCAAGCCTCGCCGACACCCGGTTGCGGGCCTCGACGATCATGTTGGGGTACGAACGCATGTACTCCTTGACGCCGGCCACAAGCTTGTCGTCACCGATCTCCTTGAGCATGGCGTCGATCTCGGTCTGCAGCTCCGCGAGTCTGGCTGTATCGGCAGCCCTCGCCTTGGCGAACTCCTCCCACGAGAGGAGCACCCTCTCGGGAAAGAGCGTTGTCCCTCGACTCTTGGCGTCGAACGCGGGAGAGCGTTGCGTGTGCAGCCAGCGCACGCCGTTGGTGACCATCTTGACGTCTCCCCCGGCGACCTTCTGCTGCACCGTCTCGATGTTGGCGAAGAGCACATAGTCCACCCACTGCCTGAGCGATCCGGCGAGCTTCTGTTTGGCGGCAACTTCGTAGCGCTCGAACCCTGGGCCCGTCGGGTCCTCGAACCGTTTCACGGTCATGTGCCCGACAAGAACGATCGCTTTGCCTGCGGCCCATGTGCGCTCCAGCGCTGCGAGCAGCTCTCGCCAACGCGTGAGCGCGTAACCCTCTCCGCGCCCGTAACCCCCGTCCCATTTGTCGATGGTCGTGTTGGGGAAGAACTCAGCGTTTCCCATGTACTCGAGATCGGTGATGGAGTCGATAACCAGCGTCTTGCATTTGACGAGACCCTGCTCTACGGCACCCACCCATTCGATCACTTCGCTCCAGGTCTCCGGAATGACCCGCTTCACGTCGTACTGGAGGCTGCCACGGTTGACGTCGATGAAGAACGGGTCTGGAGCGCCGGCAGCGAACCGGGTCTTGCCTACGCCGTCCGCCGAGTAGATGAGAACACGCGGCTCGCGCGCAACCTTGCCTTCGGTGATTCGTTTCAGATCAATGGTCATTGTTTTCATCCTGTCGCTGGGTTCAACAGTTCCTGAGCCGACTCTGCGGCCACGATCGCGTCCACCTTACCGCCTAGCTTGTATGTTCGGCTGGCGGCCCCCGTCTCGGGGTTGATGAGCGGGATATCGAACTGATGCTCGATCGCGACGACCCCGGTGGGTTTGCTCCATCGCGCGGCGTAGCCGGTCAGTATTGCTACTTCCTTGGCGCGCACGAACAGATCCTCGGTCACGAGCGCTTTCTTGGCGGCCTCGAGATCGCCCCCTGTTTGACGGAACACGTCGAGCGCTTTGTGAATGCTTGTGCCGGTCGACAGTGTCTCGGCCTTCTTGAGCGGCCGCTGACGCAGCACGTACCGGTAGTAGAACTTGCGCGGACAGGATCGGTACGACCGCATCGAGGACTGCGTGAGCAGACTCAGGTCGTCCGACAGGTTATCCAGCTCGACGTGCGCCGCCTCGTGTTGGAACAGTACAGGATCATCGATCGCCGCCATGCCGGCGCACACGTTCAAGTAGTCGCACTCGCGCGACCACGAGATACACGAATCCGGATTCCTGGGGTAGATGTTGAGTCGCTTCGCTTCCCGCATCTGCCCCGCCGTGTTCCAGTTGTCGGCCGCCGCCTCTCGCTCGTCGGCCTCCAGCCGCACGACCACTCCCCGCGCGTAGTACCTGTCCGGGTTCTCGGCGATGGCTTCTAGGCAGCGCTGGCCGTACTCCTCTGGAGTTTCGGGTCGCGTTTGAAGTACGTAGCCGGCCTCGGTGTCGCCGGTCTGTCGCCATTTCTTGCCGTCCTTGGTACGCACACGCTGACCGGCTGCGTCGACCACAATCTTGAGCCTGTCGTCGTCGAGCACCGGAACGGTCCCGGGAGACTGCGCCGGCTTACGGAGCGCATCGTAAATGCAGCCGTGGGGGTCGTACCCCATCGCTCGAATCGCAGGGATGTAGAGCGAGAGCTGCGGATCGAGCGTGGTTCGCTTCCAGAAGGTGGAGCCGGGACCAATGTCTTCGCTCGTTGTCTTGGTTTCCCAGACGAAGACCTTCATCGATGGTTACTCACATGCTCTGCGACGAGTCGCTGTACATCACCATCGTCCTCCGGCTGACCGGCTTCCGAAGTCTCCACGCCCTTGATAACCAACACACGAGCCCAGCGACCAGCTCTTGTTTTCCTGCGAATTTGAGTCGGAACCAACAACCCGGCTGCTTTCAGCTCCGTCATCCTTGGAGCTACATGATTGTGACTCGATCCCCATTCAGCCGATACTTCATCCGCAGTGATTCCAGTACTCCCCCGTCTTCTGGCGACGGCATAGATGGCTAGCCTGACCCTTTGCTTGTAATCCTTGATTGATTCGTGAGCCTCAATCGATTCTGGATTACCGCCGTGTCTCATCAAGTCAGGGTCGTTGCTCACGACACCAACCTCACCGGAAACGGCAACTCCCCCGTGTCCTCGGGCGGCATGTACCGGTACCAGTTCTTGCCGTGCTTGGCCTCATCCCAAAGAAACCCGTGATCCTTAGCAATCTGTCGTCTCTCGTACGAAACCTGCGCGTAGAAGAGCTTCTTTGGTCGCATCGCGCGCACGATCATCGCTTCAAGATCGCCACCCTTCTCGGCGACGCGCGTCAGGATACGCGCGAGCGTGTCGACGTCGGCCATCGCGCGGTGTGCGCTCGCGACCCCGAGTCCAAGCCCTAGCGCGAGCTGAACAAGATGGTCGCCACGTACCCGATCACCCCAACGAATATCGGTTTTGGAACAGATCCAAGGCTTCCCGAGGTCTGGACAAAACTGCCGATCGAACTCAGCGCGATGCGCGATGATGACGGTCGCCGGCTCGATGAGCCACTGGACCGCGCGCCACACGAAGTCTGCCGTGCGCGCAGCACCGAGCATTCCCGCCGGGATGCCGTTGATGGGCTCCGCCTCGTTCGAGTCGGCCTGAATCAGGCTAGCGAAGCTAGCGACAGGCTGCGCGAACTTCACATCGTAGAGCATGACCGCCACCTCGATGATCTTGCCGACCGGGGGTGGCTCCAACGATGTGGTTTCTGTGTCGAGAATGGCAATCTGCCGAATCTCGGTTCGAGCGATTTCGCTCACCGTCATCCTGCACCTCCTACCTCTCTAACTCTCTCTATCGCGGACCCTACGGCCTCGTGTTTTCGTTGTCAATGGTGAAACCGTCCTGCTAAAACGATGTGGATGAACGGTCACGACATCCAGATCGCTGCGCGCGTGAGCAAACCGCTCTACGAGCGCATCGTCCAACGGCAGAAAGAGGCCAAGAAGCTGACCGGCATCGAACCGAGCATCAGCGATGTGATTCGGCTCCTCCTGGAGCGCGGCCTCGGTAAACGCTGATGGTCTGCGAAATCTGCCTGGGTCGCGGTTGGCTTGCGAATCCGCGCGCTCCTTTGGTTCTGGCCGACCGCTGCCACCTCTGCGGTGGCAAGGGATCACTCTCTTGGGGAGAGGTGGCTCGTAAGCTCGACGAACTTCCCGACACGCTCGCGCGTGTTCGTCAACTCCGCAGCAAGCCAGAGACTTGCCAGCGTGTGCTCGACAAGGTCTGCAAGCTGCTCTGGCCGAAGGGGCAGCGAGGACTCTTCACGTGAAGAAAAAGCGCCTCCGCAGACGACGTGGACAAGCACGGCGCACCGCCTGTTCTGCCGCATGTGCGCGCGGCGAATGCGTCAATCCTCAGTGCCTCCGTAAGCTCTACGGTCCTGGTGGTGTCATTCCTGGTGGTCCTTTGGATGTGGAAAAAGAATCGTGAACACCCTTCCCCTCTTCGACCGCCCCACACTCATCGACGTCAAGCCGCCCGAGTTGCGTCCCTACCAGGCGCGCGCGCTCCAGACGCTTCGTGACCGCATCCGCGACGGCAAGCGAAAGATCTTGCTCGTAGCCCCCACGGCAGCCGGCAAGATGGTCCTTATCGCGAGCATCATTCGCACGTCGACCGTTCCGGTACTTTTCGTCGCACACCGGATGGAGTTGATCGATCAGTGCGTGGACCAGCTCGCGCTGCTCGGGATCACAAACGTCGGCGTCATTCGTGGCGACGACGAGCGCACCGACGCGTCTTGCTCGGTGCAGGTTGCCTCCATTCAAACGCTCGCTCGTCGAAAGAAGCCGCCGGCGGGCATCGTGCTCATCGACGAGGCGCATCGCGCGGTCAGCGATTCGATGATCGACAACATTTTCGACGCCGACGAGTACCGGCAATCGATCATCCTCGGCTTCACCGCGACTCCCACCCGCTACGACGGCCGACCACTCGGCAGCCTCTTCGAGAGTTTGGAGGTCGTCTGCACCTACGAAGAACTCATCCACGACAACTTCATTGTAGCCCCCGACTGCTACACGGCGCCCGAGCAGCCGGATCTCTCGAACGTCCGCATCATTGGGGGCGACTACGACGAGGGTGCGCTTAGCGAAATCATGCGCAAGCAAACGCTCGTTGGTAACCTGCTCGATCACTGGCTGAAGCTCGCTCACCTGTATCCGAGGCCGGACGGCGGCATTGGCTTCGTCGAGGGGCCGCGCCGACGAACGTTCATCTTCGCCAGCAGCATTGCGCACTCTCTCGACATCTGCCTGAGGTTTCAGACTTCAGGCGTTCGAATCGCGCACCTGGACGGTACAACGCCCGAGACTGAACGACGACGAATCGTCAAGGCGCTCGGAGACGGAGAGCTCGAGGCGGTGTCCAACGTCAACGTCCTGCTCGAAGGGATTGACGTTCCGAGCGCCAAGTGTGTCGTGCATGCCCGCCCGACCCAGTCGCTTGTTCTCTACCGCCAGTCCGTGGGTCGAATCCTGCGACCTTGGCACCCAGGCTGTCCGCGCGGTTGCGTAAAGCACCCGAGCGTTTCGCCGCTTCTCATTGACCATGCCAACAACATCGCCCGGCATGGATTCCCGCACGAGGACTTGCACTGGTCGCTGAAAGATCGCGCGTTCCGGATGGCGCACCGGGAGCCAATCAAACTCTGCAAGCGTTGCTACGCGTACGTTCCGATTGGTCGTGTACTCTGCCCCTACTGCGGCTACGAGTTCCGACCGGAAGATCAACCGAAGACGCCCGAGGAGACCCACGAGCAGCTCGTGCGACGCAACTCCACACCCGAGGTGATGCGGCGATCGTTCTTCGACGACATGGTGCAGGTCGCCCGCAGGAAGGGCTACAAACCAGGCTTCGCGTCAGCCAAGTACAAGGACCACTACGGCGCCTGGCCTCCCTGGGCATGGAGTGAGGCCATCAAGGCGTCGTTCGCCAGCGACTCGGACTGGCAAGCGGCGTACGAACGAAACCTAACCCGCAAGGAGAAGAAGGAGCAGGCGGAGAAGAAAACGGCGACCGAAGAGGCTGTCGTGTTCGAGGAACAGATGGTGAGGGAAGACGACCCAACGATACAGCAAGAAGAGGGTGAATCGCCCTTCGGCGATTGGCTGCGCGAACAAGGAATCGAGTGAGCGCGCTGTACTGCGTCGCGTGCGGTGCGGAGGTTGGTGTCGACGACTGTGACCACGGCCCCGACGCCGAAGGTCCGTACTGCCACACGTGCGGCGTCATCCCGACAGAGGGTGGTGAGTGCAAATTCTACAAGCCGAACGGCAACGAAACCGGATGCAAGGAGACCCGATGACCGCACTACCGTCTCCGGCAACACCATTTCTGAAATGGGTCGGCGGCAAGCGGCAGCTCCTACCCGAGATCCGAAAGCATGTGCCCGAGAAGTTTGGCCGCTACGTCGAACCGTTCCTCGGTGGTGGAGCCGTCTTCTTCGACCTCTCTCCGGTTGGCGGTACGCGACTCGGCGACGCCAACGGCGAGTTGGTAGGCACCTACAGAGCTGTTCGAGACGACGTCGAGGAGGTCATCAAAACGCTACACGCCCACGCTCGGCTGCACTCTGCAAAGCACTACTATCACGTGCGCGGGCTGGGGAGTGATTTGACCGGCCCCGCTCTTGCTGCGCGGATGATCTACCTCAACAAGACTGGCTTCAATGGCCTCTACCGCGTCAACCGTTCCGGCGGTTTCAATGTCCCGATCGGCAGCTACAAGAACCCCACCGTCTGCGACGAGGCAAATCTGCGCGCCTGCGCGCGAGCGCTTCAGGGGGTGGATTTAGTCCAGGCCGATTTCACCTTTGTGGCGGAGCCGGCCCGGTCGGGCGACTTCGTGTACTTCGACCCGCCCTACGTTCCGGTGGGTGGGACCAGTGATTTCACTAGCTTCACGGCGGCCGGATTCGGGATCGCCGATCAAGAACGCTTGGTCGATTTCGCCGGACGACTCAAGGCGTCGGGCGTTCACGTTCTACTTTCGAACGCAGACCTCCCCGCTGTGCGGGAGCTCTACAGGGGGTTCGAGATGCGCGCGGTACAAGCTCGAAGGAACATCAACAGCAATGGCGGAAAACGCGGTGCGGTGGGGGAGCTCCTCATATGGTGAGTCGTCAGAGTGTGCGAGACCTCATCGAGGCGCTCCCGAGATTGATTCAGGCCCCTTCAAGCTTATGCGCTCGAAATATCTTCTCTTTCTACGTCGACCTAGAGAACGGGTCCGACGAGACGGGTGATGGATCGAGAGAGAATCCGTTTCGATCGAAGGAGCGTATGCGAGCTGTCTGCATGGAGAACGGCTACTGCATCATCGACAGTAGTGGTCGGCTCCTATGATGTTCCGATGGGCGAGCTAACCACCCAAGACGCGCTCCTTCTCGCCGCCCCTCGTCTCTGTCCTGAGATACGTCTTTTCCGCCGCAACGTCGGCGCCGCTCGCGCGCTGCATGGGGGCCAGGTCGTTCGGTACGGCATCAAGGGGCAGTGCGACCTCGTTGGGTACGTTCGTGGTGGGCGTGTTGTCGAAATCGAATTGAAGTCTAGAAGCGGTCGACTCTCCGCCGAGCAGAGGGTTTGGGCCGAGTTCTGCCGCTCCTGGGGCGTGCCTCACGTAGTGCTTTGGCCACTCGCCGGGGAGTCGGTGGAGCAGACGGTTGCGAGGTGGTGTGCGGAGCTGGCGGCAATGGTCAAGGCGGATTGCTGACCACTTGGTGGCGGAACTCTACTTTCCTCTCCACATTCTCTCCTTTAGCTTCCGCGTTCACAATCACGTCATTGACGTGTCTCTGGAGCTTTTCAACAGCACGCCACGCGGTGACCGCCTGGTTCAATTTCCTCTTCGGTAACCCTCTTATTTCAGTATGGAGTGTGTAGATAAAGTTGGCACACAACGAACGGATACGAGCGTACCCATCAGCGTGATCGCCAATAATTCGTCCGTGCCGCATCCGTGGAAAAATGGTCGGCACCCGCCGTTCGATGGTGAGCGCCTCTTCATGGGTTGGGCACCACTCGCTCGGAAGCTGATCGCTCTTATCTCCGTTGCAGAGAAGACAGGCTTTCTCAATGTTCCACGACTCATGTGGCCCACCTCGAGCGAGCGGGACAACATGCTCGTTACCGACGAAAGTTTCCCGATCACAGTAGAAGCATCTTCCAGGTATCAAGTCGCCGGAACGGTTCGATCGTTGCGCTATCGATTGGATGCGACAATCGGAGCATACTGTCCCGATCGCTTTACAATGCCGGCGTCCACAGACAGGGCAGAAGAACAGGTCCATCACAGGGAGATAGGGAGATCAGGGGGATGCTGCACTTGTGACTGTCGAAAAATGCAGTATGGAGCGAGCTGTTGTAGCACACGCAGTGCCCAAGTTCATGATTTTGAAAAATGCGCTTGTACTATCCCCCTCATCGCCTCATCTCCCTAAAAGTTGAACGAGAGATCAATTACTTACGTCAATTTTCGTGTCGGTCTTCTCGACCCGCCACATCGTGACGTGGGCCTCACCAGGCTTACCGATGAGCTTCCTACCGCCCAGGACCCTCGATCGCATCGACCGGAGCTTGTAGCCAAGCGTTGCGGCATCCGGTTTGCTAGGAGCCTTTCCGTACTTTGGCTTACATAGGATCTCGACGGCATCTCGGAGTGGCTCAAACTCAGGCCACTCGGGGTTCTGCTCGTAGAGCGCCGACACAATGGTGCGCGCCGCAATCCCGACACCGTTCACGCTTTCGGGAGCCAGGGTATGGAGCTTCTCGTGCAGCACCGGTAACTGATCGAGCATACACGCCAGCGCCTGCGTCTCGACGTCGACATCCTCATCCTGCTCCGGCCGCGCGAGCATGGGGTCTGCGCCACCCGCGAACACGATCGCGTGCGGGATGAGTCGTGACCACTCCTCGAACGAGCCCCACCGCGCGCATCCCATGTTGGGGCATCCCGCCCGATGATACGCGCGCAGGATGAGTAGCGCTGCCGACACGAGGCGCGGCCGCTGCGCCCGCACGTACTCAAGTAGATCGTTGTGCGTGAATTTCGTCCGCCGTTCTGGGTTTTCCTCGATCGGTTCCAGTCGAGCCATGAGAACTCGCCGAGCGGTCTCGCCAAAAAGCGTGATGTTGTTGCCCGTCGCCATGATGAGCGCCCGCCAGGTGAGTGTGAGTACCTCAGTTCGGCCGAGCACCCGGAGGTCCACCTTATCGCGCGCCGTAAGTACCCGATCGAGCGGACCGCCACCGAACGGCCGCATTGTCGGCACGTTGTCCAGGCAGATGAATGACGATCCCTTGAGCGCGTAGCCGCCGAGGATCTTTTCCAACTCCACTTCATCGGAGGTGTAGTTCATGCGTGGGGCACCACGCCCGGTGACTGCGGTCGCGATGGCGTCGGTCTGGAGCGTCTTACCGCTGCCACGAGTCGAGGCGTCGAAGAGATGCGCTGGGATCGAACCCTGAATCGCGGGCCTGGCGACCAACGTCATGATGGCGGAAATGGCCACTGATTGATGAGCGGGCGACACGTATGGGAAGTCGATGAAAACGTCCCTCAAGAAGTCGAAGGCCCAGCGGGCGTATTCCTGTGTCGCGTTCTCGTCGCTGACCACCGGGAACGGCTCGCTCGGCATGTAAAGGTAGCCAGTTCGCTTGTCGTAGCCCGTGGTTTGTACGATCACCCCACCAGGACAGAACATCGGCGTTTCCACCACACCGACGATGGGAGGAATACCGGACCACTGCCCCCGGTCGTGGACCGCAGACACGATGGCGTCGGTCGGTAGAATGGGCTTCCACCGATCCGCGCTCTCGACGTACTTCTGAAAGACAGCGACGGCCGAGAGTCGTTCACGAACGGTGGACAGCCGAGTCTCTCGGATCTGCGGACTGCCCTCGACGAGCTGCTTGTGGAGCCGTCCGTCGTCGGTCTCGACGTGCGGAGAGACATCGCTCTCTTCGCGCGTGACGCGGGTTGTGTGCACCAAGAGACCGTCGCGCTGATAGATGTTGTTGTCGGTCCGGAGTGCGGCGATGGCCGCATTTACATTTTCTAACAACTCCGTCGACACACGGATGACGGGTCGCGAGGGATGTTGCGGTCTAAACTCGGGTTCTTCCTGGAAGGGAGGAGGTCGCGAAGTCCCTGGCGGTGACGGTGGCCGGCTCGGCTCTGGCTCGGCGAGCATGACGGGCATCCGTACGGCGCCGCTCTCCCGCACGCCCTTCTCGGCGCTGGAGAGCGTCCGACGAACCTCGGGCTCGGGTAGACCCGCCGATCGCCCGGCTTGAAAGAGCTGTTCGTGGACGTACGCCCACTCGTGGGAGAGGTAGAGCCCCGCGCAGAGCGAGAAAAGCGCAAACGCGCGCTTGTAGAGCGTGTCGTTGCGCATCCCTTCGCCGCATCCCGCAAGCGCGGCGGCGTCACGCATGACGGCAACTTCCAGGTACCGATGCGCCCGCTTTTTGGCGCGCGTGTCGGCCTGCATCGTTTGTGGGGTGAAGCTCTTCACCCACGGTGGCGGGGTCGTCTTGACGAGCTCCAACGCCCACGCAATGGGCAGTCGGGCGATCGGGCCGACTTTCGTCCAGACGTACCGCCGACCGCTCGCGTGCACGCTGGGCGCGACGACAATCTGGCCGCCCTTGATTTTGACGTCCACGCCCGACTCGCCGCCGACCCCAGTGACATTGACGAGCTGTTTGACGTCGACCTCGGGCGGCGCCTCAAAGATGAGCCGATAGCCGCGCCCCGAATCGCAACGCGGTGTCGCCGGCAAGGCGCCGAGCTGCAGTTCGAGCACCGTGAAACGGTTGGCGTCATCGACATCGACTGCGATGAGGTACTCGCCGCCCGGCTGCTCGCCGAGTACGATGCCAATGTTCGGCACAAACTTGAGCCGCGCTCTTGCGTCGAGGAGCTCATCGCGGCTGTAAACGTGTGCATGCCAGTTTTTCGCGATGGGGTGTTTGCCGGCGGCCTTGTGGGTCTGACCGCAAGTGCAACCGCCTCCCTCGACGGGGGCGTGGATGAGGATGGGACGGAGTCCCGCGGTGCAGCAGACCTCGATGGCTTGTTCGACCGACTCAACGATGCAAAGCGAGTCCGGTAGAACAAGCCCAACGGGCTGCGGGTCCGACATCATCGTTTACCGTAGAAACTAACGCGAAAGCTCTCTACGGCCGGATGATCGGTCGCCACTGGAATCTCCCTTTCTTGGCTGACGCCACCCTGCGAGAGACCGCGCGCAGGCCCGCGCGGTAGCAATCGCGGGTGGGAGGTCCCGCCCGACGAGCACCATCGCGCGACCCCTCGCAGGGTGGCGGAGTTTACCCGGTTGCTACGCCGTGCAGACTCGCTCCCCTAGAGACCACGACCACGTAGCGGAGTCAAGAATTGACGGTACGATAGGTCTCTGTGAGGGCGTGCCCAAAATGCAAAGGCGGCTGCGATCTCTGCCGCGGGTCGGGCCAGGTCACAGAAACGGTGGCGGAGATCTTCATCCGCGAAGAATCCAGGCGGACCGAGCGACTCGGCCCGGACGATCGGCGCAAGCTGCTCCGTGAAGCCTCACGGTTCGCGAGCGAGCCGCCGAGCCTCATCCGCCGGGCCAGCCGGCAGAAGTGGATCGCGCTCTTTGTGGTGTTGGCCGTCGGGTGCGGGATCGCGATCGGGTTCGCGATCCGGGTGGGCTAGCTATCGGTGGTAGTGATGACCGCCCCACCCCCACGTGCCCCACACCCCGATGTCGCCGAGCAAGAAGAGGATCGCGAATAGGCCGAGCAGGATGTAGAGGAACGTCCGGACCTTTGGCTGAAGAGCTGGAGGGAACAGTGACGCGGTAAGTCCTGCCAGCCAAAACAGGATCGCGAAGACGAGGCACGCGACCAGGATGGAGATGAACAGCCAGACGACTTGGTCCATGCGGAAAGTGTAACCCGACCGAGTGCTAGGCGCGGCTCCTGATTCGCATCAGTCCGGTAGCGGTTCGACATCAAGTACAGCCCCGAGCAGCCTGGGCAAGAGGTGATCCCGAAGCTCAGTGGGCTTACCGTCGAGCATTCGCACAACCGTCCCGGCAATCAGGTCCGGCATCTCCAGCGTCGTGATGGTCGGCTCCTCCGCGCGGTTTGCGCAGCCTCGCGCGTCCGGTGCGACGACGTAGTGCGCCCGGCATGAGAGCGGCCGCAGGTCGTAGGCCGTGCACTGACCGTCTTCGAGCAGCGGGCAGGCGAGGCGGGCGCGGTGGTAGGTGCGGAGATCCGGGAAGACGTGGTCCGGGTCCAGGCCTGCCGTGCGCATGCCAGTGAGCCAGGCGCGTGTGCGCGCGAGGACTCGGTTGCGCTTCGCGGTCGGCATGCTGCGGACGCGCTCGGCCAGCTCGTCGACCTCGGGCTGGATCGCCCAGGCGACATCGGAGCAGCAGTGGCTGCAGCCGGGCGCGCACGGGACGCTGACCTCGGTGCGTGCCTTCCGGACGAGGCGCGCGACGGCGACGTCAAATTCGCGGTAGGCAGAGCGGATGTGGGGGTTCATTCGTCCCACGCGGGTCTTGTGTAGTTCTCTGCGTCGAGCTTTTGGTGCAGCTCGCTCTGGGCCATCAAGACGCGTACGCCGTTTCCGTGGGTTGAATGGTCATGGCACCACTCTGCGACCTGCGACTGTCCCACGGCGTCGTTTCGCCCATACCCGAATGAAAATTCACAGCCCATCCTCTGCCCCAGGTGGATCTCCTCTCGGCACTCGTCGCATACCGCTATGAGGTCCGTGCTCAAGAGATCCTTTCGAGCTCTTGAAGGGTGTTGCGAACGGCGGTCTCGAGCTCGTCGGACGAATGACCAATGATGATGTTGGCATCCTCGGTCACGACAGCGACGGACCAGTTGCGCCGAAAGCTGATCCGGATGTCGCGCGCGTGCAGGCGCCTGGCCATGATTTGAAGGTGTTCGACTGTCATTTTCAATTCCCCTAGATTGAGTGGGTTTACTGTCCGCCGTGGGTGCCGTACCAGACCCAGGCCATGAAGAGCGCGAAAGGCAGCGCGTAGGCGAGGAGGGTTTTCATTTTGCCTAGAACCCGTCGTCGTAGAGGTTGCGCTTGCACATGACCGAGATGGAAGCGTAGACCCCCTGATCCAGCGTGGACAAGTGGATGGTTTCCGCGTCCGTGTCGGCGGACGTGCAGTTGACGTGCGTGATGACCTCGGGGAGCTCGCCGCCGGGCAGTCGCGGGGTCGAGCACCGAACCATCATGCCGGCGCGGCCCGAGTAGGTGACGTCGCAGATCCAGAGCGTGGACGGCACGCGGAGGTGAATGGCCGACATGAACAGGCCCGCGTCCTTGTAACCCTTGCTCTGGATGGCGTAGGAGTACGTCGGGAGCTCCGGCGTGTCGGCTTGCACGTGGTGCGCGAAGAAGACGGCCGCGAAGGCGGCGAGAAGAGGCAGTGTAGTTTTCATCGAGGGTTCCTTTTCATGGGAGGTGGGTTTGCCAGCAGCTCCTGAACGGCAGACGCTGCTCGAATCATTTCGCCCGCTGTCGCCTCGACGATGACGCCCTCGCCGTTGGTCAAGTAGACGAGGGTCGGTTCGGCCGTCTCCTCGACGAGGACGATCTCGAGCTTGCCGAACCGAAGGTGCGTGCGGCGGCGAGCGGACGGCTTGCCCGCGATGCGGTCGCCGTGGGCGAGCATCCGGTCGACCTCGGTAATGGGGCGAGCCGTAGGCAGGTACGCCCGCCCCGCGTCGTTGATCTTCACGGCGAGCGAGTCACCAAGACTCTCATTGGGCCGGCAGTCAATGAGCCCACGAGCGCGCAGCGATTCCATCGTGCTCACGGCGCCGCACGCGCGCATCGATCGCTCTTTCCCGTCGGCGAGCGCGACGAGCGCCCGGAGCTGGGTTTTGGTGAGGAGGGTGTTCGGCATCACGACGCACTCGCGTTTCGGTTCTCGGGGACGCAGATGTTTTTGAGTGCTTCCGTCGGACCGCCGAGCGCGTCGATCTTGTCGGCCTCGACGAGGATGTCGTGTGCGATCTGCCGCGCAATCGCCGGCGTGAGGACGATGGATCCTTGGCTGACCTCTTTTTGATCTTCGAAATTGACGACGCAGATGCAGACGCCGTTTTTGTTTTTGTCCGTGAACACCGCGCACTTTGAAGTTTTCATTGGGAACCACCTGCCTTGTTGAGACGATCATTCCACGCCAAGAACTCGGCGGTCGTGGGAGGACCCACCGATGGGGCGCCTCGCTTGAGGGCTCCGGGGCTCCCCGGCGGGTAGCCGGTCACGCTGCCGCTGTCGTAGGTGACGAAGACGCTGCCGTCCGGCTTGACGACAGTGGACACAACGCGCGGGCGCTTGCGCGGATGGTGGTCGCGGCAGCCGGCGACGGCGTCGAGCGTCCCGCCGATCTGGAGCAGGAACTCGCGCCAGCGCTTCGTGTGTCCTTCGCGGGTGACGACGTGCGCGAGTTCGTGCAGGCGCGTGGTTTTCTCCTCGAACGTCGCGGGACTGCGAAAGCAGATCCAGCCGCGCGACTCGCCGCGGATGTGCGCGTGCGCGTGCAGGCGACCGCCGAGCCGTTTGCCGGAGACGCGGCAACCACCGATGGCGATCCCCTTGACCTCGGGATGCTGGAGGTCGGCGGGCCAGGCGGAGCGGGGAAGGATGAGGATGGTCATGTGGAAGGTCCCCCGAGCGAGGTGCCGGACGACGGGGGCTCGGGCGGCATGTGGCTGACTTCCCAGCCCTCGAAACGGAGCTGAGATTCGCGGATCTGGAGCTCCTCGACCGGGACCCATTCACGGATCATCCAGTGATTTCGAGGGTCGTAGGCGAAGAGGAGGACGGTTTTCATGCGTGTTCAGGCCGCCAGCTTGGCGATCCCCTCCTTGATGAGCGCCTCGATCGGTTCGCGCTCGACGCGGTCGCCGAGGCCGTCGACGAACCGGCGGACGGCCGGCATGGACCAGCCCAGGCTGTTCAGCGCGATGATGAGGCGCGTGCGTTTCTCCCCCGTGTCGATGGGCCGGGGGACGATCCGCAGGCGGGCCTGCGGCGAGGCCGGGAGGCTCGCAGCGCGCGGCTGGACGGCCACGGTGGCCCGTTGGGTCAGGGCCGTCACGAGACGCACCAGGGAGGCGCCTAGCTCGAGGACGGCGGCGAGGAGAGAGACCAGGGCGACGTAGAGACGGACGGTGGCGGTTTTCATGAGATCCTCACAGGTTTGTGCTTCCGTCGGATGTTTGAGATGATCCCAATACCGCGACATCTTCGGCATTGAAGGGTTCCGCGGCGTGTCCCACCAAGAACCCGCCCGGCCCCTCTGCACTCCGGACAGATGAGAGTTGCTCTGGGTTTCATCGGACGCTCCCGAAGAGCAGAGGGTACGCCTTGCCTAGCTCGCTGCTGGGACCGTCCCAGAAGTGGCGCTCGGCCCGGATGGTCGCCGACTTAGGGATGGGAAGCTGCTCGATGAGGATCTTCGCCGCCGCACGGCATCGCTCGACCTCGGCGTGCAGCGTGTCCAGCTTGCCCTTGAGGTCCTCCTCGGCCTCGCTGCGCTCGGCGTAGTCGCTGGAGTCGGCGATCTCGAGCGCCTCGGCCATGCCCTCCGCCCACGGCTTGCTGGAGTTCCAGCAGAGGTAGACGCCGTTGTCGTAGGGCAGGCCGTTGCCCCAGACGCGGATGGTCCGGAGGCCGTAGTGGTCCGGGTCCACGCTGACCGTGTAGCCGGGGAGCTCGGCCTTGATGAAGGGCTCTACGCGGCGGGTGAACTGCGTATGGTGGCGGAACTTCGTGAAGGCGCGGTGCAGGCCAATGACGACGTCAATTCGCTGCTGTGTGGTGAGGTTCATTTTACTTTCCTTCGCCGCCGAGTGCGTAGACGGCGACGTCGAATCGGTTGTGTTTGATGCAGCGGGCCATGCCCCCGGACGCGCGAATTTTGGAGGCGTGCTCGGCTGCTCTCTCAGCTGCATCGATGCCGGGCCACCGGGATACGAGGTCGTACACCCGGCCGTTGATCGTTCGCGATCCCTTGTTCATCTGGGACTCAACGTAGTGGCTTCGGTGCACGGTGTCAACTACTAAATCTTTCTGGTTGACAGTGAATCCTCCAAGAGGTACTGTTTACTCAACCTCGGGAAAAGGAGATCCCAATCATGCGCACCTGGAGCTCGTACCAACTCGCCATCTTCGCCAACGTCGCCACCGGAACCGGTCACACGGTCGTCAATGCAGTTGCAGGATCGGGAAAAACGACCTCGACAGTCGAGGCTCTCAAGCACGTACCAGACGGGTGCAGAACTTTGTTCGTCGCCTTCAATAAGTCGATCGCTGAGGAACTTGGACGCCGAGCGCCGCGCGGGGTTGAGACCTCGACGCTACACTCCTACGGCTTGAAGTGTATTACGGCGTCGCTCGGTCGGCTTCGGATTGACGGGCACCGCGTTGATGACTTCGTTCGAGCACTGGTCGGTGAGGAGAATAACTTCGAGCTGCGTCGCGACCTCGCTAAGTGCGTCTCGCTCGCCAAGGGTGCGTTGGCAGGTACCGAGGAGCAGATCGACTCGCTCATCGACGCGTTCGGGATCGACAGCGCGGAGAACGGTAACAGGGGCGCCTTCATCACCAATGTGTTCAAGCTGCTGGAGCAGTGCGCCAGCATCGAGGATGGTCGTATCGACTTCGATGACATGATCTGGCTACCGCTCGTGCTTGACTTGCCGCAGCGCAAGTTTGACCGCGTGTGCGTTGATGAGGTTCAGGACTTGACCCCTGCGCAGATCCAAATGGTCTTGCGCGCGGTCAAGCCGGACGGTCGGATCCTGGCGGTCGGCGATCCGATGCAGTGCATTCCGGCCGGGCAGATGGTTTCTACGCCGCGCGGGCCCGTCCCGATCGAGCATCTTCGCGAGGGCGACGAGGTGCTTGCCGTCAAGGCAGGTGAGGTTGAGCCTCGCCGGATCGTCAAGAAGACGTGCACGCGGAAGCAAAAGGCGTTTGAGTTTGACCTTGGCGAGTACGGGACGATGCAGGCGACCGCCGAGCACGTCCTGTTCGCGGCGATCGACGATCCGCGCGGGTCGTTCGTGTACCTGATGTACCGGCCAGACTTGGGGTTCCGAATCGGAGTGTCGCGCACGGTCGGCAAGCGCGGACAGAACTTCCATGTTCGGACGCAGCAGGAATGTGCGGAGCGTCTCTGGGTGCTGCGATGGTTCGCGACCTACGACGAAGCGGCCGAGTTGGAGGCCGAGTGGGCGTACGCTTTTGGCATCCCCCGCGAGCCGTTCAAGCCGCGCCCGGACTCTTGGGGCGACGGTGCAGCGACCGCTCGCCTGTTCGGTAAGTTCGGTCAGAACGGCCGGCAATTGCTCGACGTCGCTGGTCTCGATTTCAACCGGCCTAATTACATGGCGAAGGCAACGGCGCGTGGTCGGGTCGCGGTGAATCTGCTTTTGGCGACCAAGGATGGTCACAAGGTTGAGATCGAGAGCTCGATCATCAATCGCAACGACGCGGTGAGTGTCGGGATGTCGTCAACCAAACGCGGTACGATGCGATTTCGCAAGTGCTTCCCATCGCTGCGGGAGGCTCGCAACACCGCCGACGCGCTCGCCGAGCGATTCGGCGGGTACGTTGTTGAGAGTCTGGCCTGCACCAGCGCGAACCGCCGCACGTTCGCGGTTCCGGCGGCGTCGGTGAACATCGGTATGATGGTACCAATCGTCGGCGAAGACGGGAAAGTACGGTCGGTCCCAGTGCTCGGTCGGCGAGAGGTTCCGGTCGACGATTGTTACGACCTGGAGGTAGACGGGCTCGGCAACTTCGTTGTCAACGGCGTCGTGGTGCACAACTGCATCTACAGGTTTCGTGGAGCCGATGAGAATGCGTTCAATAACGTCAAGACGCACCTGTCTGCTACCGAGCTACCTCTCTCCGTCTGCTACCGCTGCCCGAAGTCGGTCATCCGCGAGGCGCAGACTATCGTCCCGGCAATCGAGTGGGCGCCGGACGCCGAGGAGGGCGAGGTTGGTGACGCCACGTTCAAGGAGATGAAGCGGGACGCGCAGTCCGGCGACGTCATCATCAGCCGCACCAACGCGCCGCTTATCTCGCTCTGTATGTGGTTCCTGTCGGAAGGTCGGCGTGCGGCCATCGCCGGTCGCGATATCGGCGCGCAACTCGCTGCCTTCGTCAAGAAGAGTAAGGCCAAGACGGTCAGCCAGCTCCGCGAGTACGTCGAAGCCTGGGGAACCAAGGAGTGTGATCGGCTTGCCAAGAAGCGCCGGGACACGCAGGCGGTGGAAGATAGGGTCGCCTGCATCCTGGCGCTTAGCGAGAACGCGGTGACGGTTGCCGACGTGGTGAGTGAGATTGAATCGTTATTTGCGGACAACACCGACAAGAACCGCATCACGCTCTCGACGACGCACAAAGCCAAGGGTCTTGAATGGGACCGTGTCTGGCTGCTCGCCGCGACCTACCGTCGACGCCCCGGCATCGAAGAGGACGCGCTCTACTACGTAGCGGTCACACGCGCCAGAAAGACCCTCGTCCTTGTCGAGGGGCTCCGATGAGGGGCTTCGTTCCGGTTCCCGCCTCCGCCATCCGAGAACGGTTGGCGGCGGCGGGGTTCCTGTTCATCGTTGCTTCGCACGGCGAGGAGGTCTACCAGCGCGTGCACGACCGCGACCCCAGGTACGTCGTCAAGGTCTACAGTTCGATCACGCGCGGAGCCGGTGAGGTCCGCGAGTGCGGTGAGGACGCAATCCGGGTCGTGGCGCTGTTCACGGACAATCGATTTCACTACCCGGCGAAGGTCATCCCCATCTTCAAGGCCACGCGGGTGCACCGCACCGGGAGCGTCGAGGCCGTGCTCGACCGGATGATCGAGCGAGCGCGGGAGGCGTACGCCGCATGCAACAGTCATCGAAACGGAGGAGGGAATGTGTCCAATGGATAAGTGCGCAGATTGTGGGCTGTACCGAACCGAACACGCAGATACGGCCATCGATCACGCGTTTCGAATGAACGCGGCGACCGAGCGGCCGGCGCCGCTGAAACACACATTCACGCTCACCGTCGAGATCGATTCATTCTGGGTTGACTACCTCACTGGGTACACGGACATCTTCGGTTCGCAGTACGTCGGCTACTGGATGTGCGGCGTCGACAGACATCCCGAGCGCGGGTGGCTTTGCTGGGAATTTGCAGGCCCTCATGGTGGACGGTGCCGGCGTGGCGAGGAGCCCGATCGCGAGGAGGCAATCCGGGCATGGGCGCTCGGGCAGCCGCTCCCCAAGGGTTGGTACCGTCTGGACCGCGCGGCCGCGCTGCGCGCCTGGGAGGAGGGCGTCAAGCGGTGGGGCGTCGATTGGTACGAGCATACGGACGCCACTCGAGAGGACGTCGTGGTGCAGCTCGCGCTGCTTGGGGAGGTTCGTTATGGGTGACAGGAAATTGACCGCTGGAGAGCGGAAAGCAAAGGACAAGTTCGTGCAGGCGGTCGAGGTGCTCATGCTCGACTTCGACGCCGAGTCGGTCGGCCGCATTGCCGACCACATCGGCGAGCTCGGAACCGACGGCGACGGCGGAGTGCTCGAAGATGCTGCGGTCGTCGAGTGCCTGCGGGTCATCGTCGATGCGATGGGGAGGAGATTATGAATACCGGTATTGAGATGAGCTTGAAACAGATCGCCAGCCGCGCCTGGAGCGAGCGGTTGACGCCAGACGTACATAAGACGGCGAGGGGGTTGACCAAGGATCGACCGATCATCATCGACAAAGTGAAGGCTATTGTGGACCACATCGTAGACTGGAGCGTCAAAGGGCATAACGACCCGCGGGCGCACGGACCGCAGTTTGATGCGGACGACGCGGTGCTTGTTGCTGCGACGATGTGTCTGGCCGTTGGTATCCGGTGCCGGATTGTGGGTGCTCGGAAAGGGAAGAGTTGGACGTGCTGGCTCGAGTATCAGGATGGCGATCAGTGGGTCACCGTCGATGTGCTTGGAGGTGTACCGGTTGGTGCGGATGAACAGATTGTCGTTGAGTGCGATGAGGTTGCAAATGTCGCGATCAAAGTCGAAGTTGAATCGAACGCCGACCGACTCGCAAAGCGCGTCTACGACCTGCTGAGTAGCAACCGGCCGCCGAACGGTGCGCTGGGCGTCGACCTCGTGCGCCCGCCGAACCCGAAGCACGGACACGCCATCGCAGTGCTCTTCGCGGACGGCAAGGACGTGGTCATCCGGTTTGAAGAGCAGGGAGGCAAGAGATGAGCGGCGAGTACAGCATGCCCTGCCAGCGCTGCCCGAAGCGCAACGCGGTGCAGGGGAAGATCGACAGCACGCTCGCGTGCCTGGTGTTCGCCGCCGCGACCGGGCGCGACGCTCGCGAGGTGCGGCTCTGCGGCACCTGTCTCCGGACCGTGGATTCACTCGCTCATTCCGTGGCGAAGTCGAAGACGAGGAAACGCGGTGCGTGGCGAGGCTCGTGATTGACAATGGTATGCAACGATGTACAATAGGTAGAACTGGAGGAACCGTGACAGACAAGCAAGAGCAACAGGTTCAGACGGCGCTTCGGTTGGGCGAGTCTGTGTTGGAGCGTGCGGACAAGCTCGCGGAGAAGATGTCGCGACCAGGGTTGCGCTTGACGCGGGCGGACCTCTTGCGACTGGCCGTCCACCAAGGTCTCGACCAGCTCGAAGTGGAAAGCAAGAAGCGATGAGCGTCTACTTCGCCCAGCGTCGGCAGCAAGGTCTCATCAAGATCGGGTGGAGTCGCGGCGTTCCGGATCGTTCGCAATCCGTAAAGGCGAAAATGCTTGGCGTGGTTGCCGGGGATTGTTCGACCGAGGTGGCTCTTCATGCCCGGTTCGCGCACCTTCGGGTGAGCGGTGACTGGTTCAGGCCCGGGAGCGATCTTTTGGCTTTCATTCAGGGTGAAGTGCGTGAACACAAACCCGACTCGGAGACGGTGCAGGCGCCCATTCGTCTGGAAAAGTCTCTGCTGGAGCGCACGGACAAGCTCGCGGAGAAGATGCGCTTGACGCGGGCGGACCTGCTGCAAATGGTGGTTCATCGCGGGCTCGATCAGATCGAAGCGGAGGGTAAGAAGCGATGAGCCGTTCTACTATCCAGAGACCGAAGGAGCCGTGGTTTCCACCTTCTCGGGATCGAGAGCTCCTCGCAGCGCTGCTGACCATTCTGTCGTCCGCTATGGGACTCAATGGCTTTCCGGGATGGACCGATGTCGTCAAGGACTACCTGGACGGCAAATCGGTGGTGGCCCGCATCGGCTTGCACGGACTGCGGCACTTCGACGCCATGTCGCGAACGCTCGGCATGAAGCCGCCGGAGCCGTCGTGAAGTCCGATGCAGACATCGTGAAGGCGTTCGGCCGGTTCGCAGCGGCAGGGTACCCAAGATCCCTTTTCACGAAGGAGCTGTATCAAACGCTCCGTCACACGTTCGGATTCATCGCGCACTACGATCTGAACGGGTTCTACAAGGAGCGGTTCGAAGGTCCACTGGAGCGGGTGGATACGTTCGCGATCATGGTCGAGGAGGAAGAGAGGACGGAACTGGAGCAGCGCCTGCGCACGGTGGTGGTTGCGATGAAGCTGCAGGAGCACGCGGTCGCGGAGCTGGCTGTCGACGAGGAGCAGCGGGAACGCGCGGAGCTCGCCCGATTGAAGGCGAAGTACAAGGAGTAATCATGGATGCGTTTTTCTTCATTGTCGGAGTCATGGCCATCGTCTCCACCATTCTTTGGCTGGGTCGGAGATGAGCCGTTTGCGTCTCGTGCGCCCAACCGACGAACGGCCGCCCACGGACGAAGAGCTCGCGCGGGCGGAGCTCCTCCGGCACATGCCCGCCATGCTCCGGCACGTGCAGGGCGACAACGTGACGGAGATGTATCTCGAGGCGGTCAAGGACTACCTCGACGGCGTCGGGGGACTCTTCAAGTGAAGATGTCCGAGGCGGCTCTCTGGTTCATTCTCGCCACGCTGGCGATCTACCTCATCGGGGTGGCTGCGCTGGATTACGCGGAAAGGTTGGGACCATGAAGACTGTCACGATAGGCGAGTTTCTCACGGGCGAGCAGATCGACCGCTGCTTCGCGCTCTACCCCAACCGCGCACGAATCCGCGACGAGGTTATTGCGCCCAACATGGCGGAGATCAACCGCAAGCTCGGTCAGGAGAACGACCCGGATTACCTGAGCTACGCCATTCTCCACACGATCAGCGTAGCTGAGTCGGCGAGGAGCCTGTCGTGACCAGCGGCGTGCACTACAGGCACCCGGACTGCCAGATCATGAAGTGGCACGCCGAAGGCAAACCGTCGTTCGGTAGCGCGATGGTCGGGTGCACCTGTCCGCAGTTTCGGATCGGCGACGTCGTGCGGATCGCGGACAACTGCACGGACGTGTGGGCGCAGAGCTGGCGAGGAAAGCTCGCCATCGTACGTAACGATGTTTTGAGCATCCACCCAGGTCAAGAGGGACGCCTGGCTATCTGGGTCGTTTACGGTAGCGGGTCCTATCGAAGCGGAGGGGTCTGTCTGCCAGAATTTTTGGTGCCAGCAGCGGATGAAGCCGCGCTCATCGCCAAGGCTGGGTACAAGCGAATCGAGACCGAGAGGGCAGAACTGGAGGAAACCTTGACGCGCGAGCGCGCAGCCATTGCGGTCAAGCACGGACTGGAGCCGGATGTGGCGGAACGATTTTACCAGGAGCGCCGCGACTGGGAATACAACTACGGAGGAGACGATTCGTGACCCCCAACGAACTGTATTTGCGCCAGCCAGTGGAGATCCTGCGGGACGACCTGGGTCCGCTCAAGGGCTATGCGGGCGTATACGATCACCTCCCCGAGGTGAATACGGCGGACATGACCTGGGTGGAGCCAATCCTCAAGGGTTCGTTGAAGGGTATCTTCGAGATTCGGTTCTACGCTCGCCGCAGTATCGACGAGCGCCGCGTTTGGTGGCTGTACTCTCTTTATTTCGAAGGCGCGCCGGTCATGATCCTCCAGAACGCGGGGCGAGAAGGCGACGATCACACTCGCCGCATTGTGAGTCATCCGGATCGGCTCTCTCGGGTGGTGATGCTGCTTCGGGCCCACCTTCCCGTTGAGGCAACGGACGAGTTGACCGATCCAACGAGCGACGTGAAGGGGCTCGACGAGTTCTACGGGGACAGTCTTGGGAGCGGTGCATGAGCCGAGCCGACCTATCCAAGATCGAGCGAGTGGTCTCGCCTAAGAATCATAAACTCGGCGTCGATCTGTTTCTCGATAAGCGAGACGGAAAGTTCTTTGCTGATGTAGGTGGGGAGCGCGTCAGTGACGTGACGAAGAGCGGCGCCATTGAGAAGGTACGCGCTTTGCTCGCAAAGATAACTGTCGTCGAATGGCGTCCCGTCATTCTGCTTCGAATAGACGAGTCGGAGAGAGACGAAGACGATGTCGGCCGTGAGAACGACAAGCGTGTCTTCACTGCTTCGTGCAGCTTCACGTACCTACGTCGTGAGCGCGCCGTTCACCCGTTGAAGCCGAAAGAACTGATCGAACGCGAACACATCGACGAGTTTGAGGAGCGCGTTGCTAAGGAACGAAAACGCGTCGCCTCTTATGAGTTCGGAGTTGCGAAGAAGATTCGGGCGGATGAGACGGAGAAGAAGCTTCGCGACGACAGAGCTGCTTTGTCGAGGACCGAGGAGCCGTATTTTTCGCACTGGAACAACAACAGCGTGGAACACGAGCTGCCCTATTCGCCCGAAGTATGGGCTGGCGTTCAGCGTATCTCGCAGGCGCTCCGCGAGACACAGGCCAGGCTCAACACGCTTGTACGCACCGCGACGCCCACTTCGCTGGCGCGGCTTGGTACCGGTGATGTGTTCAAGCTCTTGCCTCCGGCAGGAAAAAAGAGGATCAAGTGATCCCCCGCTGGCTATGGTGGGCTCTCTTGCACATGTCGATCCTCTTGTACGGGGTCAACGGGTGGGCGTTCAGTCGCTACGGCGTGTGGCACCCGGACGTCATCGTCGTGTCGACCCTCACGTTCGCGGTATCGGTCTACAAGCTGCTGCAAATCCCTAAACGGTCCACTCGCCGACGGGTGTACGTTGAGACGCCGTTCCGCGCGGACACGCCCGAAGGGCTCCGCCTGAACAGGGAGTACCTGCTCCGCTGCATGCGCGACTCGGTCATGCGCGGCGAAGCGCCGTTCGCTTCGCACCTCCTCTACGTGCAGTTTTTGGACGACGACATTCTCTGGGAACGGGAGGCGGGTCTCTCGTGCGGGTTTGCCTGGGGCGCGCTCGCCGACGCCACCGTGGTCTACACGGATCACGGGATCAGCGGCGGCATGCAGCGCGGGATCGACGACGCGAGGTCACGGGGGCGGCCGGTCGAGTACAGGGTCCTGACATGAGCTCCTCTTTGGTGAGAGATCACGATCGTATCTGCATCAAGCCCGAGACGGAAGCGCACTTCTACGCGCTCGCTCGCAGCCACGTCCGCATGGCTCGAGAGTGCATGCGGGAGAAAATAACGATGTGGACCCGGTCTCGGTCGGAGGAGCGCACCGTCAACCGCGACGGCTGGCTGGCGGATGCCGCTCGGTGCCGCGAAATTGCTAGGAGGATGCGCGCGGCGAGGACGCCGACCGCCGAGACGCCGCGATTCAGCGCTCTCCGGTGGTACCGGATTCGGGGCCGCGGGTTCTGCGCAGTCGTCGAGTGCGATCGGGAGCGCGATCGGGCCTTCTCCGGATTGCTCGGTCTCGTCGTCATCGACGACGAACCGTTCGAGTGCGTCCGAGTCGAGCTGCACGCGCTTGGCTTCCCGGTCCAGTCGGGGGAGCCGATCGCCCTGTGGGTGAAAGAGACATGACCACCTTCCTCACCGCGGACGAACACTACGGTCACGCGAACATCATCCGTTACTGCTCGCGCCCGTTCACGGACGTCGACCACATGACGCGCGGATTGATCGAGCGGCACAACGCCGTCGTCGGTCCGAACGATCACGTTATTCACGTGGGCGACTTCGTCATGAACGAGCTGCTTCTGTCCGCGGTACTCCCCGAGCTCCACGGTCGGCATACGCTCGTCGTCGGCAATCACGACTGTTGCCACCCGTGTCGGAAGGACAACAAGGCAGCGCTCGGGCGCTACCTCGCCGCAGGATTTGTGGAGGTCGTCAGGTGCTTGATCCTCGACGGGATGCTTGTGCACCACATGCCGTACTCTGGCGACGACCGGGAGAAGTACCACGCATACCGGCCGGTCGATGAGGGACTCGTGCTCCTGCACGGGCACATCCACACGCAGTGGAAGACGCGCGGGCGGATGGTCAACGTGGGGGTCGACGTGCGCGGCTACGCGCCCGTGTCGCTCGACGAGATCCTGGACGAGCTCCGATGAAGCGCGACTACAACCGCCTGGCCCGCGCGGTGAAGTGTCCGCAGTGTGGCGCAAAGGAGGGCATCAAGTGCTTCGGTGCGAGCGGCAGTCACGTCAGGTACACGCATTACGCCCGTCGCAACCTGGCGGCGAAGGAGAGACATGAGCAACGCGATCAGTAAAACGTTGGACGAGATCTTCGGCGGCGCCGACGAGATCATCGGCAGCCACGCTCCGTACGCCTTCGACGCCGAGCGTCGGTTCGTGGCGGACGCCCGAGAGGCTGTTGAGGAGGCGCTGTCGATGTTGCCGCCGGCGGTGAAGGTTGCGCTGGCCTCCAAACTGAAGGCGGCGACAACCATTCGTGACAGGACGATCAAAGAGGAAGAGGCAATCTGGAACGAGATATACGCCGACCCAAAGCCACGCGGTCGCGGCCCGAACAAGGCAAGGGCGTGAGGGCTTATCCGGACGCCACGTCGTGCCGTATCCTCAAGCTGGACAGAGAGGAACCCATGAAGACGTGCAGTTGTGGCCGGCGCTACACCGCCGCCGAGTGGAAGGATCTCCCCTACGTCGGTCGGCAGGACGACGAGGTGGAGCACATCGAGCTCCGGACGTGCACGGAGTGTCATACGACGATGGGGTTGGTGCTGTGGACGGCGCCTCAGGAGCCGTCGTGAGCGAGATCAAGGTCAAGCGGCCGTGGCTCGTCAACATCCGCCTCAGTGAGGAGGAACGCGCTCGGATGCACAAGCTCGCCGAGTATCACGGCATCGATGTTTCTGCGATGCTCCGGATGCTCCTTCGCAAGGAGGATCATCGGATCGAACGGTTGAACCGGCCCGTGGAGGAGAAACCATGAAACCCTACCGCGTGGTCGCACCCGACGGTTCCGAGCTGGGGCGACTGCTCGCGAGGAGCAAGGAAGACGCCGAGAAGGATGCGAGGGGCTACTGGCCGGGGAAGACGTTCACCGTGCACGAGATCAAGTCGTGATCGTCTGGCTGGACGAGACCCTCGGTCCGCCGTGGAGCGGTCTCGTGATGATCGTCCTGTTCGGGTGCCTTTCGGCGTTTTCGGCGTATGTAGCCATTGAGACCATCAACTACGTCTACCGGGACAAATGAAAAGAGTGGAGTCGGATTTCGTGCAGCGAGGAAGCTAGAGGACCGATGAGTATTTATCGCTGCGTCGAATGCAGGAAGTTCACGCTCTACGCGCCGCTCCTGGTGTTGCGGAGCTGGCGGGTGCACTTACCTTGCTGCGTCGACTGCATGACCGACGATCGAATCCCGCTCGCTCGGTATGTACGGCCAGTGCACCGATCGATTGGCGCGGCGCTGAGCGCGCTGGTCGCTGGGCGTTGCTGTTGGGAACTGGAGCCCCGATGAACTGCGCGCGGCGTCAGCAACCGGTACCTGTTCGATGGAAACGATTCTATCCGGACGGATCGCGTCAGCAGTACGTGCTCCATCGTTACGATCCGCCCGGATACCCAGTCGTCGAGATCGCTCACTGGACACCGAGACACGGTTACGTCGCGGATTGGACGGCGTGCCTTGAGTGCGGCGAAGTAGAGGAGGCTGGTGGTCATCATCGTGACGGCTGCTCGCTGGCTCCTGCTCACCGAGCGTGGTGCGTGAGATGCCAGGAACATCCGCCGATTGTTCAAGCGGAGCCTGTCCAATGACCCAGCGCGACGACGACCTCCAGCTCTTGAATGAACTGCTCAAGGAGCACCCGGACGAGCTCTCCAACGTCGAGACCGAAGCGTTCGCCGGCATGCGGTTCGACCTGACGGCGGGATTCCAAGGATCTAAGTACCAAGAGCTCACCGAGAAGCAGCGCTCGTGGGCCATCGGGGTCCGCGAGCGCATCGTGCCGCAGTACGCCAACCTTTTCAGCCGGGGGCTCGTGCCGCGCGGGCGCGAGGTCCCGACCCCGCCGGTCCTTCGGGTCCTCCCGAAGAAGCCTCCGCCGATGCCCAGGCCGATTGCAGGGCCGGTGCGCACCAGCCGGAAGCACTGCGGGCGCGAGGACGAGGGGTGCTACGCGTTCGTCAATGGAGATTGCACGTGCGGGTGTTGCTCGTGAAAACTCTGAATTGCAATTTGTCAAAATGTAGGTAAGTTTTCTCGTCATGGACGTGGACCTCGACAAACTGGCTCGCCTCGCGGACTGCGACATCCGAACCGCAGCCACTTACTACAGTTCGCGTCGAGATCAGATGCGCCCAAGGGTAAAGGCGCGTATCGAGCGCGCCCTGGCCGACATGCAGAAGGCCAGAAGGGGTCGCGCTCGTGGCTGAACTTTCCCGCTTCTACGGCGTCGTCATCGCCATCTTCTTTCGCGGTGAGTTTGGCCGGCACCGTCAGGCGCACATTCACGTGCGCTGCCAGGGGGAGTGGGCGTCCGTCGACCTGGACGGAGACATCCTCGAAGGAAAGCTCCCACCGACCGCTCGCTGGATGGTCCGGCGCTGGATGCGTCTGCACCATGACGAGATACAGGCGGCGTGGAACGATGCGCGAGCGGGTAGGACACCCAAGAAGATTGAGCCCCTCACATGAAGAAGATGGCCTTCGTGCAAATGGTCGAACCTCTCGGTGGTCCCGACGTACGCCTTTTTTTCTCCGACGGGACTGTCATCGAGAGGGCGCTTCCTGGCGTAAAGGTCGCCAAGCCGCGCGTCGTTGACGACGGGCTCGGGATCGACCCGGGCGATGGTAAGGGCGACATGAGCGCACGTATGCTCCGTCTTCCGTGCAAGGGTCGTCGCGTTTACAGTATGGAGTGCGGATGAATCGCGAGCACGACCGTGAGATGACGCGCGAGGAGTTTGAACGCGCGTTTGCTCGCGTGCTTGAGAGTCACGCCCTCGTGTTCAAGGCGCTCGCCGACTACGACGCCGCGAGTGACGAGGAGCGGGCACATCTCCGGGTCCACCGGCTGACTCCGCTGTGATACCCTGACGGCACCATGCCCGAAGTCGACGAGCTGCAACGAGAGATCCAGAACCTTCGGAAGGAGCTGCGCGGCGAGGGCAAGCCTTGGTACGCGAAGTCCCCGTTCAAGGAGATTCTGACGCATGCGGCCGCCGTCACCACGGCCGTGGGCATCGGTCTCGTCGTGCACAAGTGGACCGGCGAACCTATTACCATCGAAGCCAAGAACGCTCCGGCGGAGTCTGCGGCCGCGCAGGCAGTGTACGTCGTCGATCTTGCCGATCGGGACGCCCAGAGCAGCGCACCGGCGGCATGGGTTCCTCCGGAAGCGGAAGCGGTGGCCCTGGCTCCCGTGCCTGCCGAGGTCCCGAAGCTCACTGCGCCTCGCCCCAAGCCCAGGGCGACCATGATCCTGCCCCCGATGGGGGAGCTCGCGGGGGCGCCGGCAGCCGCTGCGCCGGCGGCGCCGGTCGCGACGACAGCGGCCGCAAAGCGGCCCGTTCAGACGACGGCCGTGCGGACGGGCGACTAGCGGCGAGCGATGGTGTCGTACGCGAGGGCGGCCCGGCCTGCGGCGGTGACGTGCCAGTACCGCTGCCGGGTGAGCTTGTCCCACAGCGTCGGACCGACGGCCCAATAGCCCCAGCCGAGCGCCGCGAGCTCCGCGAACGTCGCGTCGGAGATCGGCCCCTCTCCGGGTTCGCCGACCTCAACGAGCGCCGTTCGTTCTTCTTCGGTGAGACGTCTCATTCAGTTCTCGCTTGCGGGTTCGACTTCCCAGGAGGCGAGCTGAGCTCGCCGACCATCATCGAGGTTCACGATGACGGTCCCGTTTTCCAGGATCGTGTCGATTGTGCCAAGCGCCCCAGGCTTTGGCGGCTCGCCAACTCCGGCCGTGATGTGCCGTGTCACCCGAACCCGATCGCCCTTCTTCACCGTCGTCGGTCTCGAGCGCCGGAAGCGAACCGCACGTACCCGTGCGCGCGGGTGGCCTCCCGCTTTGCGTCGCTGTAGCTGGTGAAGGGACCCGCGATGGTGCGGCCTTTCGGGTCGACGGCGATGTAGTCGCGGACGACGGGGCGGCGTTCCTCGATCCTGCCTGGACTCACGGGCAAATGTGTTTCTGCCCCCGTGTACCAAATCTGCACGGAGTCGTCGTCGACGTCCGTTGGCCAGCGTGCGTAGAACTGACTCGGCTGGACCGCTTTGATCCACCGTTTGATTTCCGTAAGTGGTCGCTGACCTTTTCGATGCTTCGTGCTGAGCCACTCGCTCTTGGCTGTCGTCTTGAATTGCTTGACCGCTGCGAGGGCGTCTATTTGGCGCCCGGGCGGAAGCTGTGGGAAGTCGTTCTCGATCCCGTCGATCTTTATGGCGTATCCCCAGTGCCCCATCTCACCGAAGTACGGCGGGTCTCCTTTTGGTGCTTCGGCCCAGGTCTCGCCGGTAGACTTCCGTCGATTTGCGCGCGTTTCTTCGACCAGCTTGCTCTTCCTGACGCCGCGCACCTCCTCGTCCATCTCGAGGATCATGTCGCTCAGCCACTGCCGGATGCTCGGGCTCTTCAGCTCTTCGTCGAAGGCGCTGAAGAACGCGTCGCTGACCTCCTCGTAGGTGATGCCGTAATGATCTCGTACCCAGTCCGCGCTGCCGATGTTGAAGACGCCCTTCGCGCCGGAGAGCTCGAGGACGGTGGGCTGCTCCATGTCGCGCTTCGTGTCCCACTCGAGCTGCTGAAGCATGTTGCGGGCGAGCTTCTTCGCGTCGCTCGGCGTCTCGAGCGGGAGGACGCTTGACGGGTCGCATTTGCGCATCTCCTCGGCCTCGACCATCTGTTCCCAAACCCAGTCGCGGAAGTAGGAGCCGTTGATTTGATCGCTGGCGTAGTCGGCGCCGGCCTTCGAAGCGGCTTCGAGGATCTCTTGACCCTCTTCTTTGGGGGTGGGTTCGCGGCGCGTGGCTTTCTTGCGGGGCATCATTTCCTCCGAATCACATCGTACTCGTCCGGCGTGTGGTTGCTGACGCTGTCGTTGTCCCACCGGATCTGGGCCTGGTAGCTCTTAGGCAGGAACCCGATGATCGTCCCCATTGTGCCCGGAGGGATTGGGCCGTCCGTGTAGTTGTACTTGACGCGTGCGCCAGGGCGTTTGAACGACGGTTCCCGTTCCGAGACATGATGTCCCGTACTGCCTCCACGCAGCGCCTGCACCGCCGCAATCCCTTCGGGCGTGAAGTCGACGGTTGCCTCTTTGCCGTCGCCGTAGAGGCCGATGAGCCCCTTCTTCTGGAGCGAAGCGAGTACGCCGCCCATCGAGCGCGGCGAGATGCCGGCTGCTTGGAGGTCGCCCGACCAGACAGCCTCGTTGTCCTCGATCGGACCCATGCGGTACTCCGAAGTGGCAATCGCCAGGAGGACTACTTTCTCCTTCGTGGTGAGGGCGGATTCTCGCATCTCGCTGTCGCCGTAGAGGCCGATGAGCCGTTCCACGATCGTTGCAGGCTGTCCGGGTTTGCGGGTCACGTCGTAGGTCCAGACCTCACGGTCCTGCTTGACCTCAATGACGTCACCGTTGCGAGCGAGCGAAAGAACGGCGCGTGCGGCGTCTGCCGGTCCGCGAGTCGGCGTGAATGTGAAGCCGACCTGGAATTGCCCGTTGATGAAGATTTGCGCCTCCTGGTACATGGTGGCGGTCTTGGCTTCGTGGACGTTCCGCCGAGACGCCTCGTCCACCTCGCCGTCTTCGTCCTCCTGCCAGCTCGCCGCGTACCCGTCGACTGTCTCCCAGACCCACTCGATATCCTTCTTCATCACGGGGATGTCGGCACCGTCGTAGGTGAAGTGCGTGATGTTCTCGTACGTGGCTGTGCCCGAAAGCCCCTCGTCGGAGAAGATTCCGATGGCTGTTGATCCGTCCTCGAAGACGCTGACGACGCAGACGACTTTCTGGCTGTACTCGGGGCTGTACGTCGTGAACTGCGCGGCTTCGTTCTTGTCGCTGAAGCGGTAGCCGCCGGGGAGTGTCCTCGGCTTGGATCCACCAACCGCCTGCGAGAGCTCGCCGGCGAGCTGCAGGGCGGATTCCGGGGTCATCTTCAGGTTGGGTCTGGAGAGTCGTCGTCGCGGGGCCTCGCTCGCCCGCCGCCCGACCCGCTGGGTGTGCGACCCGATGGATTCGGCGCCGGCGGGCAGGCGGGTCACGATCGTGCGAGCGGACTTGGACGGCGCGTGCCAGTACCCGTTCTGATTCCAGATGGTGGCTGCGTCGTACCGACCATCGCGGCGCGGGAAGTAGAGGGTGACCTGCTGTCCGGCGACAAGAATGGCGCTGGCCCCTTCGCCCTTGGCGTGCTCGATGAGCTCGGGGATCGAGTTGAAGTCGGCGACGCGATGCTCGTCGACAATCTCCTTCGGTTTGCGCATGGCTCCCTCCACAGGAACGAACTCCCCTGAATCGCTTTCGATCCACGTTGTGAAGCCGCGACGTTTGAGCGCCGCAAACTCGCGCATCGCGGCGTCGAACTGGAGTGTTGCAGGGACGGTCGCGCGTCGTCCCCCGACGAGGTAGATGACCCGGTACAGTCCCTTGCGCGTGGATCGGGGCATCAGCGTTTCCTTCGCAGCGCGCCGTTGAACCCGCGCGGTTTGGGCAGCGGCAATCGCTGCCCTTTGGCACTGGCCTTCGCCATGCTGTCGAGCGTGTGCTGCGCCACGGTCGCGTCCTGACCGGACCAGTACGCGCTCGCCTGGGTGCCGTCGGGCTTCGTCACGATGTACGAGTGGCCGACAAGTTTGACTGTCGACCCGCGCGGGATGTCGCGCCAGAAGATGTTCGGCATGTCGCGAACCTCACCGGCGTAGTGCGGGCGGGGCGGGTGACGAACGGCTCGGTGTGCGGAGCGCACGGTGGGTCGTGGGCGGAGGATTGGTCGACGCGCTTCGTTGGCCGATGGGTGGAGCTTGTTGCGGTGGCTGCGGTAGTAGTCCGGTGAGGGTCCGTAGATGAGAACCTCCCCGTCGGCATCAGGGTCGCCGAGGTACAGATCGAACCCGCCGTAGGACTCGGCTGCCTCCTGCAACGGATCTTGGAACTCTTCGTCGATGGTGCTCTCGTCGAAAAATCCTGTTCCGTGGCCTTCTCTGCTCAACCAAAAATCATGGCCGGCCTGTCCGTCGTCGATCCCGCTGTTGGAGAGCAGCTCGATGTAGCGTTCCTGGAAGTCGGCGCAGTCCTCGATCATGAGCTCCATCGTCTCGGGCGCGATGTCGCTGGCTGAGTAGTTCTTGTCGAGCGGTTCGCCGCCGCTGTCGTCGCTGTTGTCGGTCGTGCTCCAGAGAGCGGTCTCGATGTACTGGCGGGTGAATGCGTCGAGCTTGGCCATCATCGTCTCCTTGCCGGACGTCGGCGCGATTGCTGGACGCGCTGCGGCGCCTTATGAGCGCTCGACGACAGGCCCACCGGCTGCCGTACGCGCGGGCGCCGACGCGCCTCCTCGACCTCTTCCTCCTCGTCGCCGAGGAGCCCCTGGATGAGATCCTCGACGTCGCGCTGGTTCTCGATGGCCATGAGCACGCGCCCGAGTTGGTCGATTTCCTGCCACCCCAGGCTGAACGGTTCGTACCCCATGTCCTCGGCCTGATCACCGCCATGCAAGGAGGCTAGAATGCGCCACAAGAGGGTGGGGTAGTCCTTGGGACCGTGGTCATAATTGGGGAGCCAGGACTGCAGCTCGCCAATGAGTTTGGCGATGGGTTTTCGCGGTTTGTTCGGCATCAGCGTCTCCTCGCGCGTCGGCGCGCTTCCTTGGTCTCGGTCCCCGTTCGTTTCGCCCATATCGACCCATCGCCGGACGACGACCACGGGATGTTCTCCTGCCACCAGTCGAGCGACTCGGCCGCCTTCTCGACGTCCTCTTCGGAGCGATCCAACTCTTCGGCGACCGCGCTCACGACGTGCTCAGCGGACACCTCCGCCTCTTCGGAGGGGATTCGGCCGCCCTGGTCGGTCTCCTCGTATCCCTTCGCTTCGAGTTTCTCCATGATCGCGACGACCGTCTCGTCGGTCAGGTCGCCGTTGACGGCTACCGAATCGCCGAAGTCGGCGATGTTGACGACGGTGTTCGGGTCGTATCCGGCGTCCTCCAGGTCAATGAGTACCTGGTCGCCTAACGTACTCCACGCCATCGCGTTGCTCTCGTCGGCCATCCGCTGGACGACCTCCTCGATTGATGTGCGGATCTCGCTGTAGCCGAGCACGTTGTCCTTGAACGTCTCGTCCTCGTCCGCGAGGTACTCCGGCCCCGCGACATCACCGCCCCACCACTTCACCTGATCCGGCACGACGTCCTTGGACCAGCCCGAGGTCCCCTCGTCGCCGCGCCCCCAGCCGAGCAAGGCCTCCGCGATGACCATTGCTCGCTGCTCCGGCGTGTAGTCGTCCTCGAGCGTTTCGAACGACATACTGATGCTGTTGAGGGCGCTCTGGACGTCGTCCTTCTTTGGGTCGAGGTCGTCGAGGTCGAAGTACGCCTCCTTCGACCAGAAGGGGAAGCCGATTTCCTTCGCTTCCTCATCTCCGACGTGCTCGCGCACCGGTTGAATCTCCAGGAGCTCGATGGCGTTGCCGTCGCTCTTTGCGAGAATGGCGCCGTACGCGCCGGGGCTCATGTCCCCGCCAACCTGCTCCCACATGGGAATCACGGGGATGGCGATTTCGATGTGCCCGATCCCCGGCTTGATGCCGGGAAGATGCTGCTGTCGTCGAGGCATTAGGGTATCCTTCCCACCGCATTGACATTGACCTCGAAGCGTTCAAATACGCTCGCCTCGGGGTCCTCGTTGTACTGCTCGACGGCGTCGTCTCCGCCCCACGCTCGGGCGCCGGCCTTGCTCCAGATGAGGACGTCGATGTGCGCCTCATGACCGGATGCCGCGATGCTGAGCGCGAACCCGGCGGCCTCGTCCCAGCTCTTGAAGACGCACTCGTCACCGCTGGCGTCGTCGACCGCGAACTCGACGTCCTTGTGCCGAGCCATCAGTTTGTCCTCCAATAAACCAACCCACTCTTGGTCGTGTACGAATTGCCGTCGTACGACGACAGGAAGTGCGCCGGACCGTCGGTGTCGACGGCGTCCTCCGCGGCGGCGTCGATGTCGAGCCCGGCGATCTCGATGGCCTGCTTGACGGCGTCTTCCTTGCCGTAGATGTCTTCGAGATAGCTCATGGGGTCCTTGAGTTCGTCTTCGGTCAGGCTCTGGGCGAGCTCCTCGATGTGCGAGTCGTCCGGGTCCTCACGTTCTCCGTCCTCGTCCTCTTCGGGCGCGTCGAACCCCGCACGCTCGTACTCCTTCCAGAAGTCGCTCGGCCGCTCGTCACGCAACCGCTCCTCGTTGCTGTTCTGCACGTCGCTCTCGAGATCGCGGCGCAGGCGGTCCAGATCGATGTGCGACTCGATGAAGTCCTGGTTGAAAATCTCGGGCTGGTCGTCGAGGTCTTGCTTGACGATTGCGAGAGCCAGTTCGCGCTCCGCGTCTTCATCGGCGACGACGTGCCACTCCTTGCTGCCGGTGCGGCTTCCTTTGAAGTAGATGCGGTAGACCGTACCGGCGCCGCCGAAGTCGCTTAGACGGCTTTCTTCGATTTTGAGCTCGTCGGGGTCGATGTCGAGGGCTTCGCCCATGTCGGCGAGCACGGCGTCCTCGTCGTCGAAGTCGACCGCCTCACGCATTTGTCGTCGAGCCATCAGTCAGCCTCTTCTTCTTCCTCGTCTTCGTCCTCGTCCTCGTCTTCTTCCTCTTCGCCCTCTTCGGTATCGACGAGGACGTTTGCCCACGCTTTCTCGGCTTCCTTCTTGGTGTCGAACCAGTCGGCTTCGACGATACCGTCCGATCGTTCGAAGAGGATGACGGCCTTGCTGCTCTTGAGGAGATCCTCTTCCTCTTCGGTGAGTTCGTCCTCGTTCTCTTTTGCGACCTCACGGATGGCGTCCTGCGTGCCCTTGTCGATCCACACGAGGCCGTACCAGCCATTGCCCTCGCCGTAGGTCGCTTCCTCGTCGGCGCCGCCGTTGCCCGTCATCTCGTAGGTGTAGCTGTCGAGCACCGTGTAGAACTTGCCCGGCCCGTACGATCGAATCCCGTCCTCTGCTGCTGAGAATCCCATCACGCCTCCCATGAAATGAGCGGTTGAATCATTTTCTTGTCGCCGACCGGCACCTGCGACGTCGACACCCCAATCGACGTCAGAATTTCCCTGAGAGCGGCGTATTCCTCGACTGCGACTTCTTCGATGTACTCCTTCGAGTCGCTCTCTACGCCCCACATGCCGCCGCTCGTGAGCGTTTGAACAACACCTTCGATGACGACTTCCGCTTCCGCGCGCACGCCGACGAACGTGAAGTCGCCGTTCTCGTACTCTGCGCGCCGGTCCGCGAACTCGTCCTGATCCAGGTACGAGGTGTCCGGTTCTTCGTCGTGCATGACGCGCACACGAATCTCCTGCACCGTCGGTGCGGTTCGCCTGCGCGTGGCTTCGACAACTCGTTTCCGAGCGGTCATGGACACTCCTATCTTGTCGAGGAGCATCCTCGCACGGCTCACCTCTGCCTGGCAAGCTTATCCCGTGAGCATCCTTGTCTACCGCGCCGTCTTATGTATCGGCGACCTCGCGCTCAACGAGTGCACGATCCGCAGCGCACGCGCTCCCGAGGGCGCGCGGTGGTGGCAGCTATGGGCCCTCGTCCGTCAAGCGATCGGCGAAACGTTCTACGTGGGCGTGCCGGTCAACCCCAACGGCCCTTTTTTGGAAACAGGTCCGAGCGGCCGGCGCACGTGGGGGCTCACCCGCGCCTCGGCGACCGACTGGCACATCTCGCCGTCGATCGACGTCGGGCCGGGTCTCTGGCACGAGACGCCCGTGATCGTCGGGGTGCCGGAGGGGGAGCGGTGGACTACGGAGGCACCTTGACTGGGACCGAAAACGGGGTTCTCGCGGAGGTCTTGGCGACTCGCTAATCTGACAGGATGGGTATCAAGACGTTTGAGCTCCTGACTTTCGACGAGAAGGGTCACTACGCGTGGCTCGTCTGGTGTCCTGTCTGCGACGAGCCGCACACGTTTGATAGCCGCTGGACGATGAGCGGCACGCATGAAGCGCCGTCGTTCGACGGCAGCATGCTCGCGCACGAGTCGCCGGGCAGCCCGCGCTGCCATTCCATCTTGACCGAGGGTGTCTGGAACTATTGCGCCGACTGCACGCACGACAAGGCCGGCCAGTCGATTCCGGCGCCCGATTGGGCGTCGACCCGCTGGGCGCGGATGCGGTCGGACGGCGTGGTGCCGGAAGTGGTGTAGGATGCGCCCATGAAAGCCCGCTCGATCTGCCGCCGGTGCCATCGGCTTCGACCCGTCAACGGGACGCGCGCTTGCGTGGGGTGCGAACAGCAGCTTCGTGCGGACGAGAAACGCCGGCCGCAGTCAGCGCCTCTGGATCTTCTCCATCAGCGTGTCGAGGTCAACGGGCTTGGTCATGAAGGTGACGTCCTCGAGAACGAGCGAGAGCACGCGGTCCCTGGGCATGCCGGTCATCACGACGACGGGGATACGCCGGAGCAAGGGATCGGCGCCTCGACGGTGGAGCAGATCGAAGCCGCTGAGACCCGGCCCGAGGTCGAGGTCGAGTAGGACGATGTCCACCGGCTCGAGACGCATCATGTCCAGGCCCGCGCGCCCGTTGGACGCCCAGCACGACGTGTGGCCGCGCATTTCGAGCGCTCGCTGAAGCATGTCCCGGTCGTCCGGGTTGTCGTCGATGATGAGGGCGTGCATATGAGCTTCGGGGATTTTCTCTTGCTCGGCGTGCTGTGCGGGGTGCTCGCCGACTGGCTCGTTCGCGATCTCCTCTAGTCGGAATTGTAGAAAATGGCGTTGCCGGAGGGGGCCGCCGGCGCGGCGATGAACGCTGCTGCCACGATGTTCCAGATGGTCGTGGCGGGTCCGGCGAACGGGTTGACTGTTCCGCCCGCAAGGGTGCCGTCCTCGATCATTGCGGTAACCGGCAAGCTCGCGACGGTGCCGACCTGTTCGCGAAGCACAAGGGGGCTTCCCGCGGTGGGTGTGCTCGTGTTGTACACGACGGCGATGATGGTGTCGCTTGCGGAGGTTCCTGCAAGAGAGCACGTAGGGTCCGTCGAAGAGCCGAAATTATTTCCGGCGGTGTTGGCCACGCGCTTCGGGTCACTCGTGTTCTGCACACCACTTTCTTCGATGGCAAAGATCCCCCAGCTGCTGAAACCACCCGCAGTGACGTTGGCTGTGACCTTGTTGGTGTTGGCGCCCGCAGCTTTGATGTTCCACGCGTAGTAGAGCCAAATTGGGTTTCCCCCAATGGCAACATGCCCGGCCAAGGTCCAGGTGGTGTTGCCAGCGGTGTCAGATACAGAATTGACGGTGTCGCTGTTGTTGGTGGAGCAGATGCCGACGCCGATAAAATTTCCGAGAGTGTTGGCTCCAGCGAAGTTGGCGGTGGAGACAGAAGAGGGTGCTGCGGAGCCGGTACCGACAGCGCCTTGGACGAACCCGGCTCGGATGATCCGTCGTTTGGACCGAGAAGGCGTCCAGAGTTTGCGCGGGGGCGTCCAAAGTTCGGGCGTCATGCAGGCTAGCCAAAGTTCAGGCTGGGAACCGCCGAGTAGAACGTGCCGTTGTAATAGAGCGCGACCTCGTCGATTGCTCCAGCGGCTGTCGAGAGCGTGGGCAGGGTCTTGCCAGCCCAGGCGACGTTGCCCGCGGCGGTGCCCTGCGTAGGCCAAGTGATCGTGAACGGGGCCCCCGAACCTTGGACGATTCGGAGCAGGAGGTTGCTGACTCCCGCCGGGGCCGTGAAGGTGAGCGTGGTGTTGGCGTTGAGCAGCAACGTTTGCTTAGCCCCCGACGTCCAGTTGATGGCGGTGGAGGCGCCGGAGGCTGTGTTCGCAACTTCGGAGTTGAAGTCCAGCGTCTTGATCTGCTGGATGTCCTGGTTTCCGAGCAGCATCGCCTCGCCGCCAAACTGCGGGGCGTTGGCTCCGTTGCCGAGGTAAGGAGCACCGGTTGGTCCGGTCACCCCGAGACCGTTCGGGCCGGTGGCGCCGGTCGGTCCGGTCGGTCCCGTCGGTCCAGTGACGGTCGATGCGGCACCTGTGGGGCCTGTGACGCTTGCACCGGTCGGACCGGTCGGTCCTGTGACGGTGGATGCGGCACCTGTGGGGCCCGTGGGACCGGTGCTGCCCGTCGGTCCTGTTACGGTGGATGCGGCTCCCGTCGGACCAGTTGGCCCCGTAACCGTTGATGCGGCTCCCGTTGGACCTGTGGACCCTGTGGCGCCTGTCGGGCCGGTGACGGTGGACGTCGCGCCGGTTGCTCCTGTCGGGCCGGTGACGGTGGATGCGGCGCCCGTCGGTCCTGTCACGCTTGCGCCGGTCGGACCAGTCGGTCCTGTTACGGTGGACGCGGCTCCAGTGGGGCCCGTCGCTCCGGCTCCCGTGGGGCCCGTCGCGCCGGTCGCGCCCGTGCTGGAGGCAGCGCCCGCAGGGCCGGTCGTGCCTGTTGGTCCTGTGAATGCAGCCCCCGTAGGTCCAGTGACTGTGGATGCGGCTCCGGTAGGTCCTGTCGCGCCTGCTCCTGTCGGCCCGGTCGCCCCGGTCGAGCCTGTGTTGGATGCAGCGCCAGCCGGACCGGTCGATCCCGTCGCGCCGGTGGATGCGGCACCGGTCGGTCCCGTGACTGTCGATGCAGTGCCTGTGGGTCCGCTGGCTCCGGTGGCGCCCGTCGGTCCGGTGGTTGCGGCTCCAGTCGGGCCCGTAACGGTTGACGGAGCCCCCGTCGACCCCGTCGGTCCGGTTTTGCTGGCACCGGTCGCGCCGGTCGGTCCCGTGCTCCCCGTCGGCCCGTTGCTCGGACCCGTCGGCCCTGTAGCGCCTGTGCCGCTGCCTCCACCGCCTATTCCAGGCGCGGTGGGGTACGCTTCACTTCTGTACCGTCCGCGACCGATGATGAAGGACAATGCTTTTCCTCGAGTGGCGGTCTACCCGAGGCCCAAGCGTACCATCCCCTGTCACACGGAAGTAACAGGTTTTATTAGGGAATACCCAAGACATACCTGAGTATGTCCGCGCGGTCAGGGTGTGCCGCGCACCATCGCATGAAAGACCCGTCCCTACCGCGTCGTCGTCTGCCACAGGCCGGAGGTCTGAAGCGTCAGGTAGAGTCGATGGTGCGCGAAATCGTTGGCAAACGCAACGGGTCCAACCGCAGGACTGGTCGGCAGACCGGGCGCAGCGATGGTGTTCCACACCGTGGGTGTGCTGTACGAAGCGGCTGTGAGAAAAAGGGTTGTGTTGGTGTAGGACGCTCCGTAGAGCGTAACCCCGTCGCCCATGACCGGGTTGATGTAGCTGTACGTATTGGGGAGAAGCGTCCACGTTTCACCGTTGTTGGTTCCGCTGAGGACGCCCACCTGCGATCCGACGTAGAACGTGCCGCTGGGCAATTTGAAAACGGGCAGCGCGACATTCCAATTTTGCGTTCCAGAAGGAGTGACGTTGGACCACGTACTGCTGCTGTCCGTCGTTAGGAAGATTCCGCCGATACCTTCTGCACTGAGCCACACGCTGCTGTGCAAGAAATCAATGCTGCACGCTTCGCACCAATCAGTGGCTATGGACGTTGGGTAATCAAGCACGTTCCAAGTGATGCCGCCGTCCATGCTTTCTCCAAAACAGACAGGCGTGTAGGGCGGACTGCAGTCTCCGTGGAAGTTGACCAATATGTGAAGATGGTTGGTTGGGTCCATACGAATGACGTGGACGAAGCCGCCGGCTTGTGCGGCGATGTCGCTCCCAGGAGGAAACGTCTGTGCCCAATCGGTGCCGCTGTTGGTCGTCTTCCAAACACCTCCATCCCCGTAGCCGGTCAGGGCGTAGATTGTTTGCGGGTTGATCGGATCGATGACGGCGCTCCAGATCCGTCCTGAGTTGAGGCTAGCCGCGTTGACCCCGGTATTGGCTTGAACCCATGTGTTGCCGCAATCCTCCGATCGAAAGACCCCATCGCTGTCGGTGGTCACGTAAATTTCGGAGGGGTTCTGGGGATTGACGAGAGGGATCAGTACTCCGGTGAACGTAGGGTGAATGATCACGTAAGGCGGCGTGATGTTGACCCATGTTCCAATCGGAGAGTTGCCTGCGGGGCATGCCGCGAAGCGCTCCGAGACGCTCCAATTGGTCCCGTCCGAATAAAGCGAGAGGTAACCGTATGCCTGAGCGATGACGACGCTCGTAGCCCCATCGATGGTTTCGGACGCGTGCTGTTGGATGGTGACGTTGTTTGTACCGGCTTGTCCCGTTTTGTCTTTGAACTGCAAAAACCGTCCAGCGGTTGGTGCCGGCAACGTGATCGTGATGGTGTTGTTCGTGGAGTCTGTAAATATCAAGTAATCAAAGTTGGACCCAGCATCGACCGTGTACGTGGAGGCGGTAATCGTGATCTGCTGATACACGAGCCCTGAGAGGGCCGGGCTCGAAGTTGGTGGGTTTCCGAGCTTGGTGACGTATGCGGTCTGCGATGTGTTCGAGAGGTTGCCACCAAGCGGCACGGGCGGGCTGGCTCTTGGTTGGAAGTTTGGTCCCGCTCCGCCCCTACAGGCTGTGGAGAGGATCAGGGTGAGTACGAGTAGAGCGATCTTTTTCATGTTACGGTGGTTCCACCGACGACAGGACACCACCCCCTCTCCGGTGCAGGTCTCACGGTTTCTAGAGCGTACCTTGAACCATCGCGCAAAAGTAGGGGTTGCTCAGGCCGTTTCTGAGCCGCTGGATGCGGCTCACCGCGAGTTCTCTCGGTATTCCTAGCTTGACGAGCGCCAGGCCCGCGATGACGCCGGAACGGTTGCGGCCGTGCCAGCAGGTGACGAGAACTCGGTTCTGGAGTCGAACGTGGTCCGCCACCTTCTGGGCGGCGTTCCGGATGCGAAAGCGCGTTACCTTGTCGGGAGGCGGTCCGTCGTCGAGCGGCACGTGCAGCACGATGTAGCCAGGCAGGTTGGGCTGGTACTCCTGCGCTGCGAGCACGATGACGTCGAATGGAAGGCGCGCATCGGGTGACGGTGCGCTCCCTTGCGCGAGTCGGCCACCGCGAAGGAGGTACGCGTAGTCGCTCATCGTCCGTGCTCCATGACGGCCACGAAGAGCCACACGAACAGCCGGATCGGATTCACCGGAGAACTCCACCCGAAAGCGCCCCGAAGCTCGATGGTTGCTTCACCGGCGGGGAGGGAAACGACGGTTGGCGCGACAAGATGGGCCGAGCACTCATCGGGTGGAGTGCTGTTAGCCTACCACCTAGAACTGGTCGCGCGGCAAGCCGTGGAACCGTTCGTAGTGCGCCATCCACGATTCCAGATCCGCGCGCGTCGTCATCCCCGATCCGCGGCATCCGTCCCACACGCGGGCCGGGCAACCCTCGAACGTGTGTTCCCAGCAGCAGCATCGGCAGCCAGCCAACTCGTGGAGCCGGTCGCAATCTCCGGCCCACATGGCGTCTTCGAGCTCGCGCGCGAACGCCGCCTCGTCACCTTTGCGGCCGGCGAGGCGAACTGCCTCCTCGAAGGCCCACGGATGATCGTCGATCAGTCGCTTCATGTTCGCTCGAACATCGCAAGAGCGAGGCCAGCGGACGGTCCGTGAGAAGTCGCGTAGGTACGAGCTCGGAAGGAGAAGACTCTTTACGAGATCGGAAGGAATCTTCTGTCCGTCAACGGATCCCGAGCCAGATAACCAAGACCGCCACACCGGCCCCGACGAGCGGAGCGAGGGCGAAAATGAGGAGGCTGACGAGGAAGCGTTTCATCGGCTCTTCTGAAAAACCCGCCCAGACACCATTGTCTGGGCGGGCACCATGACGCGAAGATTTGAAATTTACGGCGTGTTCGTGCCGGGCGCAACCTTCGGCGGGGGGTGCTTTTTCAGCGCACGTTTTGCGAACGAGAGTCGCTCGTCCGCCTTGGGGTGCGGTCCATCCCACTCACCCGTGTAGTACGAGAGGGTGCCGGTCGCCGCGAGGCTGCGATGAGCGATGTCGAGCGCGCAGCGAGCCGCACCGACGCGCGTGGAGATGGCTTCGGTCGAGCAGAGCCCGTGTGTCAGCGAGGCGCGATCGTCTTGTGGGTGAATCTGCCAGATCGAGCGAGCAACCCGATGGTCGCACGTACCCCAGTGCGTCAGTCTCGCGCCCTCGGATGACTTCACCCACTTTGCGTCGTTGCAGGATCCGTCATCGACGTACTGGGCGTAGCGAGCTCCTTCGAAGTACCCGAGAGCCGCAAGAAGCACGGCGTCGCTCGGGTCGCTCGTCACGCTCGCGATGCTCTCGGCGACGTCGCGGTACGGGACCGAGGGCAGCGTCTGCAGCGCCGGCGGCCAGTCACTCATCACGCCGAGCAGATAGTCCACGGTCGCCTGGTTGAACGCGGGTGCGTCTTCTTGCGCGGGGGCAACCGGTTCGGGCAATGTCGAGGCCATCGTCATGTCGGGCAGGACGACAGGCTTGGGCGAGTCGGCGTGAACTTTTGGCATCACGATGAGACCCGCGAGGCAAATTGTGAGTGTGAGTAGCAGGGCGGTTTTTATCATGCCGGCGAGGGTGCCCCGTGCTCGCCCGGGAGGTCAAGAGGTTCTAAGGTTGGGATCGCCATGCCCGATGTCCCTCTTGCCGACACATGCTTGTGCGGGGTCACGAGTTGGCATCGTCCCGCGGGCAGTGTGGAAGCGGCCACGCGGACGGGATCCATCGGCAACCTTGAAGCATCGCGGTTTCTCTGGTGCCGAAAATGCGGGTCGATGCGGGCGATCTTCGAGACGCACTGGCAGATTCCCCTCGATCGCGCCGGCGACATTCCTCGTTCGATCCCGCTTGAGACCGACGAGCGGACAACGAGCCCCGGTACGCCGAACGCGAAAAAGACGCCGATGCCGAGGAAGAAGCGCAAGGAGTAGCGCGGTTCGCTCGAAGTACGGAAGAATATTGATTGTGGTAGGCTACAATCAATACGGGGATGAAAGGATTCGACGGAGGAGAAGAACGACTGTCTGCGTGCGAGCGGCGCTCGATCCGCTCTTGATCAAGCGAGCAACGTTCGATTGCCAACGACAATGGCAACACCGACCACACGGCGAAGGTCGCTGCGTAGTCCGTCTCTCGGGGGAGGATCTCGAGTACCTCGGGAGGCGTAAGTACACGAGGCAGACAGCGCCCAGCCATCGGGTTGCTGAGGACTTCAGGGTGGCCGAGCGGCGGAATGCTCGCACGCGAAACACCGCAAAGGCCGTCGGGAGCCTCAGACCGACCACGCACGTGAAGAAGATGGTTGCAACGCTTTTTCGGACCTGGCTCTCGGATGCCCGCATCTCCACCAAGGCAGAGCGCGATCAAGAAAGGGCGATTGTCACCCGTAGGAGGTCCTCGCGAGGGGCCGTTACCACTACGGCCATTGCTCTAAGCGTTCCGCATCCAAAACGCGCGCCCCCCGAGCCTGTCCGCGCGCGCGACGCTGATGTCGACCTCGACCCCCGCGATGGTCACGTTCTCGGCGACCTGCGAGAGCGCGTAGCCGCGCGTTGCGACGTCGGGCACGTTCGAGATGCTTTTCCAGAAGCACTTCGCAAGCAGGTCGTGGAAGAGTTCGTCGCTGTTGAGCGGTACGTCGTAGCCGATGTAGTCGCCGGGTGGGTAGACGGTCAGTAGGGTGGCCGACTTCGCCTGCTCGTAGGCGATGGTGGACATGAAGTTGCCCCCGATCCCTTCGAGGTCGTCCCAGGCGCTGCCGCCCGCTAGGTAGCCGGCCGCTGCAGCCTTGGCGAGAAAGACCTTGGCGTCGGCCTGACCCATCGTCGCGGAGGGGAGCCAGCCTGGGTTTCGGACGCGCTGGTAGAGCATGAGGCCGAGCCCCGCCGTCATGAAGTTCTGGACCTCCTCGGCCGTGACGTCGCTCGGGTCGGGCGCCTGGTTGAACGTGACGGTGCGGATGCCTCCGCGGAAGCCCACGGCGTAGAGCGCCTGAAGTTGGGTGAGGGAACAGACCTGATCGGTATCGAAAAGGAGAGCGTCGGGGACGGGCTCAATAGTGGGGGTCATTTTCCTGCCTTATCACCAAACAATTATGACGTAATCGATATGGTAAGTAGTACCCCCGGTGGAGTTGAAAATATCAAACGATCGTGAATTAGCTGGATCGCTGTTGTTGATCCATTTCCATTCGACTTGACTGGCTCCCGAAGCTTCGGGCGCCCAAGATGCGGTTTGGGTAGACGTCAAATCACGAACGAAGACGGCCGCGTCAAGAACCTGACCTGCTGTTACAGTGAACGGTCCTACGATAAGATCCCCGGGCGGGAGAGAAACGTTGGTGCCGCGCGCCAAAACAGTCCCTCCCGCGGGGCCCGTCGGACCCGTCGGTCCGGCACTGCCTGCTCCCGTCGGCCCAGTCGTTCCCGTGGGACCGGTCACCGTCGACGCCGCACCCGTCGGTCCTGTCCCGAGAGGGCCCGTCGGACCGGTCACCGTGGACGAGGCGCCGGTCGCTCCCGTGGGGCCCGTGGGCCCCGTGACGGTGGATGATGCCCCGGTCGGCCCGGTGAATCCCGTTGGGCCCGTGGGTCCCGTGACGGTCGATGCAGCACCCGTCGACCCGGTTGGTCCGGTGGGTCCCGTCACAACCGACGCGGCTCCCGTCGGTCCCGTGCTACCCGTTGCGCCCGTCGGTCCGGTCACCGTAGACGCGGCTCCAGTCGCACCCGTCGCGCCCGTAGGGCCGGTAACGGTCGACGCGGCACCCGTGGGTCCCGTCGCTCCGGCGCCGGTCGCTCCCGTCGGCCCCGTCGCGCCGGTGGAACCGGTGTTCGACGCGCCGCCCGCAGGACCGGTCACGCCGATTGAACCGGTCGGCCCGGTGGGTCCGGTCACCGTCGAGGCGGCACCGGTGGGCCCCGTGTTGCCGGTCCCGCCCGCACCCGTCGGCCCCGTGACCGCAGACGGCGCGCCGGTCGCGCCAGTTGGACCGGTAACGAGCGAGGCGGCCCCGGTCACCCCAGTGGGGCCGGTCGTCGTCGACGCCGCCCCGGTGGCCCCGGTGGTTCCGGTCGCACCCTTCGACCCAGTCGAGCCGGTTGGACCCGTCGGTCCCGGCGGACCGCCGAACGGCCCGGTGGGGCCGGTCGCCCCCGTGCCGCTGCCTCCACCGCCTATTCCAGGCGCGGTGGGGTACGCTTCACTTCTGTACCGTCCGCGACCGATGATGAAGGACACGAGTGTTACGGTATCATGTAGCTTCCACCGCGCTCCATGACTGAAACAGGGAGTACTCGAGAACTACTCGAGTATGCGGAATCAAAGCAATCGGTCGACGGCCTAGGCAACGAACCTCCCGACGAAGAGCGCCTGGAGCTGGGCGAGCGAGCACGGAACGTCCGTGTCGAAGAGCATGGCATCGGGGACCGGTTCGATGATGGAGGGCATGACTTGACTAAAAATTCGCTACGCTAGGACCGCCGAACACAAATGCCGCGCCGCCGAACCCCGCGGCGCCTGCTGCTGCATCGAGATGAGCTGGTGTTGTGGTGATGCCGCAGTTGATAGCCCCCGCTGACGTCGCCGAGCACGCGGTCGATGTTCCGACAAGTCCGTTGATCAGAAAGCCGGGGGAAATCAAAAGAGGGGCCGTGAAGTGTGGCACGAAAGTCGAACCCGCTTCGTTCTCTAGGTGCGCCGACCCAAACAGTTCGATAGTGCCGGTCGTAGAATTGCCGTACACCACGGACCCTGCCGAGCCTACCTGGAATCGTCCGGATATCAAAGTGAGCGGGCCGTCGAGATAAATGTTTCCGTTGTTGCTGCCGCCTATTCCGGCATTGTGCGTGTCGCCGCCAATAAAGAGTTCCGTGAATCCGCCACCGCCACCGAGAATGGGGTCACTCGAGAAAAGAGGGTCACCGATGAAGGCGCTTCCAAGAGAGCCTGACAGTGCGCCGCCTAGAAATATGGGATCGATTGTCGCGCTACCGTTTGACTGCATCGACTCTGTAGAAAACAGGTTGGCAGCGATTCGTGCACCAGGCGCCGTTTGCGTCCCGGCGTAGTAACTTACGAATCGCTGCGCTACAACTTCTTGTATGAATACGCCATTGCCGATGGCGATCGTGTCCCCCTGCGCCTCAGGATCGTACGCGATCATGTTGTAGAGATACAGGCCATTGGTGAACGAGCCGTTGTCGTCCACCGAGGTCGCATCCACATCCACGACGTTGATCGCGATGGGTGTTGTCAGTGTCACGGTGTCGGTGCTGGCCCACGTGTCGACTTCGACACCTGTAAGGCCTGTTACAGGGACATTGGGCACGAGCGGCTGGGTGATATTCCAATTGGACCCGCCCGCGGTCGTGTAGATCCAAGCTTTGCTTGCCTTCGCCGCCGTCGTATTCGTGACGAGCATCCCTACGGCCGGCGCCCCGGCAGAGAAGCTACCGGCCAGTAGACTGTTCGATCCGGCTGCGGTGTTTTTGGCTGCGCTGCGGGTGAACACGGCCGATGTGGATGTTCCGGCGCCACCCTTCACGATGAACGAGGCGCCGTTCTCGAGCGCCACGTGAGCATAGAGCGGGTCGGTGTTGTCCGTATCCGAGGCATCCTGTTCAAGGGTTGTCGTCTGTCGAAAGCGCGGGCAGTTCTTGTAGGAGCCGGGCCCGCACCCGAGTCGATGTACCCATATCTCTTGCTTCGTGGCGCACGGATTCCCGCTCGATGTGCAAGAATTTTGATCGCTTCCAGAACTTTTATTGACGTACCAGTTTGGTACTGTCCATGACGCCGGAATGATTGGTGACGATGATCCGGTTGCCGCGAATGTTTTTGGTTTTTGGATTCTTGAGCACCGCCAGCTCTTGTCTGCCGCTGTGCAAGCAGCCACATCGATTTGCGCCTGACTTCTTGCATCGTTTGTTGAGGGAACGTACGTTGACGTTGCGGGACGCCTCTTAGGCAAGAACCGTAATTCGCGGGACGTCGCTGCCGACGACGGTATCGCATGAGATTTCACGATCGGCGCAGCGTCCTCCTCCGGAGGAGGTGGTGTTGAGCAGCTGAAGATCGTCACCAAAACAAGAGATATCCACGAACGTTTCATCAAACGATCTCCTTCCACACACTTCCGCCGATGTTCATCCATGTGACCGTCTGCGCTTGCCCTGGCAGACCGACCTGCCCGTTGGCCGCCGTGAAGTTTCCAGGATTTCCAGGCTCTTCGATCGTAAACCCGCCCGTGGCGTTGACGAGGACGGGGTTCGACGTGCTGGGTCCGAGGAGGCTGACGGTCACTTGGTCCCCCACCTGTACCCCCGCGCCCGACGGCATGTTCACGGTGGCTTGAGCGCCCGGGACGGCGACGATGACGACGTTCCATCGTGCAGCGCCGAGCGTGGTGGTGCTGCCGGCGATGGCGTTGGTAACGGTGGGGCCGATGGCGCCGGTCGCACCCGTTGCGCCGGTCGGACCGGTGCTTCCAGTCGCCCCGGTGCTCCCTGTCGGCCCGGTGACGGTCGATGCGGCCCCTGTAGGCCCTGTCGGTCCTCCCCCGGTTGGTCCAGCCATCCCAGGGGTGCCGGTGGGGCCGGTCGGACCCGTGACGAAGGACGCTGTTCCGGTCGGGCCGGTGCTTCCCGTCGGTCCCGCGCCAGTCGCGCCCGTTGGGCCAGTTGTTCCCGTGTTGCCTGCAGGACCTGTTGGCCCACCGTGTGAACCAGACGCTCCGGTAGGACCCGGGAGCGGAGCCGTTGGGTACGTCTCTCGCGCATACCGTCCGCGGCCGATGACAAAGCTCATGGAGGTCTACCTCCTTCGGGAGGGTACCACGCGGTTCCCCTACGTGACATGTGCCGAATCGGGGAATACCCGAGGACTACTTGGGTATTCCCAGAGCTCGGTCGATGACTGCTGCGTCGAAGAACGCGAGATGCGCTGAGGCGTCGTCTACGCCAAAGCTCGCAACCAGACGGTCCCCGTCGCGGGCGAGGCCGGCGCAGAACTCGATGCCCTTCTGTACGAAGAACCACGGTTCGGTGACCGACCGGATCACGAACTCTGCGTCGAGGCGCACGAACCTGTGCAGGTACACGCGCCCGGGGGTGTGGACAACCTCGTGCACGAGGCAGAGGAAGCCGTCTCCATGCGGGATGACCTGCGAGCCACCGCGCAGCTCGGTCAGGTTTTCATCGAGATCGGAGATTCGAAAACGTTCGGTGGTTTTCTCGGGCGCGACATCGATCACGGTTGTCGGGTCGCATAGGTAGAGGAAGGCCCCAGGTTGCCCGAGGACCGGCATCCAGTTTTTTTGTGTCTTGTCGTGCTCGTAGTCGCGGACGACGTGGACGTTCTTGATTTCCCACTCTCGATCGAACCGCAGGATCGATTGTTCGCAGCGTCCGTCGCCGAGGTCTCGGACGGTGGCCGATGCGTGGAAATCGTCGCCGCTCGTGTAGAGTCGGCAGTCCTCGAATCCTTCGACCGGGAATTTTGTTCGGGGGAGCATTGTCCCGTCCGTGATGAGCACACGGCTCGTAGGTCGCCACGACTCGTCCATGTCGACGATCCAGTTCTTCGTCTTGATGATGCCGCTCCCGTCGATCGTCGGGTACTGCCCGTCGGCGATCTTGTAGTTCACCGTGCGGACGAGGACGAGGCGACGGTCTCCAACGACGAGCACAGACGGGTTCATCGGCGCGTACCCATCGTTGGGGCGCCAGTCGATCTCGCGCACCTCTGCGCCGAAGATCTCCTTCGCGCTCTTGGCGTAGTGGACGAAGTTGCCGCGAGCTTCATTTCGAAAGAACTGGTTGCGGTCGATCGTCAGCTTCGCGCACGCGTCGTACCCAGCCTTTCGGCGTTCGGGAAGCTTGCTGTAGAACCCGCTGATGGCGACGTCGTTCTCGTTTTGCCGTTCGTAGATGTCCCTTTCGACGAAGAGCACTTCGTTCGGGCACGGCATGCGCGTCACCTGCTCGGCGAGGAGCAGTGCCGCATCGTTCTTGCCGTGCTCCCTCCACCAGTGCGCCAGGAGCGACAACGGCTCGGCGCGGAAAGGCCTGTAGTTGTAGGCGTCGAAGCAGGCGACGACGAGATTCGGTTCGTCGTTCAAGGTGGCGTACGACCGTGCGATCCCGTAGTAGGACGACCAGACTTCCTCATCCCAGCCGCCGGCCGCGATCCGGCGCGTGTACCACTGGAGAGCCTCGGCGTGCCGGCCCATCTCGCGGTAGGTGTTGGCGAGGTAGAACATGTACCGCTCGTTGCCAGGCTCCTTGGCCAAGCCCTCGTTCAAGAGCCGGATGTCCCGCTCGCCCTTGTCCCCCTTCGAGCCGCCGTCGTTCAGGTCGTCGATGGAGCACGAGCCGAGGCTGGGTGGTGCGTCTCCCGGCACGGATAGAAACTCGTGGGTGACCCCCACGTACCGTGCGGCCACGTCCCGCCGGACGAGGCGCGTGTTCCAATAGCCGAGGTTGTTGGTCATCTGCTCCAGGCGGTACGCGGGTTCGGTGAGCGCGGCCTTGTCAATCGAGCCACGGATCACCATGTCGGCGTCGAGCAGGAGCGCGTAGTCCCACGCGCCGAATGCGCGCGCGGCGTCGAGTGCTTCGTTGCGAGCTTGTTCGAAGTTCCGGAACGTTCCTCGAACAAGCTTGCCAGGAATCTTCCGCATGATGAAGAACTGCTCGATTGCCTCGGGGGTTCCGTCCGTCGATCCCGTGTCGACGATCACCCACTTGTCGATGAACGGCAGCGCGGCGGTGAGGCATCGCCCGACGATCGCTCGCTCGTTCTTCACGATCATGTTGAGGCAGATCCTGGGCACCGTGGATTTCGTTTCTTGCTTGCGGCTTCGGGAGGTGCTCGCGCGACGTTCGAGTCGATTCATCTCTTCTCCGTTGTACTGTTTCCACACGTGTACCGCGGGCGTTTTGAGAGCTGCGGACAAAGGCTCCTGAAAGAGTTTTTCTGTTTCGTGCGGCAATCCGCCCCATTTTTTCCGAAAATACTCCGCGCTCCGCTGCTGTCCGTCTGCGACCGCAGGATCGGCCCGCATCGTTGCCCATCCTTCGTGCGTGAGTGTAGCGGGCTCGCGGTGCTTGATGATGCCGGCTCGCGTGAGTCGCTGGTCGTAATCCGAGTCCTCGTAGTACGCGGGGAAGAAGTTCTCGTCGTACAGACCTACGGTTGCCGTGCATTGGGGCGTTTGCGCGAAGAGGCACCAACCGTTTGCGCCCGGAGGTCCTTCGGCGATGACGAAGTCGTGGGTCTCGATTGCGCGAGCGAGCGCCTCGAGCGCGTCCGCGCCGAGTTCGACGTCGTCGTTGGCGATGGCCATCGGAGTCGTGCCGGCCCGGTCAAGCATCGCGTTCCAGCTTGCAGCCACACCGATGTTTGCGTCAGGTGTGAGTACCTCGACGGTGGCGCCCCGCGCGAGTGCCGCAGTAACGCCAGGCATTGTATGGACCAGAATCTCGAATTTTCCGCCGTTGTCGACGATAAGGTACGCGGTCGGTTGAAGAGTTCCCGCCTCGGCGGATGCGATGAGCCGGGCGAGAAGGTCGTACCTGTTGAGGGTAGGGACGCCGAGGATCATGGGAATATCGGATCTCGATCGGCAAGTTGAAAATGTGGTAGATGCGGCGTGAGTCCTGTGACGTGCACGTCGTCGATTTCGTGACAGCGCAAGCCAATGCACGGGCGGTGTGCTGACATAGCCACCGCGAGTGGGCTCGACAAGTTTCCGATGAAGAGCCGGCAGGCGTGAATTGCGCAGTGGAGATCGAACAAACTGGGAAAGATCTTGGTCGGCAGATCGGACGACGTCATGGTTCGCCAGTTATCCAGTTCGTCCTGTCTATCCGTCACGAACAGGGCGTGGCCCGGCAGACGTTGCAAGAAACTCCAGTCCACAGTCGGCAGTCGCCTTGTCGACAGCCCGATCAGGATTGTGTCCTTGTACCCGCTCGCTGGCAGTGTTAGCCACTTGTGCAAGCCCCAGGGCACATGGAAGGTGCTCTCGAAGATAGCGTGCCAGTTTTCCCGGTAGAGTAGCGGGGACTGCCTCCAGGAGGAGAGGTCGACGTCGATATGTTCGTCGCCGTGAATATGAAAGCTCTCCACGTAGTCCTGGCTTGACACGATCGTCGTCAGGTCCGCGTACGCGCGATCGAGTCCGAGCCCGAACGGGTAGCCGCGGTCCGAGATGTAAACGCGTCCTTGACGACCGGTGTTCAGAAACGTTTCTTTCACCACACTAAGTTGGTGGAAGAAATCACCGAGCGAGCCGCCACCCAGGTATGTGATCGGGTCGGTCACGTCACATCTTCTCTTTCGGATCGGTGAGTATTTTTACCTTGCCGGTCACGGTGTCTGCGACGAAACGATCAATCTCGTCAATGAGTTTGCTGCGCTGCCCGTTGACGCGATCGGCAGCATCGGCCGCCGAGAGACGCTCGCTGTCGGGTAGACTCCGGTCGCGCTGCTTCTCAATGAGATGCCAGATACGTACGTTGCATATCGTCAACTTGTCGATCAGGCTACCGAGCGTTTCGGCCATTGCTCGCCTTTCGTGATGATTTCTTGCCAGTTCGTTGGACCGGTGGTCGCGAAGGAGTCCGCTACGGACGTAGCGACGCTGCTCGGATCGACCCACCAGTCTTCGAAGGCGCCGAACCCGTCGAGCACGACGTCGGGACACAGCAGCCGGTAGCCGTGACCGAGCAGAAGCTGTCGCATCGCCGCGCGTGGCCCGTCGCCGAACCGGTAGCCGTCATGCTCGACGGTCATGCAGGAGAATCGCACACTCTGCCACGGCAGTCGTGTGAGCGCGGATTCGCCGTCGTTGTCGAGGTCGAATGAAAGGTAGTCAATGCGCGGACCGAGCTCGTTCGCGATGAGTGTGGTGACCCAGTCGATCGACATGGCGTCGGCTTGTAAGAAGGGGGTCCTCCGGAAGAGTCCCACGTCCTTGCAATCGCACCGGTCGACCAAAAGGCCACGCCAACCGTACTCCTCGAGCATGCAGCTGTTGTTGTAGATGATCGGATCACCGGAACCAATGTCGAGAAATGCCCCCGTCTCTGGCCTACCCGTCACGGCGAATGCGAAGCGGTCCTGGCCGGCTTGACCGCGAGGGTTCAGTTCAACTGGTTCGCCATTCGATCGGCGCAGAAGCATGCCGGTAACGGTAAGCTACGTTGTCACTCAACGTCAATCGGTTCAGGGGAAGAACGAGATCGTCGGCAGCGGGAAGAGGAGTTTGACCCCCTCATCAAGAGCCGGCCCCATTCGGCGAATCATGCTCTCCCGAAAATGCCACGGCAGCACCAGGAAGACGTCAGGCTTCATGGCGAGAGCCGCCTCTTCGGACACGATCGGGATCTCCGTCCCGGGGGTGACGCCTCCGATCTTGTCCTGGTTCACCTCGGCAATGAATGGCAGCAAATCCCGTCCGATCCCGCAGTACTGCAGGACGACGTTGCCTTTGGTTGACGCACCCATCCCGAGCACACGCGCGCCCCGCGAGGACAGGTCTTCGAGGAGACCGCGAAGGTCGCGCTTGTGCGCGGCGACACGATCCGCGAACCGAGTGAACGGTGAGAGTCCGGCGAGCCGTTCGGCTTCGAGCATTTGAAGGACGACGGGTGCGTGCGTCGTTTCGCCAGGTTGGGCTAAGGAGAACGTGAGCGCAAAGCTTCCCCCGTTGGTGTCGTTGAGTGACGCATCGACGATCGAGAAGCCCACACGGTCGGCCATCCAGACGATCGTCGCGAGTGAGTAGTACTCGGCGTGCTCGTGGCAGATGGTGTCGTAGGCGGTTGCCGCGAGCATCGACGGCAGGTAGCTCATTTCCGCGTGCCAGACGCCACCCTCGGCGAGAACAGCGTGGACGTGCTTCATGAAGTCCAGTGGACTTTCGAGATCGTAAAACATCGCGATCGATGTGATGATCTTGGCCTTCTTGCCGCCGCTCGCGACGAGGAATGCGCCGGCCGTGAAGAACTCGGGAACGACCGTGATGTGAGGCCTGTAGTACTTTGCGAACTTTGCGGCGGTGGGGTCGATCCCGATGAGCGTGGCAGCTTCCGGATAAAACGAAAGCGTCGTGCCGTCGTTGCTTCCGATGTCGAGAACGACGTCGCCTGGGCCGACGGGCACGCGCGCCGCTAGGCTTTCCACCGTCTCGCGCAGGTGATCGACCATCGAACGGTTTAGAGACGACCGGTAGCCGTAATCGCCACCGTACAGTTCGTCGGGATCGTAGCTGTGGCGGAGCTGGACGAGACCGCAGTCGCCTGCGCACCGAACGACCTCGAGCGGCCCGCGTGTAATTTTCGCACCGGCCGCTCTCGGAAAGACTCCCGTCAGCGCCTGGGTGCCGAGGCCCACCACGGGTTCGAGGTTCGTCGATCCACAAACCCGGCACCGGTGGATGGCATGAAACATAGAGGACGACGGTAGGCTACGTCGTCACTCACCGTCAACTCGTGATTGTTACCAAGGTCACGCCGCTTCCGTTCGTTCCAGCCGCTCCGGTGCCCGATCCAGAACCGCCACTCTAGTTGCAGACGCCGGCGACGAGCGCGCAGAGGGCGAGAGCAGCTGCGAACGAAATGTGTCTCATCACGCCACCAAAACCCATCGATTGACAGCGGTTCCGCTCACGGTCGGTGCCCATTCCCATGTTCCTTCTCCGCCGATTTGATTGATGGTGGTGGTGGCCGCAGTACCGCTACTTCCAGTAGCCGCCGTCCAGGATTCGATGTTGTTGCCGTTGCCGCTGATGATGGGCGGACCGGCTGGCGTCGCATTCGATTTCCACCACTTGACGGTGTGCCGTTGCCCGGCGACTGGCGCGGCTGGCATGTTGACGGTGACGACGGTGCTCCCGAGCGCGTTGTCGACGAGAATCAGCTGATCGGTTGCCAGAGCGGTGTAGGGGCTTGCGGACTCGAGCACGTACGCCTGTGTGACCGTGGCGGCTGGACCCGTCGCTCCGGTTGCGCCGGTGGGTCCCGTTGCGCCTGTCGGTCCTGTAACAGTTGACGCGGCTCCAGTCGGACCCGTGGGGCCGGTGACAGTGGACGCTGCACCGGTGGGTCCTGTGTTGCCTGTGTTGCCCGTGGGTCCCGTGACCGTGGATGCCGCCCCCGTCGGACCCGAGGGTCCTGTGGGCCCGGTGACAGTCGAGGACGGCCCTGTTGTTCCAGTCGGCCCGGTCGGTCCGGTGACGACGGATGCGGCTCCGGTGGGGCCTGTGGTGCCTGCGCCGGTCGGGCCCGTCGATCCTGTGATCGTCGATGCGGCGCCAGTGGAACCTGTCGGTCCCGTCCCTACCGCGCCTGTAGGTCCCGTGGCGCCGGTCGATCCTGTGTTGGATGCAGCGCCCGCGGGGCCTGTCGTACCCGTCGGCCCGCTCGCGCCCGTCGGTCCCGTGACCGTGGATGCAGCGCCCGTAGGTCCGGTTGCGCCAGTTCCTCCAGTTGATCCGGTCGGTCCGATCGCGCCCGTGGCGCCGGTGAGCGATGCGCTGCCCGCGGGTCCCGTTGCACCGCTTGGACCCGTTTGACCTCTCGGTCCGGTCGCTCCCGTACCGCTGCCACCGCCACCGATGCCCGGCGCCGTGGGGTACGCCTCTCCTCTGTAACGTCCGCGACCGATGACGAAGGACATTCCCGCATCACTTCAGTTGGTAACTTCCGTGAACTGGACACGTGCAACAACATTTGCCTCGGCGGTGACACCCGATCCCGTTCCGAAGGTGATGACGAGCGTGTTGGTGGACGCGGTAATCGTCAGCGTGGCGGTGGCGAAACCAGCGTCGCCGAACGACTCGCCCGTATTTGTCCCTGCAATGGTCGCGGTTCCGCTGTCGCATCGAGCGGAGGCTTTGAGTGTCATGGATCGCGTTGTGGGGGTGCCGCCGATGACGGCGCGAACGACCAGCTCGACGCTGACGATGTACGCCTTGCCGTTGTCGAGCTCAAACGTGTCGGTCGGTGGCGCGACGGCGCCTCCATAGCCAAGCGCGACCGTCTCGTTCGCGACCAGTCCTTGTGTCTGCCCCCTCATGACCAGGACGCTTGTTTGGGCGACACTGACTGCGGTCGGTGTGGATGGGTTGAATGCGCCGGACGCTTGCGCGTGTTGGCCATCGCGACCGGCCCACGAGCAATAGCCTTCGGCGTGCGCTCCGAGACCGAGCGCCGTGGTGAGTATTCCCTCGGCATGGGATCCCTCACCAGAGGCCGTTCCCGTTCCCTCCGTATGAGCGAAAGTGCCAGAGGCCGTGCTGGCCCCTTCCGCGTGAGAAGCGACACCGCTCGACGTAGACCCTACACCTTCCGCGTACGCGTAGAGCTGCGATGCTGTGTTTCCCATACCGCCGGGGACGGTGGCGTACTGTGCGCTGGCCACATTTTGATCGCCGCCGCTGACGGTGGCGTAATCGGCCGAGACGCCTGTTGTGCCCCCCGATGTGTCGCTTCCGAGATTGGTACCGCCGTTGAGCGGACCTGAAGTAATGGGGGATTGGTTGGCAGAACGTGCGGAGACGATCGACGTCGAGGCCACCGTTGGAGTTGGATTGAAAACAACCGCAACCAGTGGACCTCCGCCCCCTCCTCCAGGGCCCGTGGGTCCGGTCACCGAAGCGCCTGTGGGCCCCGTCCCACCGGTATGACCGGTCGCGCCCGTAGGTCCGGTCACCGTGGAGGCTGCGCCGGTAGGACCGGTTGCGCCCGTAGGTCCGGTCACCGCGGAGGCGGGTCCGGTTGCTCCTGTCCCCGATGGACCCGTCGCGCCGGTCGGTCCTGTCACCGTCGATGCAGCGCCTGTCGGACCTGTTCCGCCCGCACCGGAGCCAGAACCGGCAGGCCCGGTCGGTCCGGTCGGTCCAGGGCCGCCACTGCCGGTCGGACCGGTCGGACACGTTTCGCGCGGATTGGGCATCGAAGCGATCCTAGGAGTTGACGAGCAGCGTCCACTGCACTCGACTGAGCTGGTATTGCCACCAGACGCACTGCCCTTGACCGGTCAGGGCGATCGTGCCGTTGACCGCGCTGAAGTTCCCGGGGTCGCCAGGGTTCTCGAGCGCGCTGCCGCCCGTGGCCGTGACGAGCGTGGGGGACGAGACGGACGCGCCGAGGTTGTGGACGATCACCGCGTCCCCGTCGACCGGAGCCGCGGGCAGGATGATCTTGGCTGCGCTGCCCGTGGATGTGGCGAGGACGTTGTTGACGGGCCCCTGCGGAAGATTGGTGGTCGATCCCGGATTGGCCAGGATGGAGGGTGGCAAAAATAGATACGGCGGCGAGAAGCCGGTGACGACCCCTTGACCGAGCTGCACGACCGTAATCAGAGCTCGGCAGGTGGCCGCGTACGTCGCTGGGTTGGTGGTGTTCGCGGTGACGCGGATGTTGCCGTTCGGACCGTTTTGCTTGCCGAGAAAGAAGAGGAAGCTAGACCCGTAGATCGATTGCGTATCGACTTGACTCGCTTTCGTCGTGCCCCAGAGCGTGTCGAACTCTTGCGCGTACGCCTGCGCGACGTTGGCGAACGTGGTGGCGGAGAAGGCGTTGACGCCAGGGCTCAAGGCCGCCAGCGCCCCGGCCATCGCAGCTCCGTACACAACCGCGTTTTTGGGCACGTAGCTCATTGGAACTAAGAAGCTGTCTTCGCCTTCTCTTTGGACCCGTTGACGTGGGTGGTCGGGAGCTCGTCGACTGCGGCGAGGACGGCGTCGGAAAAGGAGATGCACGCGCGCATGTCGGCGGCGGCGAAGGCGCGCGATGGGGCCTCCACCACTTGCTTGAGCGCGGCGTAGTCCTCGTCGTCGAGGCTGATCCAGTCGCCCGCCTCGGCCGCCTCGAACTTGTCGATGACCCGGATCCATCGGCGCTGCTTGACGATCGAGAATCCCTTGCCGTCCGGTGTTTGCGTCGGGCGTGTGTCCTCGAGCCACAAGAGCGTGGCGACTCGAATGAACACCCACTCGACAGCAGGGGGAGACGGAAGGTTGGGATCGGTTGATGCTTTGAGTGGTCTACCCTTGACGGGGTACGGGACCTGGAAGTGTTTCATGAGTAAAACTCCGGAAAGTGTTTAGGACATGTAGGAAACGGCAACGGTCGTCGAGGTGACACTCACGACAGCCAACGTGGAATTGGCGAGCGAAGTGGAGGTGATGGGGAAGGTGGCGGTGTCGCCGTTGGCATTGCGGAAAAAGAGCTGATTGCCAGCGCCGATGCCGAGGCCGGACATGTCGACAAAGTAAATGCCGTTGGAGGCCGGGAAAGTAAACGTGAGGCTGGATGCCGTGATGCTGCCCGTCAAAATGATTTTGATGGCTGTGGCAGCTTCCGCTGCGGTGAGCGTGGCGTTGGCTGTGGTGAGAGTGAACGAGACGCTTCCAAACTCGAGCCCTGTGCCGCCAAGCACCAGCACTTCTCCACTGGCTACGGAGAAAACAAGCTCTCCCCCTGCACTCCCGCCGGCTGTAATGGCAACGTCACCGCCTGTGTTGGGTGCGATAATTTCAACATTGCCGGTGCTGTCCACTTCGAAACATGGAGTGCTCTGGAAGTTGCCTGCAATGAGCTGATTGATCCCGCTGCCACTGTTGGACATGCCGAAGCAGACAGTTCCGTCCACGGCAAAACTGACCGCACCTGTGCTGGGCGAACCGGCCTGCGCGTTGAGGACCGTTCCTCCGGCCGGAGTCACGAGCAATGTAAAATTGCTTGAGCCGGGAGAGACGGCGTTGGCGTAGAGTGCAGCGGCGCCTGAAAGCGGCTGCATCTGCCATTCGGACACACCGTTGTTGGCGAAGATGATGCTACCCGGACCGTTGACGATGGTGGTGCTGGACTCCCACGCAAACGCGTAGTTGGTCGAAGAAATGGATACCGAACCGCCGTAAATGCCGTTCAGGCTTGTGCTCGGGACGTTGCTGAATTGCCACATCACCCCAGCTTGGGCGGAAAGTCCAATGAGTCCCGACGAAGATGGGACATTGAGTATCGTGATGGCGTTGGTGCTGAGAAGAGTAAACCCGGTGGAGGTGGTGGATCCGGCGCTGTAGATGGCCGGAGAAGATCCTCCGGCAATGACACCGAATTGCCAGTTGACCGTGCCACCGTTGGACAAGTCGACGTAACCCGTCGTGGTGGGTGCATTGACTTGCGTGACGGACACGTTGTCCGTCGCGATCATGAAATTGTTGGCGGTGGGCGTGGCCGCACTGCCGTAGATGGCGCTTCCGGTCGAGAGCCCTACGAGAGCGCCGAACTTGAGAAACGGTACGCCGTTGACGCTCGAGAACACGTACCCACTGGTTGGACCGTTGATGATGGTCTCGCTCGAGTTCTCGGACAGCGTGTAGTTGCTCGAGTTGGGGGTGGCGATGTTGCTGTAGAGCGCGGAGGTGGTACCCCCAATCAGTCCCATCTCCCAGATGTTGGTGCCTGCTTGAGAAAATTGAACGAGCCCCGTGCTGGGCGCGTTGAGCGCAACATTGTCCGTGCTGTCGTTGACGGCAAGGATGTAATTGGAGATTCCAGGCGAACCGCCCGCGTTGCTCCAGAGCAACGTGGTGCTGCCCACGAATCCCATTTGCCACGCCAGGTCTCCGCCAATTTGAAACTCGAGCACGCCATTTGCTGGGGCGTTGACGGTGGTCTCGGTGAGTCCGTCGGTCGACAGCGCAAAGTTGGTGCTGCTCGGTGTGCCGAGAGCAAGAGTCGACGCACCACCGACAGCGGCGATTTCCCAGATCGAGATGTTGGCAATCGAGAGAGACAGCGGCAGCGACGGCGAGTTGAGCGTGGTTTGTGTCGATGCGAGCGTCAGTCCGTAGTTGGACGTCGAGGGCGAAACACCTCCATTCCAGAGAGCCGGCACGGAGCCAGAGACGAACCCCATCTGGATGGCGGGAACGCCGGCTGGGGAGACGATAAAATACCCGGAGTGCCCTGCTGCCCCAGAACCGCCGGTGCCTGCAGCGCCCGGCTCGGCGATGACGTTGCCGCCGTTGGTGTTGGCGACTGCGGTCGAACTGCCTCCGCCGGCCCCACCTTGGATAACGTAGTTGCCGCCCTGCCCGCCCTGGCCTGGGTTGTTGGTCTGCCCATTTTGGGCGGACAAGGTCGTGGTGTAACCCGTCTGGTTGCCGGTTCCGGCGGGCGCCGTTTGACTGATGCCTGGAGTGGCCAGCGTGGCGACGAAGACGAGCGCCGCCATGAGCGGGTTGATGCTGCCGCCCCCTCCGCCGTAGGGCGGGGGCGTGTTGCCCTGGCTCGTGAAGTAGCTTTCACCGGCCGCGATCTGGGCGACGATTTGCTGGATCTGGTTGGTGTACGTCGCGGGGGCGAGCGTGGTGGAGTCGACGAGGATGTTGCTCAGGCTCAACCATGCAGCGGTGCTGGCGTTCTGGATGGCGTCGTGCTGGAGCTGGTCGATCTGCGTCGCCGAGTTCCACACGGCGTCGAACGAGGACGCCCACGCTCCCGCGAGCGACGCGATGCTCGTATTCGCTGAAAGCATGCGCGACCCAACGCCCATGCCGGCAAGCGCGCCCGCGTACGCGGCGGTGTAAACCTGATTGTTGATGGGGAGAGTCATGATTGTTCCTTGTCAGGTCCGCTGAACCGCGTTGTTTTGAATTACGCGAGCCACTCGAGCAGAATGAATCCGCTGCCGCCGTTGCCGCCTGCGCCGCCGGCTGCTGGAGCCGTGTTTGCGCACCCGCCGCCCCCGCCTCCGCCGCCTCCAGCGCCGGAATTGGCAGGGGCAGCTCCACCGGGGGAGCCCGCCGTGGCTGCGGTGGAACCGGAGGCCCCGTTGCCGCCTTGCCCGCCCGCACCGGCGCTTTGGTTCGTAAAGACGATTCCGGGACCACCACCACCGCCGCCACCACCGTTGCCAGCGGCAAACGTTGAAGGGAGTCCCGCACTACCCAGTGGTCCTCCAGGAAAGAGACCTACCGTGTTGTCGTTTCCTGGGCTGGATGGGGCGGTGACATTGACCAGTGAAGGTGTAACTCCTGCGTACGTCACGGACGTGTAGTTGCCTCCACCGCATCCGCCCTGACCTGGCACACTGGAGAGGACCGATTGAGGGGCGAGAACGTTTGGAATGTTGTTCCCGCCGGCGGCGGTTGTTGGAGCGCCGCCGCCCGCCACTTGCCCAAATACAGTGGAACTCCCGCCACCGCTACCTCCGGGAGCTTGGGCATATGTGACAGAGGATGTTGAATCACCAATTGTGGTTATTCCGCCCGGTGATCCAGGCAGGTTACCTCCAGCCGCAGCCCCTGCACCGCCGGCACCTGGGAGGAGATCGAGAGTATCTCCACTGGATAGACCTGTAAGGATGACAGTGACGGGCGTGGATCCGCCTCCGCCGCCACCGCCGTTACTAAACAGCCCAGAGAGCCCGCTTGCCGTGGTGTACCCGGTGGCCCCGCCGCCTCCACCACCTCCACCGCCCGCGAGCGTGGCGCGCATGGTGGTGACGCCGAAAGGCACGGTGAAGGTGCGGAAGGAGGTGACGTAGAGCGAATGTTCTGCGAGCCCCGAGCTTGCTCCGGTAGATCCGGTGGCTCCGGTCAGACCCGTTGATCCCGCGGCGCCGGTGGGGCCGGTCACGACGGAAGCCGCGCCGGTGGGTCCCGTCGACCCCGCCCCTCCCGTGTGCCCGGTTGCGCCGGTCGGACCCGTGGGTCCTGTCGCACCCGCACCGGTTGGTCCGGTGACTGTTGATGCGGCTCCAGTTGGGCCGGTGGGTCCCGTTGCATCCGCACCGGTTGGTCCGGTGACCGCCGATGCCGCACCGGTCGGCCCCGTGCTTCCGGTCGACGCCGATCCCGTGGGGCCTGTCGGACCTGTTCCTACTGCCCCAGTCGATCCTGTGCTCCCGGTGTGACCCGTTGCTCCAGTAGGCCCCGTGACACCTGCCCCGGTCTCTCCCGTCGGGCCAGTGACTGTGGACGCGGCTCCGGTGGGTCCCGAAGCCCCCGTGGGGCCTGTTACCGTTGAGGCTGCCCCTGTTGGCCCAGTCGCTCCGGCGCCCGTTGCGCCCGTCGGTCCGGTGGCGCCGGTGTTTGCTGCGGTGCCTTGAGGTCCTGTGCTGCCCGTTGGTCCCGCACTCCCCGTTGATCCTGTAGCGCCGGTGTTTGCTGCGGTGCCTTGGGGTCCCGTGTTGCCTGTCGGTCCAGAGGTCCCCGTGGGTCCCGTGACGACGGATGGAGCGCCCGTCGGTCCCGTACTGCCCGTGGACGCTGAACCGGTTGCACCCGTGGGTCCGGTGACGGTGGACGCTGCCCCCGTCGGTCCGCTCGCGCCCACTCCTGTGGCGCCGGTTGCTCCGCTCGGACCTGTCGGTCCAGGGGCACCTGTCGGTCCGACCGGACCCCCGCTCGGACCGGTCGGTCCCGTGAGACTTCCGCTGCCACCTCCGGCTCCGGGTGCAGTGGGATACGCCTCACGTGCGTACCGTCCTCGACCGATGATGAGACTCATGGGATCTCCGTGACGTAAAAACTTTCAAATCAGGAGCAAAACGATTGCTTTCGTGGACGTTTTCCTAGTCCAGGAGGACGACGTGTCGGAGAAAAATAGGGCAGTCGCGGGGCCGTGATGCGTTGCTCCATCCGCTAAACTGCGGGCTCCAATGGATCGCTTGGTGAGATTCAAGAGCGACGACGTTGATGGCGTTCTTGTGTTCCCGGTACACCGACTCGTCGATGAGTTGCCGGGGTGCACCGTTTTCACTGTGGCCGCCCTTGTTCTTCAAATTTTTCAGCTTGCGTCGCATCGGATTTTCCTTTTCTGGCTCAGGTCAGCTGGATCTCGGCGTGACGGACCGCAGCGAGATGGCTTGGTCGCGAGGTCGCGACGCATTGGACCACCCGCTGTACTGCGGGTCGTAGTGAGGGGATGTCCCGTTGTTGGCGTGGACGTTGGCGTTGTTTCGGTGTTCTCGATACGCCGCCTCATCGATGAGCGAACGCGGATGGCCAGCGCCGTTGCCGTTTTGCACACCGCCGGATCTGCACTTCAAGGTCGTCATGTTTCTGCGCATGGACTTCTCCTTCGTTCGTGTTTTTTCTTCAGCTCGGGTCGCCGAGCAGCTTTAGTAGGACGGCATCTGTGAACAGGGACAGAACGCTCGTCGCCGTCCCGCAAAGGATGGCATCCACGATCCGTCCTCGATCCATTGACGCGATCCCGGTTATGCCCGCTGCGAGCCCAACCCACATCCCGACGCACTGAGAGCATCGAAAAAGCGGCGGGTACAGCCGCTGCAACGGGCGAAAGATCGTCCCGCGCACGAGGATGAGGGTCAGGCCAACGAGCGCGACGTAAATCATCGCTTTGCGGTCAAGAGCTCAGCGAGACGCGCGGCGACTTCCGGACGGAGCTTGATCGTGCCCGTCGATCCGCTTTCGACGTCGTTGTCCATCAGCTCGACGGAACCGTCGTCGAAGATCCGGACGGTCGGGCAGCAGCGACCGTAGCCGCAGGACAGAACTTCTTCGTGGACCTTATTCGATTGCATGGTGCAGGCCTCCGACAATGAAATAGCCCCGCGCGGGGGCGTGAAAGAGGAAACGGCACACGCTGCGTACGAGGCCGATGAGCATCGCCGATTCCATCTTCTTGTCCGCCTCCACGGTATCACGCGGCTCAACCGAGTCACAATTACCGAATCGGGGAATACTCGGGACATACTTGGGTATGCCTGTTGACGATCGAACAAGTCCCGCGCTACCGTCCTCGTCATGCTCGGAACCGCTCTCGAATTTGCTCCCGGTACGACGGACGACTGCAAACGCCTCGTGGCGCGACTCTTCCAAGATCCCGGCGTGGTGCTCGGCGCGTACCGGATGGCACGTCAGCGGTTCCGTACGGGCGACATCGTTCTCGTCACCGCGGAAGCCGATCCCTCCGGGTTCGAGGCAACGCCTCGCACGCACTACGTCTCGCGCTTGCGGCAAGGGCTCGGGCGCGGCGGCGCCAAGATGCTCGAGGTCCTCGGTGTCGCGCACCAATCCGCGCACAAGGTCGCGAGCCTACCGTGGGAGTCGGACGCTTTCTGGCTCATCATCAACCGCCAGGACGCGCTGCCGGTGATGGTTGTTCTTTTTGCGGCGCCGTACGCGACCGACAGTGACGCGCGCGAGCCGCTGATCCTGGGCTAGCTACTTCGCGATGGCGCCGACGACGCCGCCCGCGACCGCGGTGGCTGCGAGCACTTTCCAGTTGCGTTGCAGGCGCGAGGCAACGGCGCCGATGCCGCCGATGTTGGTCCCCTCGCCGAAGAAGGTGACGGCGGCGACGCCCGCGATGGCGCTCATCGCAGCGCCGCCGAGGAAGGCGCCCAACGTGCCCCCGGGCTTGGTGAAGACATGCTCCGTGCTCGATTTGACGAAAGAGCCTGCGCCCACGCCGAATCCAGGGGCGGGTCGACCGCCGAACCGAAGATGTTCCATGCGTTCGAGCGTACGACGCTTCAGGCGGTCCGTCTACGCAGCTCTTTGACGGGCGACCACCACGAGAACGCCGCCGAGAAGGACAACGCCTCCGGCGACGATCGCGGGCACGAGCCAGGGAGAATCCGCGTTGGGCGGCGTTGCGGGCGGTGCTGCGGGAGCGGACGAAGACGCTGCAGCCGGTGTTGGTGGATCTGTGGATGGGGGCGGCGGTAAGGGTGCTGCCGATCCTTTTGGCCTGTTGTCCAACTGGTATGATGGCTTCCAGCCCGACGCCATGAGTCGGTTGGCGATGTCCTGCTTGCTCCCTCGAGTGACTTGGTGCTCACTCGGTTGCAGCACTGCGACGATCGCCTTGAGGGGCACGTCAGGATCCACCGGTTGCAAGATCTCGGGCACGGAAGAACCTCGGCTGTCCGTGATCATCTTGAGCCCCACAGCGCGCGCGGCCTGGTACGCCTGGTTGAGCGCCGTCCAATCCTGCTGGATGCTCGAGTCGGAGGACTTGGCGACTTCGACGCCCATCGCCGACATCTCGACATCCTTGTTCTTGATCAGCCTGTCGAGGTCGTCGATCTTGGTTCCGAAGAAGCTGCCTCCCAGCGCGAATCCTTGAACCGGTCGTCCGCCGCGCATTATTTTCATCGGGAACCTCGTTTCCGGAACCATTCGATCACCCGGTTCTGCGAGGTAACGCGGCGGCAGCTATTTTGGCGTATGGCGCGAGTACCCCCAGCACGACGACCCCTCCGACGACGACTCCGCCCACGATGAGTGCCGTCTTGTGCTCCGCGAACCACTGGCTGGGACCGCCTTCATCGCGTTTCGCAGCGTCAGGTTTCTCCATCGGACCGCTTACTTGGCACGTTGCTTTGATTTTGGTCTGCCATGCAAACGCGGACTTCTCGGCCCGTTCGACGTCGTCCATCGCACCACCAGCGCCAAAGATCGAGGCATCCGGCTCGGTGCACGTTCCGCTGTCGTTGCTGCAATACAGCTTGCGCCAGGCCGTGAAAGCGTCGGTCCAAGCAGTTTTGTCGCCGGGGGACAGTTTGGCGCACGCCTGCACATCGCGGTTGAGGCTCTGGTATTTCGCGTCAACGCGGTTCTTCGCCTCTTTGACATCCCCGGCATAGATAAAGCGGGTGTAGTACCAGTCGCTAGGTGAACCAAAACCGAGCGCGAACCCTGCAACCTGTCGTCCGCCGCGCATCATCATCGCTTCCTCCGGAACGTTCGCCGCGCGATCTCCTCGAGCACCCAGCCGGTTAGCGCGCCCGCGACGCTCATGACGACGGCGTCCTTCCACGGCCAGTGGTGCTCGGTCTCGGATGTTTTGTCGCCGAGCCCGTGTTCGCGTTTGCGCAGCAGTTTTGCCATCTCAAGCGCGGTGCGCTGCGTGGGTACGATCCCCCCACCCGGTTCGGTGCACCCGCCGCCCTCCACGAGTGTGTCTCCGCGACCCTCGGCAATTAGTCGTTCCATTGCAGCGAGCTTCGTGGAGGTGTTGCGCCAGTCGGGTGACCAGAGCGCGCCGATCCCGACTCCGGCGTTACTCCCCGCCTCGTAGTGGACGGGCACCATGTTGACGCGGTCGCCCACGATCATTTGAGCAATCGGTACGTGTTCGGGTCGCTGGACCTCGATGAGGATGACGTCGCCGATCTTCGAGGACGTGATGCTGATTGCGCGGAGCCAGGGCGGCCGGTCCAGTCGAACCTTGATCGAGTGAAGGGCGGCTTCGGCCTCCGAGGGTGCGCCGACACCGAAGCCCGCGACCGATCGGCCGTTGCGAACGACGTGCTCCACGCCGTTCAAGGTATCACGGAGATTCGTTGGCTGACGACTGGAGATCTGTGCTGGAGGGCCGCACCAGACGACTGTAGCCGCCTGCGCGTAAAGCCTCCTCGATACGGGCGAGGGTCATCGGCATGATCGGTTTGCCCGCGAGGTACTTTTGGAGCGTTCTCGGATCGCAACTCGCGCGTACGCACATCGCGCGCAAGATCGATGCGGCCAGGACCGGCTTCGTGCGGCTCATGGAGCAATGCTTTCATGATGCGATCAAGATGTCGAGCATCCTGCAAAGAATCGCGCAACGACACGCACCGATCGATTGACCGGTCTCTGCGTAAGACCTCAGTATCCCCCGAGTAGGACTGGAGTATGCCTCGAGCGACCCTCTACCCGGCTGTTGCTTCCATCAAGATGAGCGCCGAACAGATGCGACTCATCAACCAGCGCGCCAAGCACTGCGGGGTTCGCCCGAGCGTTTGGATGAGGACTGTGCTCATGCGGGTGGCGCAATCCGCGGCCGACAATCGAAGCGATGGTTATATCCGGATTCGCGAGCCCGACGGGGTGACCACATGAACCAGAATCAGCAGCACATGCTGGGGCTCGACCCCGAGCCGCGCACCCTGGTGGACAACCGCGTGTGGTTCGGGCAGAAGCTCGCGCTCTGGAAGAGCAAGGTCGGCTGGGAGATCGCCACCAAGCAAGCGGCCGAGATCGTCGCACGCTGCGCACACATGACGGGTTGTCCGGCTGAAAAAGTCGAGACCGAACTGTGCCTGAGGGACTGCCCGGACCGTGAGATCCGGATGTCCGCGCTCGTCGTCCTGAACGCCGCGAGGCAGTTCGCTCCCCCCGTCGCCTCCAAGATCTCCGGGCAGCTCTACACGATGCCGTCGCGGGAATACTTCTCAGCCGTCGTCGCGGAGCTCGCGGCGTGCCAGGCGGAGCTCGAGACCTTGCGCGGCACCGCCATGACGATGCCACCTCCCAGCGACCCATCCCAACTTGAGGAGAAAAAATGAACTTTCAGCCCAGGCTCGACGAGGTTGTCGGTCGCGTCGTTGTCCGGCTCACGGACTCGACCATCGTGCGACCGGACGAGACGAAGAACACGACGAAGCTCCTGCTCATCGACGCCGTCGGTCCCGACATCAAGGACCTGAAGGTGGGGGACATCGTGCTGCCAACAACCATCAATGGCATCTCGCTGGAAGGGGGCGCCTCGTTTCGGCCGATGGCCGAGAACAAGAACATCAAGCTCATCGTGCGGGACTGGAAAAGCCTCGACGAGTTCCGGGTGCAGAACGAGAGCGGCTCGGAATATGTGCCGTTCGGCGACCCGCGCGCAGCAAAGTCGCTTGGTGTGCACGCACCGAAGACGGTGCAGGAGAACGGGGCCCGTGAAGGTCTACGATCCTAAATTTGGCACTCAGCAGGAGGGGTGCGGCTGCCACGAGCCGGCGCAGGCGCGGACGCTCGCAGAGCGCGCGGTGCTTCGCGTGCGCAGCCGCACGCCCGGCCGCCTTCGCGTAAAGGACGACGCGCACGAAGTGGCGCTCGCGGACGCCGGTGCGGACCCCGTCGTGCTCGGCGCCGGCAACGGTTCGAAGTGCCGTCCGTTCCTGACCGTGCAGAAGGACCAAGAGCGGTTCGCCGCGTGCAACGCGCTCGCCGATTCAATCGGTCCGCTCGACACGCCGAAGCGGGCGTTTCAACTCATCGGTGAAGCCATCGGCGACGAGGTCAACGAGGTCTTCGGAGTCGTTACGCTCGACATCCACCTTCGGATGAAGAGCGTCGCCGAGACAGGTCGCGGAGAGCCGGCGGCCGTGATGGCGCCGCTCGTGCCGACGCTTCAAGCCGCGCTCATCGACGGCGCGCATGCCGTCATCTTGTTCCATGTCCATCCCTCGGGTGTAAAAGCCGAACCGAGCGATGCGGACAAGGAGACGACAGAGGCATTTGCGGACGCGTTCGAGGTTGTCGGCGTCGGTCTGCTCGACCACATCATATGCGGCCACAAATCGTACTTTTCATTCCTGGAGGCGGGTCTCCTGCCTCCGCTGCCGGATCTCTAAAAGGAAGCCCATGAGCAACAACTTCCCGGCCAACGCCGGTCCGTACATCCTTCCGGTCGAACGCCGACTCCCTCAGCCTGACGCGGATGCGACGGCGCTGGTCAGGCTGGTCACCGATCCGCTCACCCTCGACGAGAAGGGCAAAACCGAGGAGGAGCCTACGTCGTGGCTCCTGAATCGCCCTCACCCGCTCGCGCCCGAAGCGAAGATCGTGCGGATGTACCGCGACGACGGCGGAGTCGAGGTGTACTCGAGCGACGGCAAGATGTTCGTGAGGACGTTCGTCCCGGAGCGCGTCATCCGGTTCTGCGACGAGGCCATGAGCGAGGACACCTTCGTCGAGTTCATCGAGATCGCCGAAGAGGACGAAGAAGACGAAGAGCCGGAAGAACCCGAGGAGCCTGAGCTTCCGGAGCCGGCTCCGGCTCCGGCGGGTGCCGCGAACGGGCCGAGCGCGGCGTCGTAGGGGTCGGCGCGTGTCTGAGATGCCGCCGACGGACGATCGCGAGGACGACGATCTCGACGAGACCGAGGATGAGGACGAGCCCGAGGTCATTGCGAACGATGACGCCGTCGTCACGACGGGCGAACAGAAACTCGTTCGGCTTCCTCGCCGCAAACCCGATCCACCGCCCCCGCCGCCCACGAACCGTTTCGGCGAGCGCGCCAACAGGCCCCCTGCGCCGCCCGACCGGCGCCCACGTCGGCGCTCGGATCCATCTCCGAACGGTCCTCCCGCAACGGCGCGCCGTCCCCGTCGTCCAGTGCCTCCATCAAATCCTGATCCCGAACCTGCAGAGATCCCGCCCATGAACCACACCGCGCCGGTCCCTCAACCGGTCCCCGCGTCGCACGCCGACGGAAACATCCTGCTCGCGTTCGAGGAAACGCTCAAGGTGTTCCCCGCCGCCTCGCAGACGATCGCCGTCGAGCGGCTGACAGGAGCCCCGGCGCACTGGATGCTCAGTGAGCGGCCGCGCACGGCCAACGAGCTGTACGCCGTGCTCAAACGCCTGCACGGTCGCAACGGAGAGACCACGTACAAGATCACCTTCCAGGACGGTGCAGGGCATGGCAACGGTGGGCAGATCTCGATGCCGAGTACGCTCGACGAACCGCTCCCTCCCGGAACGCCTGCCGCGAACCCAGTGTACGGGCCGCCGCCTGCGCCGTATCCAGCTGCGCCTCCTGCACACTCCGGCACGCCGTTCGAGGCCATGCTTGCGATGCAGAAGCAGATGTTCGAAATGCTTCAGCCAAAATCGGCCGCTCCGACCCCTGTGGCCGCACCGGTGGCTCCGATCGTTACGCCCGCGCCCGCACCCGACGTCAACGCTCTGCTCGCCATGCAGAAGCAGATGTTCGAGATGATGCAACAAATGCAAGGAATGGTTGCCGGGCAGCCGCCGCAACCGGCGGCGCCCCCGGCAGCAGCAGCAGCAGCAGCCCCTTCTCCTCCTCAAGTCCCGCACGACCCCGCGGCGGCCCTGCTCGCCATGCAGAAGCAGATGTTCGAGATGATGCAGGCGATGCAGGCGACGGCGGCCGGACACGCGCCTCCGGCGCCTCAGCCCGCAGCACCCGCAGCGCCAACGGATTCCACGGCTGCGATGATGGCGATGCAGAAGCAGATGTTCGACATGATGCTGACGATGATGCAGACGGTTCAGCGCGGCGCCCCTCCCGCGGGAGGACCTCCGCCCCCCGGCGGTCCGTACTACCGGCCGCGCTACGGCGCCCCCGCGCACGACCCGAACGCGCCGCAAGCGCCGTACGATCCGAGAGCACCTTACCCGCCGCAGCAGTCTCAAAGGCCGCAGTCGCCGTCCGAGCAGCTCCGCGAAGCGGCTTCTGTTTTTCGCGATTTCCGGCGGGTGGCAGACGAACTCGGGTTCGGCGGGCAAGCGGCCGAACAACCGCCACCCGAAGACGACGACAGCCCCGTTCGTGTCATCGACATGGGGCCGGCCAAGGGCGTCATCAACCGGAGCGATGGAAGCCTGCGCGGTTTCGAGACCGCGATGGCCAACTTGCCCGACATCCTCAAGTGGATCGGGGATCAGCGCGTGGAGCTCCGCAAGGCAAAGGACGAGGACAGAAAAAGGCAACAGCAGCAGTTGCCGCCTGGTTACGTGATGGCTGGACCGGACTACCAACCGCCGGAAGGGTTTGTCGCGGTCCCGGTCGACCAGATCCCGCCGCAGACGCAGGATTCGCTGCCCGAACCACCGGCCGAGATGCCGCCGCCGATTTCAGAGCCCGCGCCCGCGCCGCCGAAGAAGGCGTGGGGCATGCCGTCGCGAGGATGACCCAATGCGATACCGGATCTTCATGCAGGTCACGGTCGATGCGCGCTCGCCGGAGCAGGCGGTCGACTGGGCAAAGAAGTTCGAGAAGCTCCTCAAAAATCCGATGGCGACGATGGCCATCGAGGCCGAGGGAATCCGGATGGTCGGCGAGCCGATGGCGCTGCAACCGAAGCCGGAGTGACAGCGGGACCGTACGCGCGTAGTCTAGGAGGCGTGAGGACGTACGTCGTTCAGGTCGGCGACTCGCCAGGGAGCATCGCGGCGCAAGGTTCCCATGCTTCCTGTCCGAAATGCGCCTGCGAGCTACCTCGCGTGAATTTGCACAAAAAGGCGATCACGCGACCGAACGGGTTCGTTACCTTTCGCGAGCTACGCGTCGGCGAGACGCTCAATTTGCCCGACGAGTGGTTTCACCCCGCGCGCGAGAAGCTGCCGGCGACGTACTACAAGATCCTGCCTCATCACAATGGCGTGACGCGCGGCACGCTCGGCGACTCGCCCGAGCTCGACCCGGCCGTCACTGCGGTCGCCCAGCTCGCGGCGCTCGACGACACCTCGTTCATCAAGGCCGTGGGCGACGCGGGCAAGAAGGTGGATGCGGCGGTGAGCGGAGCCGACGCCGCCAAAGCCAAACTCGTGAGAGACGCAACGCACTGGGCTTGGGTGCGTAACCGCGACCTCGCCACCGCTGTCGCTGCAAACGACCGGGCCGCTGTTACCCGCGCACGCCTCGACATCCAGAACGCGCTCTCCACGGCGCTCGGCAACGCGCATCTGGCGATCCAGACGCACTCCGCGTCGTCCGGCCTGCAAACCGCTGCAAAAGCCGCTGTGGCTGCCCTCTCAGCCGACCCCAATTACTGCACGTCGGTCACTCACCCCGGAACGCCGGTCAATGCCGCGGTCCACCGTTTCAAGACAGCCTGGAACGCGTCGCAATCCCCGAAGGTCCCTGTCGGCACCGGCACCTACGAGGTCGCCACGGTTGTCGCTCTTGCGCAGATCGCGGGGAGCGCGCCCTCGGCGTGCGGCGCGGGGCAGCGCCCGGTGCCTACACCGAAGCCTCCTCCGGCCTCGAAGCAGATTGTGCCCTCGAGCGCAGCCAGCGACGATGACGGATTCCCCTGGGGGTGGACCGTGGTCACGGTACTCGGGGTGGCGGCCGCGGGCGGAATCGCATACGCAGCGACCCGCAAGCCCACGCGTACGTCCGCTGCGCGCCGGGAGTACGCCACATGATCTTCGACAAGCCCGTTGCCGGCGTGAAGACGGACGTGCGTTCGCATCCGGCCGGTCGCGAAGGGTCACTCCTCTCGCTCAAGGAAGTCGCCGAGCGCGCCTGGAAATCGCGGATGTCGCCGCGCCTCCGTGCGTGGACGACGCAGAAGCTTGACGCGGTCGGCGTGTCCAGCGGATCGCGCCGGCAAAAGGCTCAAGCGGTCTTGGACGCGTACCGAAAGAAGGTGCCGTACGTGGCTGACCCGGTGATGGGCGAGTTCATCGCGCACCCCGAACAGACGCTTTGTCTCGACAACGGGGGCCTCTGCATCGTCGGTGGCGACTGCGATGATGCGTCGGTCACGCTCGCGGCGGCGATGATGTCGATCGGCATTCCCGCGATGATCATCGGCAGCTCGCACAAGCATCCATACGAGGTTCCGACGCACGTCTTTCTCGCGTTCCAGGATGAGCAGAGCGACTGGGTTCGCATGGACGGTACGACGAAGCACCCGGTCGGCAAGGTCGCCCATCACCAGCGCGAGTGGTGGGTCGAGCCCGGCGAGGAAGCGAAGAATCGCGGCGAGGGGGACTTCGTCGGGATGGCGGGCGGCAGCGAGGTCGGCGTCAGCGGTGTTCGCGTGCAGGTGAGCGCGATCGATCTACTCTACCCGTACATCCGATAAGCGCTTCGCCTCTTGAATGTGTGCGACGACGAGATCGGACAACTTGCTGACGACGACGTCCACCACCGTCGAATGAGGACCGAGCTTGGCGAGTAAGTTCAGCAAGATCTGAGAGACCGCCGCCTTCGCGCTGTCGATGTCGTTGGCCTCTTCGACCGGAGGCATGAACAGCTCCTTGAACAGTTCCGCCGGCTGCCTCGCCTTCCAGGTCTCGAAGGTGTCACCCTCTTCGAAGCACGGCACATCAATTGTCTTTTTGGAACAAGGGATGCCGCACCGCCGGCACGGTTCGCCCACCACGGTCTGCTTATGTTTCATCGACGTCTCGTGCCCCTACTGCCCGCAGGCGGGCCAGCGTAGCCACCGGCAGTTTTGCTTTCGTTGCCGCAGCATCGAGTTGCTTCTTTTCGCGCAGCGTCAAGTGGAGCACGACCTTGATGGACTGCTTCTCAGAGACGGATTTGCGCGGGCGAGCCACGAGAAACAGTGTACGGTCGCCCGGGTGAGTTTGCCACTGTTTTGATGGTCTACAAAACAGTTGGCGTCCACGGAGTTTCTATGGTACACGTAATGAAACCCCAAGGACACGACCCAATGAAAACTTCGACCCTGCTGCTCGCGTTTGCTGTCTCGATTTTCCTCGGCTGCGGTGGTGCTCCATTCACCGCCACGGACGCTCTGATGACGCCAGAGGCGCCGCCGGGTACCGACGCAGGCGAGGCCGAGGACGTCGTAACGATCGTGGTCGACGTCGTGGCAGCCGATGCCGCGACGGAGGAAGCCAGCGCCCGAGAAGTAGAGGCCTCAAAAACGGAGGACAGCGGCGTGGTGCCCGACGGGGGGCCGTCATCGAGCGGCAGTTCGTCCGGCTCGTCGTCCGGCTCGTCGTCCGGCTCTTCAAGCGGCTCGTTAGAGGCATGCACGCCGGGCGTGGTGCAGTGCGCGAGCGACACGCAGGTGCAGACGTGCAACCCAAACGGGCAGTGGGAAGCCGCGACGACGTGCCCGTACGCCTGCGTGAATGGAGCCTGCGCGTGCGACCTTCAAGCCTGCAAGACAACCTGTCTCCCGGCAGCTCCATGCTGCACCAGTTCGAGTACGTGCGGTTGCCAGAACACCAGCGCTGGCGGTGTGTGCTTTTCCCCTTGAGAGGTCAAAACATGGGATTGAAGATCTTCCTCGGCTCCCCCTGCTACGACTCGATGGAACCAGAGTTCGTCGGCTCACTCATCGCGTCGATGGACATGCTGCGCGAGCGCGGGCACGAGCTCTGCGACTGGGGGTACGTCAAGGGCACGCTCCCACACTTCGCGCGTAACGCCCTGGCAGCCGAGGCGATGAGCGAAGAGGCGGACGTCATGGTGCAGATCGACACCGACCACCAGTGGAAGTCCAGCAATCTCGTCGAAGCCATCGAATGCGTCGGATCAGGCCGCGCGGACGTCATCGGCTACGCGCACGTCACGCGGTCCGACGACACACTGGGTGGCGATCCGTTCGTGTCCCCCAAACTGTTCAAGGAAAAGTCGCTGCGCGGGTTCCAGCTTGACGGCGTCGTCTACATCGAGGTCTCGGCAGTCGGCGCCGGTATCCTTGTGGCATCCAGGCGATGCCTCGAGCAATTGTCCGCGTCTGCCGCTCGCAATAAGCGGGGCCAGCCGAAGCTCTTCATGATGCCCGACGAGACCGGCGAGGACGTCTACTTCTGCCAACAGTGGCGCGCGATCGGGGGCAAGGTCTACTGCCACCGGGACGCGATCGTGGCGCACATCGGCAAGACGACGTTCGCGAGCAGTTTTCGATTCGCCATCCAGGACATGCCGGCCGAGATCGAGGAGTGAAGTTCGGCGTCATCACGCTGGGCAGCGCGGGTGAGCGCGGCGCATTTCAGGAGCTGGCCGAGACCCTTCGTTACGGTCTCCTCTCCTTGGGTCACGATTGCGTGCTGACGAGAAAGTGGCCATCCGACCGCCGACTCATCCTGCTCGGCACGCCGTCGATTCCGATGCTCGGTGGGATGCCACCGTCCGGGACCGTCCTCTACCACCTCGAGCACGTGCACCACGGTTCGGCGTTCATCACGCCCACCACGATCGCCATCTTTCGGCAGTACCCGGTGGTGGATTTCAGCAAGCAAAACATCGATCGATTCGCCGCAATGGGGATCCGTGCGCGATGGCTGCCGATCGGGTACGTCTCCGAGCTGACGCGCATCCCGCCCGCGTCTGAGGAAGATATCGACGTCCTCTTCTACGGCACCATGACCGACAGGCGACGAACGGTTCTCGACGCTCTCACCGCACGCGGGCTGCGCGTCACCGTGATCGGTGGCGTGTACGGCGCCGCGCGCGACGCGCTCATCGCCCGCGCGAAGATTGTGGTCAACATCCGCGGCCGCGAAGAAAACTCCGTCTTCGAATCCGTCCGCGTTTTTTACCTGCTCGCGAACAAGAAAGTTGTCGTATCCGAGCGCGGGGACGGGCACGAAGACTTCGCGGGCGGAGTTGCATTCGCCGAGTACGACGAACTCGCGGACAAGTGCGCGGAGCTCGCGCGTGATGACGAGGCGCGCAGAGAACTTGGTCAGCGCGGGTTCGATGTGATGTCCAACCGAAGCGAGAGCGAGTACCTGAAGGCAGCCCTGTTTCCGTGATGCAACCGGATGCAACAGAAGCATCCGGTTGCATCGCCGGTTGCATCCAGTTGCATCGATCGGTTGCTTCAAATTCAATAGAGAATACTCGAGGCATACACGAGTATGTCGTTTGCAAGTCGTGGGTAAGGCTTGCGCCCGAAATCGGATGAGCCGCGATGAGTGCATTCACCGCCTCTCTGCCACCTCGTTGAGTAAACGCATGATGTGCATGTAAGTTATTGATTCTGTTATTCTTTATCTCGACAGAGCGGATCGTCAAAAACCTCTTCTCGTAGCGTACGGCGCACACGCCGATTCGAAGTCGGATCGGGCGCCACAAAAATCGTTTGTTGACGCTCGAAGAGCGCATTGGGAACTTTGTTCTCACGTTGAAGACATGGGCGTTTATGCCAACCGTCTCGCCGAACTCTCTCGCGCGCGCGAACGCACTGGACGGCGTACTCCGGCGCGTCCGCACGGACGCAGGCCCCTGCCTCGCCGCGAAGTCCGTATCGGCACGATCATCCCGAGCTACCGCCCGCCGCCGACACCTCCGCCGCCC